AAATTAAAACGACCTCAAAAACCTTCAAATTTCAAGAATACAGACATACAGTCTTATTGTATTTCTGTATTTCTAATTTAGAGACTTCTCCTATGGTTGTGACTTTTTCAGAACAAAATTAGAAAAGACCTAAAATGGTCTATATTTCAAGAATACAAGAAACGACCTGTATCTGTATGCTGTATTGTATGTTTCTGTATCTGTATGTTCGTATTTCAAATTTGGAGACTTCTCCTATGCTGGTTACTCTTTTCAAATCAAAATTAGAAAAGACCTAAAATGGTCTATATTTCAAGAATACAGACATACGGTCTTATTGTATTTCTGTATTTCTAATTTGGAGACTTTCTCTATGCTTGTCACCTTTTCAGATTAAAAATTAAAACGACCTGAAAACCTTCAAATTTCAAGAATACAAGAAACGACCTGTATCTGTATGCTGTATTGTATGTTTCTGTATCTGTATGCTGTATTTCTAATTTGGAGACTTATCCTATGCTTTTGACTCTCTTCAATCAAAAAAAACAAAATGACCTAAAATTGTCTATATTTCAAGAATACAAGAAACGACCTGTATCTGTATGTGTATCTGTATGTTCTAATCTCTTAAGGCACGGATAACTTGTTTGGAAATCGTCTTTATTTTTCGACTATGCTTAACATTACCGAGTTCTGCATTTGCATACGCTTGAGAAGTCTCTAAGACAAATGAATTAACATATGATATATATTTTTTAAATAATCCTGCATTCTGAAGCACATACAATCGTAATGCATAATAGGTATGAGCTATATTCATTGGAGAATGCCTTTGAATATAATAATGTAAGTAGATCAGAATATCAAAACTCATTATTTTGATATGTTTATCATCAATTGTCTTTGTGAATAATGCACCCTGAAATATCGGATTAAATGTTTGACTATATTCTTTACTGAGGCCACACCGAACCGCCAAAATACATTTGACCAACAAATCGACATTCAACTCTGTTTGATAGAGAGACTTGTTTCCATTTAAGACCGATACCGCCTTGATTTCAGGTAATTTTTGAAAGATATACTTTTCTTTCAAGCGGGGTTCCTCTTTTCTCAAGTAAAAATCCGTATTCCATTCTTTACAGACTTGCATTACTTTCCCAAAAGTCAGACTGTCCAAGTGTTGGGCAATCTGTTGAAAAATAACTTCAGATGAAATCGAAAAGACCATCGTTCTTGAGTTGTAAATTGTATTTACAAATCAAATTTTGTTACTCCACATTCACTGGTTCTTCTTCGTCGTCTTCGTCACAAGGAACGACGTAAGGGGTGTAAGTCCAACACTCGTCTTTCACCTTGTAATAAACGTTATTGACTTCATCTTGCTTGGGACCCTTAATGACTACACAACCTCCATTCTTACAAGCTTTCTTGAACAAAGCGGCTAAACCAAGTCCAAGGACAACCGAGACGATAATCCGACCCGTCTCATTCTTCCACAAATCCGCAAGCATGTTTTAAATGTAAGATAGAAAAACAAATACGGTAACTCTTTTACATCGGTTGTTCTATCGGTGGGTCGTAACTTGTCGGAGGCTGTTTCCGGAAGTCTTCAATAATCGGCTGAGGACGAATTGCCTCTTTGTCAATCGGACACGACTTCTTCTCCGCCTTGAACTTGTAACAAGCACCCGCTTGGTCACGATAAGTCACCCGACCCGCATTATAAGGAGACGGGAACTTGACAACAACTTTGGTTTCCGGACGTGAAATATACACGTAGAGTATTCCGAAAGCAAACGCGATTAGAAAGTAAAAGAGATTAATCTTTTCCAGCATCTTATTCTTACTACCTTGGTGAGAATATTAATTGACATAGCGCTTCCTTGGTCAATGTTTTATAACCTTTCGGCATTCTCGCTCGAATATCATCTCGAACACTAATCACTTCAAGGATGTCTTCCTTTGACATATAATGTTTGGCCAATCTTTTCTTCGAAACACATTCTTCTATCGTTGAAAAATTAAACTCTGGGTCATTAAGAATGTCTTTGACAATCGTCTTTTTCATCGTCTTCTTCAGTTCTTGTGTCTTTTTATCTCCAAAAACCGGTGCCGGAACAACCGCTGGAACTTCAACCACCGGCTGAATTTTCCTTCCATTGACGACAACGGTTCCTTCTTCCATCGTTTTATAAATCGGTGCAAACTCCATTCTTTGAGCCAGACGTAACAGCTTCCGTTTCTCCAACGGTTGAAACTCCGATTGGTTTTTAATCAGCGTCGCCGCTATTCTCTCCGGTTCCCCTTGGTCAATTGTATCGAAGAGCGTTCTTTGACGATTGTCGTATTCTTCGAATTGGTATTCAATCACCCGTGAAGTTTGTTGTCTTCGTAATTGGTGCTCGGCTTTTTCATTCTGAAGAAACTGTAATTGTCTTTGCAGTTCCCTTAAACGAGAACTGGTCTTCTCAAACTCAGACACGTTTTTCTGGGTCGCATTCTCTGTCAAATACATCTGACTACAGAGACCTTTGTATTTTTTTCCCAGAAGATCGATTTCTTTTGAAAGGTTCTCGATCGATTTGTCGTATTCTTGATACTTGGGTAAATTTAGAGTAAAGGTCTCAGATTTGGCAACCACCTTCGGATTTCCGTGGTCATCGTGAGTAATATCAACCCCACTCTTATTCTTGTCTTTTAAAAAAGAGAGATACTTTTTATAGTATTCTGGGTAAGACATATGTTAATTTACATAACGAAACAAAAAAGACCTCAATGAATAATCATTCTAAAACTTCTCACAACCCTTGACGCTAATCTTGTGCTTATACTCGATCCGGAGAATCTCACCGTTGGGTAGCTTCCGCTCGACCACCTTGGGAGTGTCGAGAGCGGTGCGGTTGGCCTCATAGTAAAAGACGTTGTTGGGAGAACCACGAGTGGTCTCACGCAACATCAACTTGACACTCTTGACGTTCTTGAACTTGACCAGAGAACGGTCATCATGCTTCTCCAGACGCTTGTATAGCTTCTTGGCGGCTTTGCGGGCAGCTTGACCAGGGGTCTTACCCTTGTAATGACCAGTCTTAATACCAATGGATGAACCTTCGACAGTAAAAGAGCGCTTTTCACCAGCCATATTTATTTAATACAGACATTTTTTGAAAAGAACTTTAGTAGTTTCTAATCTCCGAACAGTTGCGATAATGAACACTTGGGATCATGTCTTGACGAGCTCCCTTGACGTAATCAGAAAGAGGCTTAATCATACTCGGCTTCGGTTCCGGGTTCATCGCACATTGATCAAGAGGCTTAGGAAGGCAAGGACGGTGGTTGTCCTTCATCATCAAACGGTTGCTGATTAGAAAGTCAAAGGGCATCAAGGCCTTGTCTTGAGGGTTCTGACACAACCACTCCCAACGGTTCCAGCCAGTCGAACGCAAGGTGCAAGGAGGATTGCTGATCCGAGTATCTTCAGTTCCAAGGGTATCACAGTCCCGAGTATGCTGTTTCTTACAGAAAGGCTTCTCAGAGGGAATATACGATTCACATGGGCACTTGCTGGCACGGCGGGTGATTCCGAGCAGTTCGGAATCGACATCGACGGGATGACGGTCGGCACAGACACTTCCACCTGCCTTGTCAATCCGGACGTGTGGGGAAGGGAAGAAGCAAGCATTACAGTCAATCCGAGGAGTATTGACAAGATAGTCTCCGACACTGGTGGATGCATTTATATTTTGGGCGTATGCGCCTTCATCATAGGCCAGGCGATTGAAGCTCATTGTTTATTTGATAGTGATATTTTTTAAGAACAAAATCAATCGTTCCATTTAAAAAATTTGAACCCTCATCAATTTAGCAAAAACAAACATCATGGATTTCCATCTGCTTAACGTCTTCGACCAGTCTCCCGTCTATTACAAAAATCAATTCAATGTATTAGGTAAAACTGACTGCCATCTGGTCGTCAGACGTGGAGATAGTTTAGAGTTGGTCGATGAGAACTTGACCTTCGTCCGAGACTTGTCCTTTGCCTTGGAAAAAGACGAAATACCGACAATGTGTCATTACAACGAAACTTCACAACTCCTCTTTGTCGCAACAAATTACTATGCCGTTTGTTGTATTGACAATAATACTTCAATCAAGTTGTGTATCTACAATGATATCACTCTTGCGAATAATCTTGCAGTTTCATTGGCCAGCCGTTCATCTGAAAGTGTATTGTATCTGTATATCGGATGTGAAGATGGTTGTTTGCAAGTCTTTCGGATCTTCCGTGAATACGAAGAGCTTCTTGTCGAAAAGGTGACCTCAGTCGATTTGAATGACGAAAATGAATTTATCGTTATCAAAAGTATGGTTTGCTATAAAAATCTATTGTGTGTTGCTTTGGAAAATGAGATTGTTGTCTTAAATGCTTCAACCTTGGAGTATATCACCGATATCAGTTGGTATGGAAATTGCATTGACGACGACACGATTATTCCACTTACAAGTATGACATTGTATCAGGAGTATCTCTTTGTCACTTCGGCGAACCAACAAGAGTTTATGGTCTGCAAACTGTCTGAGGATGAAGACATCTTGTATCAAATGGTCAAGGCTCAGATGAAGCCGACACAGATCGTTTGTCATGACAATGTGCTCTTTGTCTCAGACGGTAAGACGGTCGATATTCACCAATGTGATTTTAAGGCCAGTCGGAATAATTTTAAGATTTATTGCAAGTTAATGGAGAACCGTTCTCTTCAAGGGTATCAGCTTCAGACCAAACTTTACTATCTAAATCGGAGACTAATTCTTTCACAGAAGAATTTTAATCAAGAAGAATTCATTACAACACTTGACTGTAATGAATTGTATCCAGATGAAAAGCATCAAATGACGTTGAGACTACTCTTACAACGTTCAATTAAAAATGAGTTATCGACAGGAGTTTTCCGAAATTTACCGACTGACGTCTTACAGTTGATTATTCGATGCCGAAATGGTCGTCAATAACTACTTACGGCAAGTCTCTTGAACAAACTTACGCTCACGAGGTATGGCTTGATAGTTAATCATCTGACAAGAAGGAAGATGTTGAAGAGTTGTATCAATCTTTGGATGTTGAACACACTTAAGATACTCTTTCGACTCCAGCGTCTGACCCGCCGAAGGGATATACTTGTATTCAGGACAGTGGGTGACCGGACGAGTTTGACCCCGAAGGTCGTTTTCAAGATCGACCAGATTACCTCGGATGTGAGAAACAGCAGTTCCTCCTAAAATACCAAACTCCATCCGACACTTTTGACAGTGCTCGTATTTCGAAGTATCAAATAGATAATCTGAGTAGCTGGATGTTTGAAGTAAATCTTGTTTGTATGAGCAATTGTCGTAGCGAAGACGGTTAGAACTCATATTTATGATTATATAATTTTTTATTTAGTGCATACCACATTCCATCCGCTTCTTCCAGGCAACACCATCAAAAACGTAGCCATTGTTCTCGAGGAACTGGCTTTGACGGACAGTGTCCCGAGTTGGCTCACCACCCCAAGTCCAAGTCGGAACAATGTGATTCGCGTCCTGGACAGTGTCCTTCAAGCAAGGGAGCAGAGGGATAAACCGGTCAATTGAGACCTCAGACAAGACATCGCAACTCCGCTTCTGGGCGGTGTCCTCACCTTGGGTCAATTTCGACTCGGTCGTCGGAACAAAGCCACCCCGAGCCAGATTGGGAACCGCGTGATAGACACGAGAGTTCAATTGAACCTTATAACGCTCGTTAGTAATGACACCACCATTTCTTAGCTTACTGTCTTCATCAACACGGCAAGCGTTAGTGAAACCATAACCTTCACGAATGGTCATGTAGTTGTCGCTGGCAAAGTCTTGAAGTTTCTCAACTGAGGCACCACAGTTAGGGATATTGGTTGGGTAGTAGTTAAAGAGCTTGTAGTTTTGAGTCGAAGAGTTTTGGAGGTCTCTGGCAGCGAGAGCACATTTGTCGCCTCCAATTCGGTGTTCCAGTGAAAAAGAGCGCATTGTATTAGCAATTTACTAATACAAGATAAAAAAAGAGTTCGACCTTTCTATTTTTAGATATACACACTCGCGGTTTGAGGAACATTTGCATAACACTGCAGTCCATTTCCCTCTTTACAAGTCTTATTGGGGACATGATACAACCAGCTGGCAAAATTGTCTTGGTCATTTGGGATTTTAGTGTTGGGTGTTGTATAGAACTGACGTTCGGAGGCGCGATTGTGGAAGATATCCCCACTGTCCCGAATTAGATTTTCATCGAAATGAGATTTAATCTTTTTCTTAATCAATTTGTTGGAAGTGGCACAAGCTTGAGGACGGTCGGGATTTTCAACATATTCATTCATTAAGACGTTCATAAAAGGATTTTCCGGACTGGGGAGAACACATTCTTCATTTGAGATTTGGTCAAGGGTGACATTCCGATTTCTATAGCTTTCTTTCTTCGTCAATAAATCAAACAGATTGGATTCATACAAAGCAACGGTCAGAACCGCCACAAAGACCATAGTGTAGAGCATTTTCGGTTTCCCGGTGAAGAAGAAAGATAAAATGGAGAAGTAAATCGCCAATCGCATAATGGAGTTGAGTCTTTCTTCAATATTCATCTCGGGAGAAGGGAAGAAGATATAATAATTGTTTCGGGTGATAAACTCGGTTGGGTTTTTATACCAGATTTGATCCGACAAAGCCATTATTATTTATTACGGTTATTTTATTACTCCGCAGTAGTTGTCTCTGCAGAGGCCTTGTCACTGATTTTGTTCAGCTGTTGTTTCCGCTTCTCAATCTTCTTCTTCAGACGGTCTCTCGCCGATGCCCGGTCATTCCTCTTCTTCTGAACACCTCCACCCAGGTTCATCCCGCCCATCATTCCCGTCATCATATCCATAAAGCCCGGAGGCATTCCCGGCATACCACCACCACCGCCTCCTCCTTGCATCCGTCCCATCAGAGAAAAGGCCTCCTTCAGAAGGTCTTCATGTCTCAGCTCACCGGTTTGGATCTTGTCTTGGATGGTGCTACCGACCTTCTGGATAATGTTGGTCAAAGCGTTGTTTTCTCCCGAGAACATACCGGAGAGACCCTTGGAAATGCCATCGGGGTCATTGGGGTCAATGTTTAGTTGCCCGATATCGATTTGAGAAGAGATCTCCTTGGCAAGCGATCCAATCTTTGAGTTCTCCAGGAACTCCAGACTTTCCGGCATCGGAGGAAGACTGTTCTCCTTTGACTGGTTGTCTTCTTCCTGTTGGTTTAGATACTTGAGAATTTCACAGATATGCGTCTGCTCTTGAAGAGGCTCCAGCAGTTGATCCAAATTCTCAGTGTTTCCACTCTCAATCGTTCCTAAGGCCTTCATACTCGCATTGAAAAGGTCATCACTGACCGTCGAAACCGATGAGAGATGGTGCAGATACTCTAATAGATGAAGAGTAATCATATAGGTCTGAAGGGTTTTGAGGGGACCCTTGACGCTGGACAACTGAATATTCCGGAAGACATTTCTTGAAGAATACTTCGTCTCCGAGAACAAATCAGAGACAAACTGGGTAAAGTCGGTCGTCCAAGGTAGTTCCGCCGTTCCAAACTCCTTGGCGAATTCATTGATATACTCCTCGGAGAGCTTATCAACAACTTTATACTCGCTCTTAATCAAAGCCTTCAGGTTGGCGTTGGTCGAGCGGACGTCTTTCAGGAAATCTACATAGATCTTGTTGAAAGCAAATATGAGCTTGGTCTGTTCCATCAATATCTATTAGCGTTAGTCATCTCTTTAATATGATTTAGAGAATGCCAAAAATAATTCGAAATGATTTAAAGGAACTACATCGCCGCACACTTTTCGTCCAGAGCGACCAAGAGGTTGAGATACTTCCAAACCGTCTCCCGGTTCTCGTCATTCAGCTCAATCCAATACTTCTTCAGCTTGTTGATCAGCTCTTGACCAATATCGTCATTTGTATTGACAGCGATGGTCTGACCAATATCATCGTAGTTATGGGTCAAGAAGAACTCGCTGTTTCGGGAGACGATGTGTTCCTTGTATCTGGGCAAGACCTGATGGAAAAGTCTCTGAGGCTTGGCTTCATCAACCAGACGGATCAGGTTCAGACTGTGCTTGAAGGCCTTAAAGTCCTGCTCCTCGGGGAAGACCAGAACCAGGTCGCGGATGAATTCGTCCATCTTGGTGTTGAAACATTGCACAAGCATCTCCTTAGTCGCCATTTTGGCTATTAATTCCTCTTTACTTAAACTTTAAATCAGTTTTAGCGAAAAACAGACGCGGTCGCGCCATTATTTTGAGGTGGGATAAATCGTTTAATGTCGCTGTCTCTTTCAGCTCGAAGTGCATCTAATGAGGAACCATCGTTTTTCATATACTTGTTAAACTCTTTGTCATCGACAGTATTTATTTTTTGTTCGACATGAACATTGGCAAAGCCTCTCGCCACATCTGAAGTGTCGGTGTCTTCAATAAATGAATAAGCATCGGACATCTTATTCCCCATCGCAAATTCGTAGTAGGCTTGAATTTCGGTTTCGGCAGATTTGGAGAGTGACTCGACGTAGTTAAAGAGTTCGTCATCAACTAAAACTCGTTTTTGTTCCGGAAAAAGACACGAAGGGACTTGAGTGATACAATTGGGGAGCATTTCACTTTTGCCGTCGATGGGGATAATTCGAAAATGACCTCGTAGATTGTGTTTGGTGATGTTCCTCATAATCAGAGTTGAAAATTCACAAAACCGACTAATGAATAAGAGTGGTGTAGTCATATTTATACTGGCTGACGAATATTTAATTAGAATGACACACGCAACCGCTAAATAGATTTAAAAATTTGATTATCTTCTAAGAAAGTTCGATGACAGAAGAAATGTTTGAAATCGTCAAAGAAACCGAAGACCTGCTTCACTTTGTTGTCCGGGACACTGAGCTTTGTATTGTCAATGCTCTCCGACGGACGATTTTGTCAGATATCCCCAATGTCGGGGTCAAGTTTGATCCGGCTTCACCTAACAATCAAGATGTCTTCATTCACGAAAACACTTGTCCTTTACACAATGAGTTTATCGGACATCGGATTAGTCTCTTGCCCATTCACGCGACTCCGGAAGAAGTCGAGACCCTCGATTGGTCGGCGTATAAGTTTGTCATTGACTGTAAAAACACCGACTTGGATATCTTAGACGTGACCACCGATGACATTCTGGTCTATGAAAATGAAACTCTTCGTCAAGACCTTCACAAACGTTGGTTTCCTCATGACCGGGTCACCGATGATCCGATCTTGATTACGAAACTGAAACCGAATGTCTTTTATCCGGCCAACGGGAACAAGATCCATCTCGAGTTTTACGCTTCGGTCAGCACAGCCAAGAAACATGCCAGTTGGTCTCCAGTCTCCATTTGCACCTTTGAGAATGTGATCGACGAAGATGCAGCTCAACGGGCTCTCGAACTCGCTTTAGAGGGGCAAACGAATAAAAAGGCAATTACCGAACGGTTTAATACCTTGGAGAAATACAGGTATTTCAAAAAGAATGAGCGAAATGAAGCCAACGAGTTCCTCTTTAAGGTCGAGACAGTGGCTGGATTGAAGGCCAGATACATTGTTTGGAAAGGACTACAATGTATTCTCGATTTAATCCAGAGCCAAATTGAAGCTTGCACGACAGACTGGAAAGTTGAGAAATCACCGGAGCAAGAAGAGCTCTTTCAGATTGAGATTGAAGGCCAGATGCATACCTTTGGAAGTTTAATCCAAGCTTGGCTATTTGACCGATGTGTTCGGGAGAAATGCCTGCTGAAATACGTCGGGTATTACTGTCCGCATCCACTTGTAGAACGAGTAGTTCTCAAATTGGCTCCGACTGATTTGAATATGACATCGGATGACATTCTTCGATTGATACAGACGGAGCTGATATCGCTTCAAAAAATGGTGGAGACGATGCGCGAGAGATGGACAAGTATTTAGATGGTGTTTTTAGAGACTATTTTTTTAAAAGTTCGCTCAGATGATTTATGAACTTTTAAATTTTGTTATGTTAGTTGTAAGTAAATAAATGCAATCTCGAAAATCAGCTTCTATCGAATTGCCGAGTTCTCTCAAAACGGTTTTTGGAGACCATTTTGTTTCGAAAGAAACCATTGGTGATGGAAGCTGTCTATTTCATGCGTTTTTTTTTGCAATGGATGAAGAATACCGTGGCTTAACGCCTGTGATGAAAGGACGCTACGTTGCGAAGAAACGGAAAGAACTCGCGACCTGGATTGAGAATTACAGTAATGCTCGGACAAAAATCGGAAAGAGCATTAGTGAAAATGACAAGGCTCGTCTGGATGACTTCAAGAGCTTCTTTGATGAAAACTACACTTTTTCACAGTTTGTCGAAGACCTGAAAAATGCGGAGAAATGGTGTGGTGATGAAGTCTGGACACTGCTCGAAATACAATACAAGACCAATTTGGTCGTATTTTCAAAAAAGAAGAAGACCTACAAGATTTATTGTCGGGGTCAAGAGTTCGACAATGCTCATTCCACCCAATCTTATTCCAGTTTTGTTTTCATTGTCAATAAAGACGAAAGCCATTACGAGCCAATTGTCCTGGAAAAGGGAGACAGTATCCAAGGTGTCTTTAAAAGAAACGCCGACAAGATTGTTTCAAAGGTTATTGCCGAACATCAAAGCCAGTGCGTAGATACTTCAAGTCGTTCGAATTCCAGCTCTGACTCAAACTCGAATAACAGCGAAAGTGAAAGTGAAAGCGAGAGTGAGAGTGAAAGTGAAGAAGAAAGTGATAGTAGTGAAAGCAGTGAAGAAGAAAGTGAAAGTGAAAGCGATAGTAGTGAGAGCAGTGAAAGCGAAAATGAAAGCGAGAGCAGTGAAAGTGAAGAAGAAAGTGAGAGTGAGAGTGAAAGCGAAGAGGGAAGCGAGAGTAGTGAAAGTGAAGAAGAAAGTGAAAGTGAAATTTACCATGAAGACATTATCACGGATGCCAATGTCGAGTTTTTTGATGACGACCTCTCAGTTCAAGTTCTGAGACAAAGAGAAGCCGACTTTATTCAATACACTGACAATCAACTCAAGGCGGCTATCATTGAACTACAGATCAAGTCGAACAACAAGAAACCTGGTGTTTATCTTGAGATGTATAATTCAATCTCCAATGTTCAAGAAGAAGAGAGACCGTATTATTTGGACGATAAGGTCTCCCTTTGGGTTGAAGGAAATACTGATTTCAATGGAACTCGAATTGGCTATGTATCCAGGAGACACAATCTATACCATTCGAAGGATGACGATTACTTAACAAAACAACGTCGGATGATGTTATTCCAAAATAACATCTTTACCTTTCTCCCCACGGATGATACCGCTGTTATGTATCAAACAAAAGAAGACAGAAATCTTGTCTTCTTTGAACCCATTTACACCGTCAAGAAAGCCCTCGGTCAGATCAAAGTCTCGACCAATCCAGAACTGACTTTGTATTCCGGTGATGAACTAATGATCTCTGGACTTACAACTCAAAATAACCCGAACCCAACTTTAGTCGATATAAATGACTATTTCAAAAAAATTCAAGACCTTTCGGAAAACGATACAGTCGTTCTGATTATGAATGACTTTTTCTATGACGCCAGCGGAATTAAACCGATTGAGAGGGTCTCGGCCAAAGTGGTTGCCGTGACCAAAGACCATCTCCAGCTTAAACTACAACATGGTATCCGTCATTACACCGAAGACCTACTCAAGAACTTTGTCTTTTACAAAAAGAACCCTGTTGAACATGACCATGCAATGTTTCTGTATCCTTCCTCCACTCCAGGTTCTCAATTAATCTCCAAATCGACGATGTTGAATACACCTGTCCGTCTGGGTATTTACAATAAAGACGTTGAGACCACCAAGCGCTATCTACTCCCGACCAACATTGGACAACTCCTCTACGCCTTTAAGGAAGACCTGCTCAGCATCAACTCTTTAGCTCGACTTCAACAAAAACTACAAGCTCTGGGTCTGAATATCAATGACATCTCAATTAAGTCTTTCCGGATTTTGGCACATTATTTAGCTGTCAATGCCGGTTCAGAAACCAAAGCGAAGACTTTTTCTAAGAAGTCGGAGACGGAACCGGTGAAAGAATGGAAGTTTAGTCGGACTTGGAAACACAACCGGAAATTGGCACAAAAGATGTATCAGCTCCCGACGGAAATGTCTTCAACCCAAAATCTCGTCGATACCTTCCACGCTCCCGATACGGGTGATGCCTTTTTCATTCAATTGGACAAACAATACCTGGAAAGTCTTAACTTTGACAGCTATGAAGAGAAAATGAAACAAGCATCCCAGCTCGAACAATCGATTACACGAGACATTGAAACCTTCTCGAACCCGATGAAAGTCCCGATTTCAAAACTTCCAATTGTCCAGAACTACAATAACTTTCATGAAGCACTTCTCGATAATGGTCGGCTGATCCCAGAGTATTCAGACTCGTATGCCACTTGTTCCGAAGCCAAAACCCAAAAGACATTCCTCTTAAAACGTTTCCATACCCGCTGGGCAATTTTGGGTGTCGTCGATCCAATCGGTGATTTTGATTTCAGTCCTTATTACACTTTACTTTCCGAGTTTGTCTTTGCTCAACCGAGTATCGATGACCCTGACCATTTTATGCAGAAAAAGGACTACATCCATCGTCTTTTCGCACTCCAGAAAGCCAAACAAACAAAAGAGACCTTTGAAACGGCATTCGCCTCCGCTCAGAAACTAAAGGCAATCGACTTTGATGTCATTCAATCCAAGTCTCTGAATATCCCATTATACAAACCAGAAGAGCATAAATATACTGTCCAGACTGACGATTTCCACGAAAGTGAAGAGACCCTCCTCGATATGAATGACAAAGCCTTTTACTCGACTCTGGAAACCAATGAGCCGACAACAATTGCAAATGTCGAGAATGATGGAAGTGAGAGCAAGTATTTTAAACAGATTGCCGCTATGGTGGGTCTCAAACCGGCTCCTCGAGACATCGACCACATCGCCCTCAACATCAAAGTCTTCAATGACCGACTACTCCAAGAAAAAGTCAAACAAGCCGCAGCCAAAGACCCGACGAAGAAGACCCTACGAGCGGTCTTTAAGACCGACGCGGAGCTCAAGAGTTATATCCGACAGACCTATATCGTCCTGGCGACTGTCTTTGTCTGTATTGTCATTCAATTGACTTTGAACATCTCCAAGATTAACGTCTTCTCCCGTGAAACCCTCAGCATTCTCGAAACCATCGCTAAGCATTTATCGTCGGCCTTCGGGAAAGACATCGCTGAGTTCAAGGACACCGCTAAGACCATTCAACGTTTGCACGCCATTTACAAATTTGTTCTCAAGGAACGCCCGGTTTATGCCAAACTAATTGACCAAATGCAAGAGAAGATCCAAGGTCATCACGGAACTACGGCTTGGACTGGTTTCCGTCCTCCTCTTCAGATTGACGAATCCAAAACAATTAATAACGGTATTGCGACCTATATCAAGAGTGTCGTCGATAATGTTCAGACCAACAAACCTCTTAAATTGGCGGTGAGTAAAAAGCCGGTTTATAAAAACAGCTGTTGTCTCCAAACTGTCGATCCAACTCTACAGTTTATTACTCCTTATCCTACTCGTCAGTTAAATCAAAAGAAGAAACTCAATATTGTTGGTTTCACCAAAGAACGGCAACTCGAAGCTCCGTTATTTACTGACGCTCCAATTGAGTTTAAACGGTCTATCCTTCTGGAAAGTAAAGCCAATAAAGAGATCCGGTCTTTGAATGAAGCTTTTGATAAAGGTGGAGTGATGAATTTAGACACTGAGTTTCAAAGTCTGATTTCTGACCCGAAGAGCAAACAGTGGTTCTCATTCTCGAAACATCTGTCGAGTATTTTTGAAGCCAACGTCAGCGCGGTCTTGTCTTATTCCACCACTGACGTGTCTTCTATCATCGAGTATATCCGGAACAAGACCATTCTCTTTGACAATGTTCCTCTGGATCAGATGTTTGCCGTTCGGAACTGTCTGACCAACTTTTTACAAGGTTCTTTAGCCAGATACACTGGAGTATTGATGCATGGGTTTCCATCCAATGAACAGAAGACTGATGAAGACTTTCAACATAAAAACCCGGAAATGGTTCGTCTCATCAATGCCAGTTCGAATAATACGTATTTCACCAAAAAGAATACTGACTTGATACACACTTTAACCAAGGAGTTTCTGCTTTCACCAGCGAAATTAACCCATCAAGGAATGGAAAGTGTCGATACCAAAAACTCAACCGAATTAGTCATTCGTGATATCTATCTACTCAACTACAAACTCCAGATGTTTATCCTTCTCTTGATTTGGTCGATGAATGAAAATTCCCAATTCAAAGAGCTGAAGAGTATCCTGAATAGTCCTCAAAGTATCTCAAAACTGAAACAAGACATCTCTGAGTTCTTTGACCTACATTTTGATGACGGTGTTCCAGCCATTCTCGCCGACTTTGTCGCCATTCAGATGAAGGAGCTAAAACAGTCTTTGGAAGTGTATATCTCGGATACTCAGACTTATAAAGCCAAAGTCGAACAGTTTCGAGAAGCCGCAAAAATGAAAAAGATTGAGTTGTATGAACGTCTGGGTGACACTAATCGCAGTTTGATAAAACAATTAGAAAGTATGGGCTTAGCCAAGATTGAAACCCAGAACTTCTTTAGCATTCAAGAAAGTGATTATAATGAAGAACAAGAACTGGCGACGAATGTCGATCCTCTGCGTGCCAATATTGGTGAAGAACACGCGAATGCGGAGGAAGAGGAGAATTACTTGATTGATTACGAGGGAGAAGACCCCGACCAGTTGAATGATGATGACTATGACGATTAAAAATTACATTTGAACTGTGAATTAGGTAGCGGAATAATATTTCGGTCATGATACAATCCCTTCATTGTTTGACAATACATCTCATTTTGTTCATTCTCACTTGACCAATAAGTTAAACTTTCATTTTGTTGGTCAAGTGGCATATACGACTGTCTGGCTTCATAGGGTTGTTTATGAATGATACTGTCAGCAGAGACCGATTTAATGACATCTAAACCGAGAATACGAACTGTATTTTTTGCGTATTCGAAGACCATCCGGACGTGTTTTCCGTGAGTTCTGGCTTCTCTAAAAATAATCGTGTCCATGGTTAGATGGGTGACTGTATTTTTGGGGTCGTTGGTGTGATTGACGGTTTTAAGACTGCCTTCGATAACGGCGGAATCGACCACCATAAAACCACCAATTAATTCTTCATCTTCAACGGAACTGATTTTGGTGGCGATAGTCTCATTGACAAAATTAAGAAGCATCGTTACGTCTCCAACGTCTTTCTCAATCTTTGTTCCGAGTATTGAATTGGCCTTGGCGACTGAATTGGCTTGAAACAACCGACGGAGTGCTGTTTCGATACACTTGTTATAGGCTTCGTCTCCATTATCATCACTCGAGTAAGCACCAAAAACCTTCTGTAGATGTTCGGTATCTGACAGACGTTTGTTGTCGTCGCTGGGTATTCTGCAAGTTGTAAAAGTATCAATCACCTTTCCTCGAGAAGAGCCTTTAATTGTCGTGAAAAGGATAAGTAAAATCAAGATGACAATTACTGCTTTCATACGATTTAATTTATAATGGATTAAATTGTTTCTGGAAAGGCGATTTTGGCACCGGGTTGAGAACAACAATCGGTCGGATGGACATTGGGCGGACATCCGGAACAATACTTCTTGGATGACTTATCGTATTCTCGAAATGAGACCCGTTTAATCCCAACCGGGAATTCACAATAACCACCGGAAGTGCATCCGCCCCGTTTTGTTTTTGAATTGAAAAAAGGGCATTCTTCATCCGTTTCACATGGTCTATCCCAATGATAGGGTTCTCTCTCTGCATTTTGGCGGGCAATACATTCGGGGAGGAACTTAATCTTGGGGTCTTCATAACAAATGTATTTTCCATTCAGGACACGTTCATTTAGTTTGTCTTTCAAATCGGCTTCTTTAGGGATGGAGACCAACAGATCGGTTTTGTCACGAATCACTGTTCCAATCTTCTTCAAAGGCAAGACAAAGACAGCGTCTCCTTCGAATAAAGTGAATAGTGGGGCAATTGTATTTACAATTTTAAAAAGAGTATTACCTGTTTTATTCACTTGGAGTTCTCCATTGTTTTTCTTGTCATAAACGATTTTGAGACAAGTGGTCATCGTCACAAGGGTATCGGTGACCGAAGTGACGTAGTAATATCCATTCTCGACCTTTCTCTTTTGTCCGGACAGCACAATCCGGTCGCCAACTTTGACCGGAACAGTCTCAAATAAATCTAAATCCAACTGCATGATGTAACAACCGCTCGAAGTGTCTTTTTGATGTTCCCCATTGACATGTTGATCAAAAGTAAAATGGACTTCTTTGTCTCTACGAGAAACAGTGGATGTCATTGAACCTCCATAAAATGGTTCATGAATTTCGACAAATTGGGAGTAATAATTTTGGGTCATCTGAGAATTGTCAGTGGTCATATACGTCAGTAGTTCTCGAATTGCATTTACAATTTCTTTTTCGTTGTCCTGGTTCTTCTTGTCAATGCAAAATAAGGTGTCAAAGGTGAGTGACTGTGAAGTAATAAATGTGTCATAGGTCTCCTTTTTGTTCCCGGGTAGATTTCCTTGAATTGGAATTTGACACGGTGTAATTCTGGTGTAAGGTAATCGGGTTTTGAGTTTAGCGGTATCGAAATTTTGATTAATGGATAAAGCGACGAATTGATAATCTTTCAGACGTTGAATGTTCGGACTACTCTGTGTTCCAAAAATAACAGCTCCATCTAAAGTTTTATCTTTGAATACTTGTCGGAGAAGGTCGTTGTAACTATCGACTTTGACCAGTGTCGGGGTGGTGACGATATTGTAAGCATCCAAGACAATCTTCATCAAATCGGCATCGGTTTGAGAGAGATATCCAATCCGTTTTTTGTTCATTTGATACAACTCCAAATTCGGAACCACTTGCTCACGTAAGAGACAGACCAAGTATTTGGGAGAAGAGCTGACAATTTTGAGAGCACGATGGGAAGATTGAAGGTTCGTCATAAAATCGTAAATGTCGGTATATTTAATCGATTGTGGTTTCTCTTCTGCCGAGACCGACGAGACCAATTTGTAGGTGACAAAACGAGAAGTCAAATCGGCTAATTTCGGGTTGTGGGTGGTCTCGGAGTTTGTTTCAATAAAAATTGTTGGTTTTTGATAGTAATTGACCTGCAAGACGGCGGGTTTTTCGATGGTCACGGGTGCTGAGAATTTTTCGGTCACATTTCGAAAACCAAAGTATCGGGTGATAATCCACCAGGCGATGATAAATAAAAAAACGTATCGCCAGAGAAACATCGGGTTTATTTTTATGTATGTAAATAAAATGAAACGCTTAATCTACAGTGTTTCTTTCTATTTACTTCTTATGGTTCTGATTATACAATGGAAACCATCTGTCATTTTCGATTCGGATGGAAATGTCAAAAATTATGGCACCGAACGCGGTGATACGATTTTCTCCTTAGGTGTTGTCAGTGTTGTCCTCGCCATTATGAGTTTTTACTTTTTTGCCTTTATTGACCTGGTCTTTTCCTAAAATCAAGCATTTGTCATTAAAAGAGGATAGACCACTGGTTGGTCATGGGTTGGAGGAGCAGAATAGAAAGAAGAGTAGGTCTCTTCGACAGGTTGAATTTGTTTTTGTTGCAAGTAGCGATGAAGCTTCTTGGTAAATGGCATTCCAACTTTGAGAACGGTGATATTACAAGATTGTTGCTCGGTGAATTCCTGAATGGTGGCAATCGGGATCCAACGCGCCTTACAGATTTCACGACGATCCAGAGGATTGAGGTAGAGAAAGTCGGTTTGAATTTGAATGATATAGAACAACTTTCCTGACCACAAGATATTCCCCAGAACGTGATGACGGATCTTTCCGAGGATAATTCCGGTCTCCTCATACAATTCACGAACTGCACAATCATAATACAACTCCTGTTCCATCTCTTCATCGGAAATGTGTCCTTTGGGAAGTCCCCATTTCTTGGAAGCTCTTTGCAAAACGAAGATTACTTTTTCCATGGATTGGTTAAGAAGGATGACACCACACTCTTTGATGACTTGTCTTGATTGTTGTTGAATGGGTTGTTCTATTTGAGTGGGTTGATTAATGTAATTTGACATTGCATTTGCATATACATTGTAGAGATAATAATAACTATAATATTGTTCGTTTGACATTGGGCATACGTTTAGTAGGTTTGTTGTCATCATCAATTTTCTCAACTTACTGTAAATATATATAAACCATGTTACCACTTTATGTGCTTTTAGTTTTGGCAGGAGTTGGATACTACATTAACAAAACTTCTGTCCAATACAAAAAATACAACCACGTCGTTCCGACTGGTGAAATGCCTTCTATGAACACGATCTATAATAGTCAATACACTCAACGTGTCGATCAAGAAATGGCACAACGGAATAACGACGCATTTAAAAGTGGAGTTTCAATGAACTACGCTTTAAATAATGAAAATCAGGGAACTTACAGTGCCCTGGCTGGGGTCGAGATACCGTCTTTCAGTCACAATAACATGGTTCCCTTCTTCGGCGGTAGTGTCAAACAAAATACCAAAGCCGAAATGACCCAATCTTTACTCGAGACCTATACTGGAGCGGTCGGGTTGAGACAACCCAAACGTGAAGTCGAGTCGTTCGGAGACCTTCAACAAAACGCCGGTAATGTCTATGGAATGGGTAGCGAAAGTTATGAACTGCAGTTGTCTCGGATGAATACTTCTCATCTGAGGAATAATGAGCTTCCCTTTGAAAAAGAGTATGTGGGTCCCGGTCTGAATCAAGGTTACTCTTCTCTACCAACCGGAGGCTTTCAACAAGCTGATTCCCGGGATTACGCGATGCCGAAGAATGTCGATGATCTCCGTGTCTTGACTAAGCCAAAGCTGACCTTTGAAGGACGGATAGTCGATGGTGTCAAGTCTGCTTTACCGGGTGAAATGGGAGAGATGGCCAAGAACCGGGTCGAGACCTTTTATGAGAACTCACCCGATCGTTATTTTACCACCGTCGGAGCTGTCAAAGGTGAAACTCAACAAGGTGAAATGATGCTCAAGAATACGACCCGTCCGGATACCACTGCTGAGTTTAAGGGTGGTGCTTTCGTTCCGACGGCCTCGAAGAACCGGGCAGAAGTGCAAGCGCCTTTACGTCAAAATCTATCCGAGTATGGTGTTCGGAATGCAACGACAGTGGTCAAGGTTCTGGCAGCTCCTTGGCTCGACCTGGCTCGTTTAACTACTCGTGAAAACACCACCGAAAGCAGTCGAGCTTTTGGCAATGTCAGTGCTCAAATCCCAGAGAAACTAACTATTTATGACCCGAATGACATTGCCCGGACAACCATCAAGGAAACGACGGTTCATGACACTCACACCGGTAACTTGAAGGGTCTGCGTCAAAGTTATCACACTTACGATCCGGAAGACGTTTCCCGGACGACAATGCGTCAGACCTTGATTGACGGACACGACGGTAATATGGACGGCAAGACCCGGACACGTGGTGGTTATGAAACCGCGGAGTATGATGCTCGGACAACTCACAGAGAAACAACTGACACCGAGTATCAAGGCAACGTCTATATTCGGGACGCCGAAGGTGGATACAAAGTCCAACGTTTTGATCCGAAGATTACTCAAAGGACTTCAACCTCAGAGCACGACCATTTTGGTGTGGCTCAAAGTCAGAATGACAAGCAGATGTCATACGATGATATGTATAATGCCAACATTGATAATACCAAGGAACTGACACTCCAGAACCGTGTCCCAACCAAGACCAGTGTCAAGGTGGCAGGTGGAAGAGACGGCGTCAATATGCAATACAAGAAATTAGAGTGTGATGCAAACAGCACAAGAGCGCTGAACAATAAAAATAAAATTGTAAATGCAATTCCTTCAACGATGATGGTGCAGATGACTCAAGACCGGAAGAGTTATTTCGATGATGACCGTTTGGACTCTTCTTTGTTGAATGCCTTCCGTGAAAATCCTTACACGCATCCTTTGAACTCCGTGGCTTAAACACTGTAATTACATACTCTCGTTTGTTTGTTGTTCAAAAAGTTATATTCGAAATCAAAGAAGTATGTTCTCTCAACCACCTCCTTCCGATTTAACCTTACTTCTCGAAACCAAAGAAGAATACACTCGACAGTTTGTCAATATCACCCGACCCGTCTTCATCCAAGGTGTCAGTTCCATTTACAAATCTGTCCGGGAGAAGAACAAACAACCGAAGATGATCTTACGTGAATTCCAAACTGCATTGAGTCTCGTCCCCAACTGGTCTCAGACTATCTTGCAAGTTGAAACCGAACGCTTTCGTTCAGTGACGAAGTGTGAATGGATTGATGACTTGATGAATGCCATCTTTGTTGCCAATGTTCAGATTTTAAGTCATATCGCCAACCGTGATAAAAATGAAAAACTGAGTATTGAAATCCCGACCCTCGACGCTTTCCTTCATCGTTGTTATATCTCATTAGCCAGAAATCTCTGGAAGAACCCGGTGCTGTTGTATCACAAAGTCACGAAAGCTGAAATTCAGAAGAACGCGGTTGAACTGGATAATTTAGTTGCCGTCAGTATTGTTGAAACTTTCCGTCAAAGTCTTCCCTATAAAGAACTCCTCGGAACGTTCTTGGGACGGAATGGTTATCATGGAGACAAAGCCACTCTACGAAAGGCGATTGATACATTTGACGCGATGAATGAGGAGGAACAAGTGGCGATACTTTCTCAACCTCCAAGCCGAAGAGAAAGTATCGTTTCAGAAGAAGAACCACTACCGACGAATGAAACTGAAGATGAAAGTGAAGATGTCTCATCGGATGACGACTCCGAAACGACTTTTGAGACCCCACCACAACCTTCCTCACCGTCTCAACTTCCTTTGGAATTGGAAAAAGAAACTCCACTCACATTGACAATCGAGACGAACTATGACCCGGACAGTGACGATGATGATGACGATATTTTTGAAGAAAAACCAATTGTTGTCAAGGAAGAACAACCTGATATCGAAGTCCAAGAAACTTTCCAACCTGAAACACCTACTCACGAAGTGGAAGAACCTTTCCAACCTGAAACACCTACTCACGAAGTGGAAGAAACGTTCCAACCTGAAACACCTACTCACGAAGTCCAAGAGAGCTTCCAATCAGAAATAGAAGTCCAAGAACCTTTCCAACCTGAGACACCTACTCTCGAAGTGAAAGAGACCTTCCAACCTGAGACACCTACTCTCGAAGTGAAAGAGACCTTCCAACCCGAGACACCTACTCACGAAGTGGAAGAAACTTTCCAACCTGAGACAATCCAACTAAATGACGACATCACAAGTCTCGGTCGTCCTCCTGTAATGGTGGAAGAAGAAACTACAAATGAAGGTGGAGAAACCTTTCAGAAATTAAAGAAAATTATTGTAAATACAAAACCGGATAAGAACTCGAACAAAATCAAAAAATACTTAGGTGTCTCTGGTCTCTCGATTTCTGATTTACGCAATAATCCATCGAAATACAAAAAGATATTACTCGAACAAGCTCTTCGGAGACACTAACCGTGTTTAAATTCAAGGGTAATTTTTCTATTCATCTAATAAACTCTATTAAATGAATAAAGGCTTAATCTCAATTATTGGAGCCTGTATCGCTGCCGGCATCTATTACAATTACAAAAAGAAACACGCGTCTCCTGAAGAACAGGATAACTCTTCGGTCATGACCGCCTTTGTTGTTGGTTTGGTTGGCAGTTACGTCGTCGCTTACTTTTTCGAAGAGAATAACAATACGAAAGAGGTCTTGGAAAACATCGAAGTCGGAGAGCCCGATTTTTAATTTAAGGAGTAATCAAGTGACATAGTTGAAAAAATTGATCCGATATACCCAATCAAAGATGACGCATGAGATGAAATCCAAAACCAAAGCCGTTCGAGAGGAAGGTCTGGACAAGTTTTATACACTTCCATCGGTCTCCAAAAACTGCTTACTGACCATCGAAAAAATGTATCCCTGGACAACTTGGGACTTAGTCATTGAACCCAGCGCTGGAAATGGAAGTTTTCTAACACAAATCCCCACCCCAAAGAAAGTCGGTCTCGATATCTGTCCCGAACATCCCGAAATCCTTCAACAAGACTTCTTAAAATACAATCCACCGAATGAACTCGGAAAGGTCTTCGTCGTCGGTAATCCACCATTCGGAAGGGTTAGTTCTTTAGCTATCAAGTTCTTTAATCACGCGGCTGAATGGGCAACGGTCATCGCCTTTATCGTTCCTCGAACCTTTCGTCGTGTCAGTGTTCAAAATAAACTCAACCCTCGATTTCATTTGGTCTTGGATGAAGAGATCCCAATGGAGCCATGTTCGTTTAGTCCTCCGATGACCGCCAAGTGTTGTTTCCAAATCTGGGAGAAAAAAGAGACACCCCGTTCAGTCATTGAATTACCCACCACTCATCCCGATTGGGACTTCCTTCCTTTCGGAGCCAAAGACACAAACGGACAACCTACTCCACCTCAGGGAGCTGACTTTGCCATTCGAGCCTATGGTGGTAAATGTGGAGAGATTGTGACGGATAGACTGGAGTCTCTTCGGCCGAAAAGTTGGCATTGGATTAAATCCAAGATCGAAAAAAATAGACTTATTCAACGATTTCAGAATTTGGATTATACACTCAGTTTAGACACCGCCAGACAAAACTCGATTGGTAAAGGCGAACTGGTTAAACTGTATTCTGAAGAGTTCGACTGAAGTGTCTCCTCAGAAACTCGAAATGGAAGCAGTGCTTTCCAACAATTGTCATTCATCGTCGGTCGCAGTGCATACTCTTTTATTTTTGTTTCGTCATTCAACGTCTCTTCTGTAATTCGACCATGCTCTTTAATGGTTCCATGAGCATATCCACCATGGGAGACAATCAGTCTTTTCATCTCGTCTTTTGGAATCCGGAAGAGATACAATTCACCATTCGTCTCGAGATTATCGTGTGACAAGTGATAAGCGGTCAGTAAGTAAGTGCATTGATGGAAAGGTCGTAATTGGACGTAATTAAACTTCGAGTAGTTCTTGCCTCCAAGAGAGACTTTGACCTCAACATTTTCACCGTTCTTGGATAAATCACCGGTGCAATCTTTGGCCTTGTTTTTATCGTAGCCGAACTTAGTTCGAATATACTTTTCAAGTAAGAGACCATATTGTTGTGCAGACAAACGGGCAAGAGCACAATAAACGTGAGCGTCTTTGAGTGAAGTCTGTTCCATAATCAGTTTTTCATGATTGACCCGGGAACTATCTAAGAGCGCCTTAAGTTGAGAACGAACCGACATCTTACTTGTGTCTTCAGGTTAAGATTGAGCTCAAATTTTCACACACGTTTCGCCACCCGAATAATATGTTTGGATTTTTTCAATGCCGAAGTATCAAAGTCTTCTTCATCGTCATCATTGGTATTATAGCTCTTGTCATTATTGACCCAAAACTGAGCATTTCCAACACGGAAGTTCGAATGAACCTCGGCACGATACCAAAAGACGATATCTTCCAGTTTATTGCTTCGAGCGGTGTTGTCAATAACCAGACACTCGTAGTTCTCAGTGCATTGATCCATGACTTGACAGAAGATATCAAAACTGGGGAAGACACCGGCATAGTTCTCGTAAAGACGTTTCCGATTACCTAAATTGTTCTCTCGAAGAATAAAAACGTAATCAATATTCGTCCGAAGATTGGGAGGAATACCTAAAGGATACTGCATAGTACAGATGTACAACGTCTTGACATGTCTACCATTTTGGAACACGAAGCGCATATTCTTGTCGCGTGTCCAGCTCGCGTCATAAAGACAGTCATCCAGAATTAAAAAAGCTCGAGGGTCGATATTACACGAACCGTAAAGTGCTTTTTCTTGGTTCTGTTTCTTAACAATCATCTTCTGCCGTTTAATAAAGTTCTCAATGACCGGTGCCGAGTATTCGTCGTGAATAAAGACATTCGGAATAAAGTCGGAGAAGAACTTATTCGCTTGTTCAGTCGGAGAGATAACTGTCCCGACGGGAATGTCTCGATGATAATACATCAAGTCTTTAACGAGGGTGCTTTTACCTTCACGACGTTTGGCAGTCATGACGATGACAGCATCATCACGAACTTTGGAGATATCGAACTTTTTGAGTTCCAGCCTCATCTATCGTCTATGTGATATTATCTAACAAAAGAAAGAATGGAGTGAAGACGCAACTGATATCAAGGTGATCAGCGGAAGTTAGTCCCTATTGACTATTTTGAGAAATAACATAAGAAATATATCAATAGGAACTCCATTCGGAAGAGACCCTTACTTCCAAGCAAAAGTTTATCTTATCTTCTTTCGATCCAGACCAATCTCTCGACCGACATTCCGGTCATACCATTGGTCGTCTTCATCAAACATCGGCGAAGTCTTCGATTTAAACTGACTTTCAAAGAGTTGGTCTTCATAATAAGTTCGTGGAACAAACCGATACTCGACTTTGACCTGCTTTTTCAGCTGTTGGTATTTGTCTTCGTAAACACCATGGACAATCAAAAAGACACCGATAATTAGTAAAGCAAATACGGCAAAACCCATTTACATTTAAAAATAAAGAAATTACAGTCAATTTACTCATTTCTCTTCTGCTCCACCCAAGGATCCTCCTTCGAAACCAAACTCTCACCCAATGAAGTATCTGAAGTCTCCAAAGTCTGAACACTCGTCGCTGCATTCTCAGCCGCTACACGCTCCCGCTGAGCATTGGCCAACTGAACCAATTCGTCCTTCCGCTTCTCATAAAACTCGTCTCTTTGAAGCTGGTTCTCACGATACTGCTTCATCAAAGTGTTCAGAGCAGTCTCGGCATACTCCTGGTTCTCAATCTCATTGGGATTGGGAGACCAAGGACACCAACAACCAACCTCGGCGATATAAATATTGTGTCTCGGATCCAACTTAGTCAGAACCTCGGAACGGATTTGAGCCTCACGCAAGGTCTCATAAGAACCACGCACCTTAATGCCACGGACACTCGTCCGGAACTGGTTCTTCTCGGAGAACTCCTTCTCATACTCGGGGTGCTCACCGACGAAACGGACGTATTCATCATGAACATTCTCCGGATTAAAGAAGTGGGGGAAACGCTCCTTAATCGTCTGAAGGCCATCGGTGTCATCCTTATACTTCATCGCCAGACCCTCAAAGAGGTCGTTTAAGTCCTTGGACAATCCCTTCAGCATCTTCTCGATATAAAAGGTCTCCTTACTCTTCAAAATTTCCTCCGGACTGAGGAAAGAGAGACAGACGTAGCTCTGACCACGGATGGGCTTGTCTTGCTCGAGGAAGTCCTCTTGAGAACAAGGCACCAGTTGATCGGAAGAAGACATTTAATTCGTCGTAATCATCGAAATGCGTCTTGTTCTTAAGTAAGTATCCATTGATTAAATTTTTTCTTTTGTTAAAATATATAAAATGCAGTCCGCCGAGAACTACAGCTTTGATGGTCGTGAGATCCTTGTTCGTTTGCTCAAGTATCTGGTTGAGGGTTTGGTCGTTGCCGCCGCCGCTTACCTGCTCCCCGGCCGGAAGGTCGATGCCATGGAGGTGGTCATGATCGGTCTGATCGCTGCTGCTACCTTCTCTCTATTGGATCTCTTCGCTCCTTCCATCAGCTCCGCTGCCCGCACTGGTGCTGGTTTCGGTGTCGGTGCCAACTTGGTTGGTTTCCCCGGTGGTGCTCCCCGTCTGTAAATGGTAGAGTGTTTTGTTGTTCCTTTTTCTTTTCAAATTAAACTTGTTCCCATTCTTCTTCCTTTTCGAAGCTTTGTCTTTTGATGTATTTCGAAGGGAAATTATCGATAACGATTTTGGTGCAATTGACTATATCTTCTTCTTTCTGATATCTTTCAATACTGGTGCTTCCATCGGCTTTAGTATTAATAATTTCGACTTCATAAGGATAAATCATATTACGATACTTCAGTTTTACGTTAATGCTTTCGTTAAAATAGTCTTGAAACAATCGAGAAATATTCTGTAATTCATATAGATGTTGTATGTCTTGCATATGGAGAATTTGATTGTATATTGCGTCATAGATTAGACGGTCGATATAACATTTTTTTAGTGCCTTAAGTTTCGAGGCTTTCTTTTTATCAGAAGCAGTAATTTTAAACTTCTCAAGATAATTCTGGATTTTTAAACCACAAGAATCCTCTCGATAATAATAAGGTGCTTCAGTCACTTCTGTTCCATTGAAATAAGTGATACCTTTACAGAATTCGTTATAGAGTTTTGTTGGCAATCTGAGAAAATATAAAGACGGTCGTTTGACATTCAAAAAAGCAAAGAGACTGTCATGACTTCCACGCCAGACCGAAATATCTTTTTTTGCGTAGGTCTTTGCAAAAATACCAACCGTTGTTTCGTGGATTTTATACAATTCCCCCATGTATTTTTCAACAAGAACTTCAATGTTATCTTTGGTATTCTTTAATTGATTAACCAGTTTTGCAAAACGTTCATGGTAAGCAGTTGTTCGCACATTTACATTTCCGATTTTCTGTTTCTCGGCAAAAGCTCGATATTCTTCGTTAATCAGTTGAAATATTTTTAGAAGTAATGTTTCAGTCTTGAACATATTATTATTTATTAGTTGATTAAATGTATTTAAGTCAAGTTGAATGACAGATAAAAATGAAGACTTATCAATTTGAAGAAGAATACCTTCCTTCCATTAACGAATTAATCTTAAGGTATGTCACTCCGGAAGTCTTGCGAAATTACATTTACCCACCTGATTTAGAAATACTCACCATTGTTGGAGACTACCTCGATGAGTTTCGTATCCCCGAAGGTGTCAAAAGAGCCAATCTTGAAAATCTGGCTTTGAAAAAAGTCTATGTTCCGGATAGTATCGAAGTTCTTTACGTCGATAATAATAAGTTGAAGTCTCTCGAAGTTCCTCAGACCATTGTCGATCTTGAAGCCCAAAATAATATCCTTCAAGACTTAGTCTTCCGGGGAGGAGAACCGAGAAAGTTGTCGAAGTTGATTGTCTCGAATAACCGGTTGCAGAAACTGGATTTTCCAGTGACTAAAAAATTAATGGCCGTTGATATCGAAGGGAATGATGACCTTGAAACTGGATGTTCTGAGGAACTGAAGAAGTTTATTCTAAGTTCAGACCAAAGCGTATGGGTCTTTCCGTGAAAAGTAATTAAATCTAATAGGATTATAAATGCTAACTGCGATAAAACATGTTCTTCTGTTTATCGTGGCTTATATTGTCTTAAGATACGTCTATATATTGATGTCTCGATTTGAGAAATCAATTACTATTCAATCCAAAGACGGAGTTAATGGAAGATACGGTAAATGGTATATTATCACCGACACAGACGCGAATGTCTATGCGATAAAAAATGAAACTTTACTCGGACATTTTACTTCGATGGAGCTCTTTTCAAAATTAGAAATCGGGAAGACGTATCGGGTCAGTGGGTTTGGTGTTCGTGTCCCGTGGTTGGGATGGACACCAATTATTACAAATGTCAAAGGTTGAAAAATAATATATTTATTGACTTGGTGGTTCCAAACTATAGAAACAATCATCTAATAAGGTTTGACGCTTAATGAAGTAACACATCGAAGACATTGAATGACCGATTTCTCTTGCTGCATCAGTTATACTGGTATATTCAGCTAAAATGGTATTTGTTTTCGGGTCAATCTTATACACGACCTTCTTCTGATTGTTCTTTTTCAAAACAACAGGCTCAATGGTTTTCTGATGTTCAATCTTTGTTTTGGCAGGACGCTCCGCAAACTGGTAGATATAGTGTCCATGGGGTCTTTTATACTTGATGTCTCGACTTAGCATACCGCTTGATGTTATATTATTAGCAATTCCAGCGGCAACCTGAGATTCGTATGTAGCTACAATCTCGTTGGTTCGGAGATCAATCTTGACCACCGGCTTTTGCAACTTTGGAGCTAACTTCAATCCAGCCGTGGAGGTATTGTTCTTCAGTTCAACCCCAAAATAACCGTATTCGCTTTGTCTTCCTGTAAAAACCATTGAGCAGATAAACTTATCAGAGAATGCTTTGTCGAGACGGTTCTTTTCAAAAACATTGATTTGATAATCGGGATCAGTTGTTTCCTTTTTCCACTCTTCAAATGCTGACTGCATGCTTTTTGTTGAAATACGAGCGGAATAGCTTATATTGCATTTGTCATCAATGAATGCATCAATGTCACTGGGAGGATTGTCTCGTTGGAACACGATTGGCTTCAGAGAAAACCCCATAAAGGATGCGAGTCTGGCACCTACACTTTTCTCTAATATCTTGGCACGCTTAAAACGCTCATTCAAATACTTGACCAAGGCATTCTTGGTTGCTCTCTGACAGCATCGACCCCAAAGACGATGTGCGCCATAGACCTCCGCTGAGAAAGCGGTTAGATCGTCCCCTAAGATACAACAGTCTTCAATGAACTTATCAAAGTCAAGTGGAGACCGAACATCTTTTAAAAACACTTTTGTTCCAATCTCTGTTTCTGGCTCCTGAACAACGTCTTCCATTTCAAGGTCTTCTTCTATTTCTTCAGGTCGTGGAATATTGTCGGTTTCTTGTAACTCATTAATGAGTGCTTCTAGTTTTCCATAGAAGTCGGTTGAAACAAGGCGATGACAATTATCCACTAATCCATCCAAAAAGAGTTGTGCAGTATCGAGTGCAGTTTTTGCCGTAATGAAATCGATATCGAACCATTCGCGTTTAGGATTATAACGAAATTGATCCAAGATGTGATGTGTCACTTTTTCCAAAAGATTACAATTGCAACACTTCTTGGTATAAATGACAAAGCTCCGAGACGAAGAGCACCGATGTTCTTCTTCACGAGCAGAAATATTACGCTGTGTTTCACCAATTTTGTGGCAGTTTTGGTTTTCTTGATAGATATAAACCACATCTTTCGGATTGTTTTTAACAACTCGACGGCGTAATTGACGGGCGAAATGCTCACGTTCGGCATCTAAAGTGTATTCAATGTTCTTCGTCATCTGTTCCGCGGCTTGAGCTCTTTTCTCTGCAGCCAATGCTTTTTCTTCCGCCTCTTGCATTGCCTTTTGATGCTGATATGCACCGTATTCGTAAATGAGCTTCTCCAATTGAGGATAGTAAGAACGGATCTCATCACCTCTTTTCGTCCGAGCAAGCATCTCCAGAGTTTTAAAGGCTTCGAGAGTCAAGTGAAAAGTTTCAAAAGCACGACCACCAAGGTCTTTTCCACTTTCGTTGATGGGTTTTTCATTCGATCGCGTGAATGAAATTTTGTAGTCAAGATTAAGTTTTAAATTCTTTTCAAGAAAAGACTTGAATTTATGCTTCATAGTATAACCTAACCACTCCATCGTTTTTTCTCCCGATATCGGGAAAGGGTCATCGGCATCCGTGATTGACATCAAGAAATGTTCGATAAAAATCATCTGTTGAGCATTGGAAAGTCTTTCCTTTGCGAAAGAAATGATATTGTCACGCTGTTGCATAAGAACGATCAGTTCCATGGTAGAAGTCTCTGTATTTCAAAGAAAGATTTTTATATTAAAAAATCTCTTTAAAGCACTTTCAAAATTTCGAGTCTAAATTATAAATTAAAAGGTTTTCACCCACGTGGGAGAATTGAATCGCTTTTTGTAGAATATACATAAACTTCTACATACTCGGAATAAACTGCCAACCGAGTTCCTCACAAATCTTTTTCCAGATTTGTTCCTGCATCATACGCTTCTCTCGGTTCCGAAGAAGCGGAAAATACGGTAAATATTTGTCTTCCCCCAGTAGCTCAAGCATTTTATGGATGCAATAAGAATACGAAAGGAAGTTCTTGCGATTTCGAGGGGAGTGCTTCAAGAACGGGACTTGTATTAACTCAAACATGTTCCGTAACTTTTCTTCCAACTCCGATGACAGATACTGATTCGGTATTCCCGTAATTCGATAATAGATGTAAGGTGTATGTTCATAAAACTTAGAATACCGAAGTCTCTTTAGGATTTCACGTATTTTAGAGTGTGTCACTTCCGCCATATTGGTAATCCGCAATTTCTTGATCTCGAGCAAAATGCTATTAAAGACCTCTTCCGGTATCTCCGTTGTTTCTTTACCCTGGATTTGATTTAGCCACTCATTAAAGTGGTTCTTTCTTTTGTAGTTAAGATAACTGATCTCTTTTTGAGGTTCTTTATAAGAAGGTTTGTCATTATCGACGATGATGTATTTGACAGAAGAACACATATTACAGAACATCATTCCTTCTTGGGTCATAATTACAATTTCATCTGAATTACAGTATTCACAGATATTCGGGTCATCGTCTTCAATACACTTGACATAATTTTGGTCAGTCTCATTTAAGAACTTATCATAGAGATAAGCACGGTTCATTGGTTTAGTTTGAGTTGGTTTATTGACTACGACAGGGGTCTGATTATTCTCTTCAGAAGAAGACGACGGAGTCGCGACATTTTTGTGTTTATCAATAAAGAACTCTAAGATACTCTTGCCACCATTTGCATTATTCGTTTTTAATAAAGTCTCAGCGATGGAAGGAGATGAACTATAGGATTTCGAAGTGTCATCTTTTTCAATCGAGTCGTAGTAATGATACAAGATATCTGCCGTATTGGAGTAATAGTCAATCTCTTCCTCATTTGATTTACTCAGTTCAGTGGAGAGACTGGTTATTTCTTCATCCAGTTTAAAAACAGCGATCGGGTCAGTTTCTCGATTCCGTCGTTGATGTAATTCTTCAAGTCTTTGGGCGTTAGAAGAACTACGGAGATAATTCTCATTGAAACTGTTAATGTGTTGTTGATGGCATGCATCCAAAGTGGTTTGTTTCTTTTCGTAATTACATCTTCTTTTCGAGGTTGATGGAGGTTTCTTAAACATATACAATAATACTTGATTCAGTTGATTGAATTTTTAAGTAGTTAAATTTTTTCACGGTTTTAATACGAATCTCTTTAAATGAAACGCGGTTGATTTGACTGCGGAAAAATACGGGTCTGTAAATTTTTTTCTCACTCTATATTATAAAAAAACAAACGTGCTGAAATGGGTGGTGGTCTTATGCAACTCGTCGCTTATGGTGCCCAGGACTTGTACCTGACTGGTAGCCCTCAGATTACCTCGACTCTTTAAGCAACATTCAAAGAAGGGGGTTGAAAAGCAGTCGGGATGCGAAAATGGAGATAATCGCATCATAAAACCCGTTAGTGGTCTCTCATCGGCCTGACCAGCCACCACAGCTGCTAGTGAACGTGGTGCAACCACGTTTGCAACACTGCCAAATTGCGGGAACACCCTAAAGCTAACAAATACCAAGCTTCATTCGAAAGGACGGAGTGGCTTAGAGAAAAGACCTAAGGTATGGTAATAAGTTTGTTAGATAGAGATTTCTATTTTACGCCGGGGTAGAAATTGAAAATGGGCAATCCGCAGCCAAGCTCTAAGTCGGAAAACCGATATGAGTGCTGTTCACAGACTAAATGGTAGTGGGTGATGAAAATAATACTTTCATTGCTTAAGATATAGTCGAATCCTTTTCCGAAAGGTTAAGGTATTCTTGTCTTCAAGGTCAACTATTAAACGGCCTTAGTAGCTACTAAACATAGCTGCTAGTAGATGTAAATTTGTATTTACATTTGCGACACCGTCAAATTGCGAGAACATCCTAAAGACGTGGCGTATCAAGGTTACATGGAAACGTGTAACTGGCGGAGAGTAAAGCACTCCGGTATGGTAACAAGCGCCCGTATGCAACAATGGACAATTCGCAGCCAAGTCCTAAGGGTCGTTATGCAAGACCTATGGATGCTGTTCAGAGACTAAATGTCGGTGGGCTTGAGAGAGCTAGCAACTCTCCGGGATGGCTTAAGATATAGTCCGGCCTTTGGTGAAAGCCAAGGGATGACGACAAACGCGTTTACCGTCGTCACACTAACTTCTCTATGGAGGCTATCGAGCAGACCTTCAACGGTGCTGCCGATTTCGGTCGCAAGGTAACTTGCACCATCTCCCGCAACGGTGATCTGATCCACCGCATGTATCTGGAGGCTAACCTCCCCGCCCTGTCTGCTACTTCTCCCGCGACTGCTGGTTGGGTTGATTGGGTTGGTCACGCCCTGATCAAGAACGTCGAGCTCGAGATCGGTGGTCAACGTATCGACAAGCACTACGGTGATTGGCTCCACATCTGGAACGAGCTGACCCAGACTGCCGGCCACAAGTATGGCTACAAGGAGATGGTCGGTGCCGCTACCACTGCTGGCGTATCCGTCGCTGCTAAGAAGCTGTATATCCCCCTCCAGTTCTGGTTCTGCCGCAACCCTGGTCTGGCTCTGCCTCTGATTGCTCTGCAATACCACGAGGTTAAGGTCAACCTTGAGTTCCGCGAGCGTTCTGAACTCATTGTCGGCACTGCTGATGGCTCCCCTGCTCTGTCTGCTGCTTCCCTCTACGTCGATTACATCTACCTGGACACTGATGAGCGTCGCAAGTTCGCCCAACAGTCCCACGAGTACCTGATCGAGCAGCTGCAGTTCACTGGTGATGAGTCTGTTGCCAACACCAACAACAAGATCAAGCTGAACTTCAACCACCCCGTCAAGGAGCTCGTGTGGGTTGTCCAGAAGGACTCTAATGTCTCTGATAAGGACTGGTTCAACTACACTGACGACGCTGCCCCCGCTACTGGTAAGAACCCCGTCACCCTGGCTAAGCTCCAGCTCAACGGTCACGACCGTTTCTCCGAGCGTGCCGGTTCTTACTTTGACCTGGTTCAGCCCTACCAACACCACGAGAACGTGCCCGAGTATCGTGGTATCAACGTGTATTCCTTCGGCCTTAAGCCCGAGGAGCACCAGCCTTCTGGCACTTGCAACATGTCCCGTATTGACACCGCTACCCTGCAGCTGACTCTGTCTTCCTCCGCTGCCGCCAAGGTGCGTGTCTATGCTGTGAACTACAATGTGTTGCGTATTATGTCCGGTAAACCGCATAGAAGACAGCCATCTTCTATAAACCACCATGCCGGGAAAAGCTACATGCCTTGTGTATCTTGGGAATTACACAAGGGTAAACCATTTAGGCACCCAAGACAGCTGTTTCGCTGTTCGCCAGTAGCTAGTGCAAGCTGTAAAAAAGCTTGTGCGAGATTTCTTGTTGTTCGGGAAACCCCTGAGAGCCACAACTACCAAGTGAGTATGGAAACATCCTCATGGCCAAGAGTAATGAACTTGGGTATGGTAATAATGTTGTGGATTGGGCAACCCGCATGCCTACGACCTAAGGGCGCTATGCTAGCCTATGGTCGGGCGTCAGAGACTGAACGGAAATCGGTCTGCGAAGAAAGTTTAAGCAACTTGAGCAGGCTTAAGATACAGTCCGAGCCTTTAGGGAAACTTAAAGGGGTATTCCTCGATGGGGGGACTTGCATATTCCAACTAGGGTGTTTAAACCCGCAGGAAGACGACATATCGTCTTTGGAAAAAATCAGAAAAATAAAAAAATTGAAAGTTTATTTTGTAATCCTATTTCATTCAAAATAGGTTTAAGCCGGAAGTTTTCAACTTAAAAGAACAGACATTTGTTCATATTTCTCAAAATGGACAATCAAATTGACACGAAGATTAACCCTGAAAATGTTCGTGATGACGGAAAAACACAGTGCTCCAATTGTAAATGTTGGAGAACTCCTTCCGAATTCATCGGAAAATCTGGAAAAACGGTGAAGACTTGTCAAAAGTGCCGTGACAAAGATGATAAAAAGAAAATGACTGATGCTGTCAAAGAAAAAAGATACGCCCGAAATAATGAGAATAAATACTACATCAAGAGTAGGGAGAAAAAGCGTGCTGAAAACGAAGAAGAGTATTTAGCACACAACGCAAAGTTGGCGAGAGAATGGAGACAGCGACAAAAAGAAAACTGAAATACTTAAAACATGTTTCATTTAGAAACACGTCTTTAGAAAAAACCAAAAATTTGAAAGTTTATTTTCTCTTCCTATTTCATTCAAAATAGATTTAAGCCGGAAATTTCCAACTTAAAGAACACCAATCACTTGTTAATACTTCTCAAATGGACAACCAAATTGACGCAAAGATTAACAATGCAAGCATTCGCGACGATGGAAAAATTAAGTGCACAAATTGTAAATGTTGGAGAACTCCTCCCGAATTTATCGGAAAATCTGGAAAAACAGTAAAGACTTGTCAAAAGTGTCGTGATAATGATGATAAAAAGAAAATGACCGATGCTTCCAAAGAAAAAAGACGTATCCGAGATAATGAGAATAAATACTATATTAAGTATAGGGATAAAAAGCGCGCTGAAAACGAAGAAGAGTATTTGGCACACAATGCAAAATTGGCGAAAGAATATAGACAACGACGCAAACAAGCTTTACATCAAAAACAAGAAGAAACTTCTACCCAAGACCCAAATAAAAGTTCATGTCTCAGATGCGGTAAAGAGTTTATCATCTTTCAAACGGCTCATAAAGTTCCAAGCACTAAGTGTCCAGAGTGTTACCAAAAACAACAAGATGTTGAATCGAGACGTGCTCGTCTTCGTTATTCAGAACTGATAAAACGTGCCAAGGAAAAAGGATTACCATTGACATTATCTGAGGAACAACATGCGGATTTGTCCATAAAACCTTGCATATATTGTGAATTTATGCCTCAAGTTGGTTACAATGGCATCGACCGCATGGATAATCAAGAAGGATATACTCCGGAAAACTCCGTTCCTTGTTGCACTGAATGCAATCGAAGCAAACATGTAATGCACCCTCAGTATTACATTGAAAAAGCACAAGCAATCACTGCCTATCAACAAGATGGGAACCTTTCACTTATTGACCAGCTTTCTCGGTTATGGATAGATTATAAAAAGAAAACTCGTCCAGCTGTATATCAACAATACAAGAATATGAGTGAAAAGCGCGGTATTGAGTTTAGTTTATCTGAAAACGAATACAATACTTTATTGAGCGGTAGATGCTATCTTTGTGGAGTTGAAGAGAATTACATGGGTATAGACAGAAAAGATAACTCTAAAGGCTATATCCCAGGGAATTCTTTTACCTGTTGTTCCATCTGCAATTTGATGAAAGCTTATTTTGACTATGATGAATTCATCTCACGTATGGCAAGGATCCAACCACCCGAAGACATTACTCTCTGGAATACAATGACTTCGATAAAAGACCGTCAATTTCAATGGACACATGCAACTTAGGTAATGAATATTACCAAGGGTAAGAAAAATTAATATCCTGTGTTTATAAAACACACGATAATGTTCGCTGTTGGAGACCGTGTCACTTGGAATGAAATGACTGGAACCGTCACCCGAACTGGTGTCTTTCGCTTGTCTATGTCTCAAAGCATCACCGTCGAGTTCGACCGCCTTCCCGACCAACTCAAGCCCGTCGAACGTCTGTTTATCGGTGAAGACTGCAATCAATTAGTCAAGTCTTAAACTGACTGATTTTTACCATCTGTTTCTTTTTTCAGTTGTTCTTCATATAAATCAACCACCTTCTTCGCTTGTGTGTATTCGTCTTTTGATATCTGTGTCCTCCTCAAACTCTTCGGAACCACACAAAACTTACTCTCCTCATGCAAAAAACTCATATTGAAAACTATAAAGAGCAAAGTCAAAGTCAATGAAATAATGATGTCCCTCGTCGCAACATAAAACATACAAAAGACCGTTATCCTTCGTATAATCTTTGATTTGAGCATATACTCTTGCGTCTTGGTAATATCAAGAAGAAGGTATCTTGAACCCAAGTTCATCATCAAGATACTAAAAGCGGCTAAATACGCATTTTGATTAAAAATAGTTAATAATTCAGAGGCTCCTTCCATCCCCCTTCACTTTACAATTTTCAAATATTTTTCTTCGATTTGGTCAATAAAAAGAATATAAACAAAATTTGATTTCTATTCAAAATACAAGCTGTAAATGCTTTCTTTCATCCGTAAATACATTCAGATTTCCAGACCGATGATGGGTCGATGGGCACTTGTATATGACCAACCAGTTGTCGATCGAAAGATTGACCTGGCCAATGAAGACCACTCTTATTCAACAACTCAAAATGAACAACCCAACATTGAAGAGATTATGGGTTGTATGCTCGAGTTTCCCGACCCAACTTTACTTCATCCGCATTCCAAGTTGTAAGACTTGTTCCATCATAAAGATGAGCATGACACCCGAAGCAATATACAACCCAAAATCAACGAACTTGTCCCGAGTATTATAATCAGTCTCAATCGTCATATTGCTCCCACGCGACTTGAGGTAACGATCCATATTCGAAGCTTTCATCTGTTGCTCGTCGTCTTCACTCACTTCACTCGATGCCGAACGCGCCTCTAACGCATTGGCCAAATACAGGTCATCGTCATCCTCATTCAAAGGCTCATCCGTTCCCGCATAGATAGTTCCGCCATCAATCGAGACGACCGGCTTGACTTGCTTCCGAGGTTTGCAAATCGGCTCGTCTTGGGGCTTGAGTGTCCGAGAATAAGAGACTTTGCTATGGGGACCATATAGGTCTCCTTTGTAGCTGTAAGGATCGATATCGGCTTCTTGAAAAGGTTTCTTCGGTTTGACTGCCTTTTTCTTATACAATTCACACAACGGATCGACTGTCTTCTTCTTCTTTTTTGTAATTGCACGTTCAAATGACCCATTCCCCCATGCTTCATCCAAGGTGCTGTAATTGGTGTTAATAACAGTCATACCTTTTATTTTATCGGCAGAAAATACTCCGGAAAATAAACCACACCCTTCTTAAGTCAAATTCAAAACAACCTTCCCCGAAGGTTTATATTTGGAGATATTCTGAAAGGGTGCTTTCTTCCCTGACGACGGAACGTTATTTCGATTGATAATCAATTGGTCAAGTTCGTTATAACTCTCCAACGCACCCTCTCCCGGGTCTCGGTCTCTCCCATTTCGAGGAACCGGACTGTCATAAGTTGGTGTCGGTTGAAGAGGAGAAGCTCCATCAAAATCATGACCCCCATCAACAAAGTCGTCCGCTTCCGCCGTAATCCGTTCAATCGCCTTCACCTGTTTCATCCGCCGATACCTCTTTAATTCTACCAAGTCCCAAGAGACATACAAGGCTCGAGGATAGATATACTCGACGATAAAACCGTTTTTTCGAAGTCTGGCAATGATAAAAGCAATACAGTAATCGATTTTATAAGCTGGGAGACCGATGACCATCTCTGGGACTTCGTAGATAATCTTAAACTGTTCATTGTTGGCGGCGGACTTGATTTTGGTGCAACACTTCTCAAGGACGACTTCATAACATTCCAAACGTTTGAGTTTTTTAGTTTGGATACCACGATAGAGGTCGTAGATATTTACATTATTCATTCGTGTGTTTAAGATTAAATGATAAATTTTGGGTAGTAAGGGAAACGTATTCAAATGTATAAAAATTTAGTTGTCTCGGGTGGTGGTCTCTATGCCCTCAGTTTCTTAGGTTGTCTTCGATGTCTGGAAGAAAATAATCAGATCAAATCCATTTCCAATTTTATCGGAACCTCGGCCGGTTCTCTGATATGCACCGCATTAGCGATTGGATACACACATCAAGAGTTAAGTCAAGTGATTAAAGAAGTCTTAGTCTCAACTGAAGATGTCTCTTTGAATATCGAAGTCTTATTCAATCTGTATGAAGAATATGGTATCGATAATGGTGAAAAAATACAGAAAATAGCACGGATTATGCTGGAAAGAAAAAATGTATCTACAAATTTTACTTTTCTAAACTTAGCCAAGACCTTCGGCAAAAACTTGGTCATTACCGGTTCGAACTTAACTTTGAATAAACTCGAATACTTCTGTGTCGATAATACTCCAGAGATGGAAATCGTCGAAGCCATCTGTATCTCTTGTTCTATCCCACTTATCTTTACACCCAGAACTTACAAGGATAATCTGTATGTCGATGGAGGTATTTACAATAATTTTCCGATGGATTACGTAGCAGAACATGACCCAACTCATGATAAAACGACACTGGGGATGGTGATTGAGCATCCAATTAAACCGATTACATCGATTTGGAGTTATATTTATAGTATCGTCAATTGTTTATTGATTAGTCAATCGACGACGAAAAAATACAATCCGGAGAATGTCTGTCTTATTCCGACAACAGAGAATGTCGAACTTTCAATGGGTAATCTATTAAGTCTATCGATTACATTGGAAACACTTTCGGATTTAGAGACGACAGGATACAATCGAATGAAAGAGTATCTTGAAATTAAAAAAATAAACACACCAATCAATATAATTTAAGACATACAAGAGTCCGGGTTCGACGACTTCAAACACTTAACCGCTTCAAGCAAAGCATCCGCCTTCCGTTCCCCACCGTATTTATGTTCCTTCTTCTCAGAGACCAAACGGATATCCGGAACACCGCTAACGGAGAACTTATCGGTCTGTTCAGCGTTAGACGGGTCGCTGATATCAATCTTGTGCAGAGCGACAGAGGAGTCACCCTTCATCTTCTGAACAAAGATGTCCCATTCGGGGTTGAATTGGTTGCAGTATCCACATGATGGCATGAAGAAATAATAGACATGATGCTTAGGGGACTTACCGTCTTGCATCCCCTCGACACTTGGTTTCCGACGCAAATACCAGAGAGCCAGAGCAAGGAGGGCTACAGTTGGGACAATCCAGATTACCATTTGCATTAATCCACGAGCCATTATTTATTCTTTAAGACAAAAAGATTTAGTGTTCCTCAACATAAATTTCTCGTGCCGAAGGAAAACACCGAACTAATTCTTGAACACAATCGACAGAAGGTGGTTCATCATCAATAATAATCGTATCGACACAAGTTAAATGACGTAAGTCTTCTATTAATTCTGGGTCTTGTAGAAGGTTGTCTATACAAACAACTAAAACTCTGGAACGCATTCCCATCATTCGTAGAATACCTTCTTCGGTGGGTAGAACGACTGGATAATCATTTTGAAGAAGACTACATAATACTTCTTGTGCATCGTCATCGGTTTTTACAATTACAATAGATTGATAGACGGAACAGTTTTCATAGACAGTTTCAATGGCGTTTAGTATTGGAATAGCCATTTACAAATAAATTACAAAAACTACTTAAATACTTTTCTAAGTAGGTTAAAAAGATAACATGGGAGACTGTGGTGATATTATTCGCCATCTTCCAACTGTTTTCTTTTCTTTCAAAGACCATCCGTTGGCTGTCCCGGATGAACGATTACGTGCCAAAATTACGGCCATTCGTGATGCAGGTGGCTTTCAAGCAATTTATTGTCCGGATCCGGCCTTAATTGCTTCTTCCAATCGTCATCATCTGACCCCAAAACAACACAGCTATCCGACGCAAAATAATAAGCGGATGTCTCGTGGCGGATTGTCTTCCAGTATTCATAAGACTTTTCGTGGGAGTTTCACTTCACCCAAAGAACCTCCCCAACATTCAACGACACCCGAGAAGACCCTGAAAGGTCTATTGAATAAATTAACGACTGCTAACTTTGAGAGAGTGTATCCGAAAATTGTCAATTGTATTCCAGTGCTTCAAGTGGTATTTGTGATTAAATGTCTGTTGGAGACGAGTGCCAAACAACAGAGCACATTTTCGAATGTCTTTGTCATGGCGATTAAGTCTCTTTCCAATAACTACTCTGAAGTCAGAGAGTATCTTGACCAGTATGTTCATGATTTCTGTGCTTCAAAATGGTATCTGATATCAGAGACGGCGAAAAAGGAGAATTACGACGAGTTTTGTAATCGACTGAAAATGAAGTCGAATATCTTAGGCACGGTCAAAACCATTCTCGCTTTGGCTGAGATGTCATTAATTACCATCGATACAGACTTACTTTTACAGAGTATTCCTTCATCCAATTTACATGATGTCGAGATTTTCATTGACGCTGTTATCTTGTTAGTTCAAAGTAAATCTGTCGCTTCGACGAAAATCATTGACCAACTCCGTCCTTCTTTAGAAAAATGGGAACAAGAGTTCCGTGATGATGGAGGAATGAGAATTGTCTTTAAAGCGCAAGACCTCTTAGTCCATGGGTTTCCATCTTCCAAAGAATATAAGAAAAATTGATATGTTGTATATACAATAAAATTATTGTCAAAGAAGATGGATTACAAACCTGCAATTCTTGAAAACCTGATCCTTTTACGGAAACAACGTCAAGCCGAAAAAGACATCTGGAAAGTCAAAGCTTATACAACTGCAATCAAAAGTCTTCAAGAACATCAGAAACCAATTACGAATGAAGCTGACTTGAAAGATATTCAAGGACTGGGAAAAAGTATTCATGGCAAGATTGTCGAGTTAATGCAAACAGGTGCAATGCAAGCCGTCGTCGAAGCAAAAAAGCACACCAATGTCATTGATGCCATTGACCTTTTGACGACCGTCAGTGGAATCGGTCCCGTCAAAGCCAAAGAGCTGGTTGAAGAACACGGCATCCGAACGATTGACCAGCTTCGAGAGCGTCCGGAACTGTTGAATGACAAACAAGCCATTGGTTTGAAGTATTACGATGACATCGCGGAACGTATTCCTCGAAATGAGATTGATAAACATCGGAATTATATCACTCCATTTATGGACAAATGTGGTGTCGAGTTTGAAATTGCAGGGAGTTATCGACGTGGAGCGAAGGACAGCGGAGACATCGATATCTTACTCACCTCTTCAGATGGTTGTTTGTCGGCTTCAAACGAAGTCGATGGAAAAGTGATTTTAAATCAAATTGTCGATGCATTGACCCAAGATGGCTATCTGTATGAAACATTAGCCAAGGGGGATAAAAAGTATATGGGTCTCTGTCGATTGAAGCGTTTTAAACGGTATCGGCGGATTGATATTATGTATTGCACACCAGATCAATATCCATTTGCTGTCTTGTATTTCACCGGGTCTGGAGATTTTAATGTTGAAATGAGGAATTATGCTTTATCGAAAGGGTATTCTTTGAGTGAATACGGATTAAAATCAATGACGACGAAGCGTTTTGTCGAGGCAGAGTTTCGAAAGGAAGAAGACATCTTCCGGTTTCTTGGAATACAATACATTCCCCCGAATGAAAGAAAAGCGGGTGTCTTAGAGAAGCATGTAATTATTGACTAAAGCGGAGCTGACACCATCGACATTTGACCAGTCGTTTTGCTTAAAAGTCTTACGTTGTCTGCGGTTGTAATTGGTAAATTTCTCGACCTTGGGTGCCTTCTTTTCTTTGGGTGGAGGGACTTCTTCTTCATCGTCGCTTTCTTCTTCGTCATCATAAGTCTCGGCGACAGCGGGTTTGGTCGGTTCTTTTTTCTTATCTTCTTTGACCTCCGGAATCAAAGTCGGTGCTTTCGCGGGAGGAGCCGGAGGAGCAACTTCTTCTTCTTCGTCTTCTCCGATGACATCAGTTTCAGTAAAAGTATCCTTGCGATACTTTTCCTTCATTTTACCAGAGATAGTCACCAGCTTGTTCGAGAGCTCATGGAGTTCATCCGCCAGAGCCGCCATTTCGTCTTCTTGGAACTTCTCGCGCAAAGACTTCTTCGGTTGTTGTTTAAGGGTCGAAGTGACAAAAACGACAACCGTGTAAATGGCCAACGCAATCGCGAGATACCAAAGGATCTTCCGATACATTTTAGATACAAGGAGAAAAATAAACTCGTTTCATTCATAACAACGCAAGCTATTTTTCAGTAGCTAATTTGAAAATATTTTACTTTATCAAATGAGCGACTGCACAGTTGCTTATAACGATATCGTTAATGTTCTTTCAGATTACTTAGGTGCTTTATTACAGATTTTAGCCCACAAAATTGACCATTACTCTTTCAAAATGAAATACACTAAATGTGGAAATACTGGAGCCATGTTGGTCTATCTTCTAACCGGTGAAAAGGAGTTTGAAAAGATTTTTTACTGTGATGTTGGAACGGTTCGGGAACGACACGAAACCAAAATCGACAAGAAAACACAGATTTCCGAAATGTTAAAGAAAGACCTCCTTCAAAAAGATGAGACTGTCCCTTCACTCTACTATGTTCTTTTGACCTACGAAGACTTTCCCTGTGGAGATGGTCTTGAAAAGTTCTTCCCAGGGCACGTCTATTTAATTGAGAAAATACCACCTTGTTCTCCCAAAAAGAAAACGACCAAGTATCGTTTCTATCAATCTTATATCAATAAATATACTCTCCTTGACCATCGTATTCTGAATAATGATACTTTTGATATTTCACATACTCGGTTGAAAAAACATTTGGATGATTTTGAGTATATGATGAAACATAATGTCTGGGACGACCACGTTGAAGATTATTGGAAATCTTTGACTTTTGTTGAGACCAAACTCAAAGGATGTAATACTTCCAACTTGTATCCCTGCTACATTAAATTCACAGTTCCGAGTGCCTACCAAAACATTGTCTCAATCGTTCAACGTTTTATCTCGGAGTTGGAAGTCGATATCGCTCAAGGAGACGTGAAGAAATATGACCCCGTGGTGGAAGAAGATGACCAGTATGCGGCGAAAAAGGTGTCTCCGAATGAACTCTTGTCGTTGATGAAAGAATTACATCACCGTCTGGACAAATTAAACAAATCTAAGATAAAGTAATGTCATTAACTACTTTAAAGCCTATTGTCGTCCTTCTTGACTTTGACAACACAATCGTCGGAGACGTGGCTTGGTTGTCTTGGGAATACTCTCTCGTTCGAGCTAATCATCGAAGAATACGGTATCAGCATAAACTGATTGAAGACGACCTCAACCACGGACTGATCCGTCCCTATTTTGCCGATTTTATTAAACTTATGAAATCAAGATATCATAATGTTGAATTTTTTGTTTATACGGCCAGTGATAAACGTTGGGCGGAGTTTATTATCTCCAAGATTGAAAAAGTCTTAAATCTTCGCTTTCATCGTCCGATCTTTGCTCGGGACAGCTGTATCACGATTAATAACTCGTATTATAAATCGATTGAAAAAATACAAAAGCATCTCTGTTCGGCACTCAAACCCAAGTATGGCCTTCTGACTTCGTATAAAGAGTTCCAGAGTATCGTTTTGATTGACAACAATCCACGGAGTTTGATTGAAAGAGACTTCCAGATCACTTGTCCGAATTACAATTACAATCAACCGATTAACGTTCTGCGTCACTTTAATCGTCCCAATATACCCGTCATGGCGGCAACTTTAAATAAAATTCTGTCACCCAAAACCTCATTTCCAAATACTAGTGGCGATGCCTTTTTCCATGCTTATTACGCTTACTTGTCGTTAGCGTATATGAATGCATCGATAGTTAATAATAAAGAGAAGCAAGACCGCTTTTGGAAGTATATGCTTAAACGGATGACCAAACGAAATATCTCGGAGATGAATAGTCGTCAGTTGGTTGGTTACATTTCTAAGCACCTTTAGCGACGACATTCCCATTTTGTAATTCAGAGATACACATGAGAAAGGTATCGGCTAAATCGTCTTTTTTGGTGTGGTGATTGTAAAAATCATTCCATTTCTCCTTTTGTTCTTCATTGAATTGTGTTCCCAGAAACCACTGGACGTGTCGAACGGCAAGAAACTTCCTTTTGGCGTAGTCTCCCTTTAACTTACATTCAATCTCGGGACCCTTATAGACTTTCATTTTCTTAACTGCCCGGATAAAGCGGACGGGTATCTCGAAACCACTTTTAGAGACCAATTCGACAAGCTTGGCATAGATAATGTGACTGGTAAATTTCATCTTATTATTGACTTTGGGTTGAAGCTCAATCGAGACCCGGGTTAATTTCGAACACATGTCCATCCCTAAACGTTGATTCCAGATTTCTTCGACCGTTGAAATAACTCGGAGAGCGATGTCTTGGAGTAAGAAGTCTTTAACTTTCTTGCATTTGATTTCATTCTTTTTGGTCAATTTCACGTCTTTCGGAGCATGGGTCTTGCAAGTAAAGTTGTCGTTGTGTTGAATCGAACACGCTTTACCACAGACCTTTCCATTTTTTAAGAGACTTTGACACGTCTTTTTCTCCTCGTCCAAAGTATTGATGACGTCCCAATACGCGACAGTGTATTGAGTAAAGTCATTTTTGTTCTCGGTATTCATGCAACACAGAGCGAGATTTTTGAGACCGACATCGATACTGAGTATCATTTTGTATTTGTCAGACAAATACCTTTAAGCTGGATTTAGTCTTCTTATGCGTTTTTTAATTGACTTAAAGTTTCTTTGTATCAGATTAATCAACAGTGCTTCATTATGCAAAGTGGAACTGACTTTCATGTCTCTTCTGATAATGGAAGACAAATGTTATATGTAGGCAATCCGAGCTCTCAACGTCGTGAAATTGATATCACGAATGGTGGTTCTCCGTCCTACACTCCGCCATCAAATTACAACACTCCCCAACTTAATGTCATCAACGATCCGTCTCAACTGGGTTTAGATCTACTCATTAACCCGAAAAAGAAAGATGCGCTCTCAGTCTCCAGTGGTAGTGAATACAACTCTGGTTCTGGGTCTGGTTCGGCTTCCGGAAGTGATACTTCTTCGGCCGCCAGTAGCAGTGGCAGTGACGACTACGAAAGCGGAGACGAACGTTCTTCAGCCGGTGGTTTTATGCAACAGCAACAGATGCAACAACAGAGATACGTGAGTGAAGAAGAGATCGAAAATCAAAAGAAGGAGCTCTTGTATCAATTCGATCGTTTAGAAAAGAAGGGTATTCGTGTCCCTCGTAAATTTACCATGGGTTCCAGTTTGGAAGAGATGCGTGCCGAATACGACCGTGTCGTTCGGGAGCGTCAAGCTGACATTAGTATCAAGTTTCAACGGAAGATGCTGATGGCGGCGGTCACCGGTCTCGAGTTTATGAATAACAAGTTCAACCCTCTGGACATTCAGCTTGATGGTTGGTCGGAGAACATGCATGAGAGCATCACCGACTACGATGAAGTCTTTGAGGAGCTGCATGACAAATACAAGGGGAAGGCGAAGATGCCTCCAGAGGTTAAACTGTTGATGATGGTGGGTGGAAGTGCTTTTATGTTCCATCTGACTAATACGATGTTCAAGTCTTCCCTTCCGGGTGTGGATCAGGTCTTCAAACAGAACCCGGATCTGATGCGTCAGTTCGCCTCCGCGACGGCCAACACGATGGCCAGCAGTGGTAATGACCCGACGGGTATGTCGGGTATGTTTGCCAATATGTTTAGTGCGCCGAAGCCCTCCAATGCATCTCCGATGGGACAACAACCTCAACAACGGGCTCCTCCACAACAACAAGCACGCCCTCAGATGAAGGGACCCTCTAACATTGATGACATTCTCAAGTCGATTGACAATTCGATTGGGAATGATCGGTTAGAGACGATGAGCACGATGTCGGAGTCGGACATTTCAGAAATTCCGGATGATGCGAGTGTCAGTGGTATTCTTCCCAGAGGAGGCAGAGCCGGACGTGGTCGGGGTGGGAATAGAAGGACTTTGAACATTTAAGTGCCGTGGTATGATTTCTTTTTTCTAATTTCTTCAGAAATAGTAGATACGGGTTTTAATACCCTTACACGCTTATGACAACAACACAAGGTCTTCGTAATTTAAGCATCAACTTTACAACAGGTCGTCCGGTCATTGACCTCGAAACAAATACGTATTTGTCCGTTGATACCAATCAATCGACAATCGTTGGTCTGGGAGCCGGTAATATCACAGCGGGACCTCGAATGGGCTCAGCGATTGCAGTTTATGGTTATGAAGCTGGTGCTGTCAATTTTGGGTATGGAAACGTCTTTATCGGTTATCATGCCGGTTTTCGAAATACCATCGGTCAAGGAAACGTCTTTATCGGAACCAATAACTCCGAAGATAACGTCAGCACCAACTTTAACACTTCACTCGGTCATTTAGCCAAAGCCGAAGGTGGTAATTCGCTCTCGATCGGAACCGAAGCCAGTTCCACCGCCAATTATGCCAAAACAATTGGTTATAGTTCGATTAATAGTGGCAATCACAGTTTGATCATCGCTGACAATGTTGCTAATTCGGGGGACGACTCTTTCATTCTGATGTCTCGTGGTCAAGGTTTTACCAACACCGAGGACTATTTCTTCAATCTCGACAACGTGCTTTATGGTAATAAGACCGACGTTCTATTTTTCAATACCAAATTAAGGTTCTTGAAAGACGTTCAGTTTAATAAAATCACAATCGGGAGTGGAGATGGTTTAAATATTGGAGACGCGGGTGAAGCGACTTTCGGAAATGTGGCAAACTTTAACAGCAATGTTTCAATTAAAGAGAACCTCTTCTTAGGTGGAACTCTCATTCAGGGTTCAAATGAAAAGATTACTGTCTATGGTAATCTTGAAGTTAAAAATGACACGACCATCGATGGGAGTTTGATTGCTCTCTCGAATGCTGATTTTCAAAAAGACGTTCATATCCAAAGTAATCTCTTGGTCTCCTCCAATCTTCAAGTTGATGGAACCATTATTGGAAATGGAGAGACTATTTTAAACCGATTGTCTGTTTTGGATACCGCTACTATTTCAAAGCTCGAAACTCAAGACGTAATTATTCATAGCACTTTGGACGTATCCAATCTGAATGTTCATGACCCTTTAACTGCATATTCCAATGCGGATTTCAAAGGAAAAGTCGATTTTACTGACGAGGTTTTGATGCAGAGTAATCTCTTCATTGGTTGTAATGTCGAAATCGGTGGGGATCTGAAAGTTAATCAAAATACTTATTTGAGTAATCTGTATGTTTCAAATTGGGCGAATATCAGTAATGCCAGTATCCAGTCTGCTTATATCACTAAGATTTTAGAAGCCTCCAACACGAACATCCGGGGAGTGCTAAATACGTATTCGAACGCGTATTTTAATTCTCCGGTTCAGTTTTTGGACACAGTCACTTTTTCGAGTAATCTGATTGCCAACTCAAATGTCGTTATTGATGGCGAGTTGAGAGCCACCTCGAATACATATTTGAGTAATCTGTATGTTTCGAACTTTGCCGAGATTACAAATGGTCAATTTACAAATACGAGTATCACCAATCAATTATCTGCTTCGAATACAGATATCTATGGTCTGGCTAACTTTTATAGTAATTCCTATTTTACCGAAACAACGTTCTTCAAATCAAATATCGAAGTCTCTTCCAATGCGGTTGTCAAAGGTGATCTGACTGTTGATGGAACTGCATATTTGAAAAATGTAATTGTTGATTCGAATTCTATTTTCAAAGGGGTCTCTGATTTCTTGTCGAATGTCAATTTCAATCAACAAGTCACGACTTCGAATGTCTCAGTCCAAGGAGTTTTGAATGTCTTCTCCAATGCCAACTTTTTGATGCCGATGACAACTTCGAATATCGATTTGTTGGGTAATTTAACTGTCTCTTCCAACTCGACTTTTAATCAAAATCTGTTCTCTTCCAATCTGATCACCAGCAATCTCGAAGTCAGTAGTGCATCGGTCTTTCATTCCAATGCTCTATTTGAAACCGTAGTCGTCTTTCAGAGTAATGTCTCCGCCTTAGAACTCAATGTAGCTTCGAATATCACTACTTCCAATTTAACCGCCTTGAATTCGATTACTTCCCAAATCAACGTTTCAAAAGAGCTGATTGGTAGTAATGCATCGTTTGAAGGAGAAGTCATTAGTTCAAACTTGGTCGTTCTGGGTAATTTTACCGTTCGTGGTGATTTCTTTCAGCAACCGGCTTTGACCTCGGTTTTTGATTTGAATATGGACGGTAGTTTATTCGTCAAACAAAATATTACTGCACTTGGTGATTTAACTGTCCTCGGGAATACTTCACTCAGTAATGTCACTCTGGCTGAATTAACTGTCAATAGCAATGCTCATATCAAAGGAGACCTTCTGGTTGATGGAACAATTCGTTCCAAAGAACTGATTACCAGCAATTTAACTGTCCTCGAAAAAACGATACTCTCCAATGACCTTCAAATACTCGGTAATTTGAATACAAAAGGAGATACAGTCTTGTCATCCAATCTGTATCTTGCATCAAATGCGAACTTCGATGGTTCATTAACGATCCAAAAAGAAGTGATTGTTCATTCAACTCTGGACACCAAAGGGTTCGCCAGCTTCTCGAATGACCTTCAGATCCTCGGTAATCTGACTACCCAAGACATTTCAAACAATGGAGATATCTTTAATCAAGGAACTTTGTCAAACATTGGTGGTGCAACTTTCAACTCGACTTTCGACACCAAAGGCTTTGCCAGTTTCTCCAATGACGTTCAGATTCTTGGTAATCTAACTACTCAAGACATTTCGAATAATGGAAATGTCTTTATTCAAGGAACTTTGTCCAACGAAGGGGCAGTCACGTTCGGTTCGACACTGGACACCAAAGAATTCGCCAGTTTCTCCAATGGCGTCAAGATACTTGGAACATTAATCAACCAAGGAGACTTCTCGAATACAGGAAACCTCTTTAATCAAGGCACTTTGTCAAATGAAGGGGCAGTGATTTTCAGTTCGACTTTGGACATCAAAGGCTTTGCCAGTTTCTCCAATGACCTTGAACTCCTTGGTAATCTCAAAACTCACTCAGATATCGTAACCGACGGACACATTACTACTCAATCCAATTTAACTGTAGAAGGAACTACTACTTTGAATTCTCTCGACACCAAAGGCTTCGTCAGCTTCTCCAATGACCTCGAACTTCTCGGTAATCTCAAAATTCATGGTGATATTCTGGCCGACGGACACATTACTACTCAATCCAATTTAACTGTAGAAGGAACTACTACTTTGAATTCTCTCGACACCAAAAGTTTTGCCAGTTTCTCCAATGACCTGAAAGTCCTTGGCACTTTGATGACCCAAGACATTTCAAACAATGGAAATGTCTTTAATCAAGGCACTTTGTCCAACGAAGGAGCAGTGACTTTCGGTTCAACTCTCGATACCAAAGGTTTAGTCAGTTTCTCGAATGACTTGAAAGTCCTTGGCACTTTGACGATCCAAGACATTTTGACTAATGGAAACCTGACGACAGAAGGTAATTTAATCACTGACGGAACTGTCACTTTCAACTCGACCCTTGACATCAAAGGTTTCGCCAGCTTTTCCAATGACCTGGAAATCCTGGGAACATTAACGACCCAAGGAGACATCTCGAATAATGGAAATTTTTTAAATCAAGGAGACATTTCCAACAATGGTAGTTTTCTTAATCAAGGAGACATTTCTAACAATGGCAACCTTTTTAATCAAGGAACTCTACAAAATGAAGATGCCGTCCTCTTTGGTTCGACCCTGGATGTCAAAGGGTTTGCCAGTTTCTCGAATGACTTTGAAATTCTCGGTGATTTGACAAATCAAGGTGATATTTTGACCAATGGAAATCTGACTACCCAAGGCAACTTAACCACTGACGGAACTGTCACTTTTAACTCGACTCTCGACACCAAAGGGTTCGCCAGTTTCTCCAATGACCTGGAAGTCCTCGGCACTCTGACCACCCAAGGAGACATTCTCAATCAAGGTAATTTAACCGTCGATGGCGAGACTACCTTCAATTCGACCCTTGACATTAAAGGCTTCGCCAGCTTCTCCAATGACCTTGAAATCGTTGGGGTTTTAACCAATCAAGGTGATATTCTTGCCAATGGCAATCTGACAACGCAAGGTGATTTAACAACCGAAGGAAATGCCACTTTTAACTCGACCCTCGACATCAAAGGCTTTGCCAGTTTCTCCAACGACCTTGAATTACTGGGTAATCTGAAAACTCAAGGCACACTCATCGTCGATGGAGAAGTCGTCTTTAATTCTAATCTCGATATCAAAGGCTTCGTTAGTCTCTCCAATGACCTCGAAATCCTCGGTAATCTCAAAACTCACTCAGATATTCTAACTGATGGAAATGTTGTTGCACAAGGAACACTCACTGTCGGTGGAGAAGTCGTCTTTAATTCTAATCTCGATATCAAAGGTTTTTTTAGTCTCTCAAATGACCTCGAAATCCTTGGCATTCTGACAACACAAAGTGATATCATTAATAACGGAAACTTGACTACGCAAGGTAATTTTACCACCGACGGTGAAGCCATCTTTAATTCAACCCTCGACACTAAAGGCTACGCCAGTTTCTCCAATGACGTGGAGATACTTGGAACCTTGACCACTCAGGGAGACTTATTGACTAATGGCAATTTGACTACTCAAGGAGATTTAATCACCGAAGGCCATGCAACTTTCAACTCGACCCTGGACGCGAAAGGTTTTGTCAGTCTTTCGAATAATGTGGATATACTCGGAACTTTAACTACTGAAGACGTGATTACTAATGGAACTTTGACCACACAAGGCAGTTTAATCACCGAAGGAGAAGTTATCATCAACACCACTCTGGATGTCAAAGGCTACACCAGTTTCTCGAATGACGTCGATATACTTGGGACATTGACTACTTATGGCGATATTATTACCAAAGGTGCTTTTGTCACTCAAGGAAGTATCGTCAATGAAGGAAGTGTTACATTCAGTTCAACAATTGACGTTAAAGGCTACGCCAGCTTCTCCAATGACGTAGAAATCCTCGGAACCTTGACTACCCAAGGCGACGTGATTGCCAACGGAAATGTGATTACTCACGGGAGTTTAACCACCGAAGGTGAAGTCATTATCAACTCAACAATTGACACCAAAGGCTTTGCCAGCTTCTCCAATGACGTCGAAATCCTCGGAACCTTGACCACCCAGGGAGACGTGATTGCGAATGGAAATGTCATTACTCATGGAACTCTCACCACTGAAAATGAAGTCATCATTAACTCCACAATTGACACGAAAGGTTTCGCCAGTTTTTCCAATGACGTGGAAATCCTCGGGACTCTGACCACCCAGGGTGACGTGATTGCAAACGGGAATGTGATCACGCAAGGAACTCTTACCACGGAAGGTGAAGTCATCATCAACTCCACTCTGGACATCAAAGGTTTTGCTGGCTTCTCGAATGACGTAGAGATACTTGGAACTTTAACTACTCAAGGCGACCTAATTACCAATGGGAATGTGACCACCCAAGGGACACTGACGACAGAAGGTCAAGTCATCTTTAACTCGACTTTAGATGCCAAGGGATTTGTCAGCTTTTCTAATGACGTAGAAATACTCGGAACCTTGACCACCCAGGGAGACGTGATTACCAATGGGAATGTGACGACCCAAGGAACTCTGACCACCGAAGGAAGTGTCATCTTCAATTCGACACTTGACGCCAAGGGCTTTGTTAGTTTCTCCAATGACATCGAAATCCTTGGAACACTGACCACACAGGGTGACGTGATTACCAACGGGAATGTGACCACTCAAGGGAGTTTGACGACAGAAGGCAGTTTGGTCACAGAGGGAAGTGTTATTTTCAATTCGACACTTGATGCAAAAGGATTTGTGAGTTTCTCAAATGACGTTGAGATCCTCGGAACACTAACCACTCAGGGAGACGTGATTACCAATGGAAATGTGACTACGCAAGGCACTTTGACCACCGAAGGGAGTGTTATCTTTAACTCGACCTTAGATGCGAAGGGTTTTGCCAGTTTCTCCAATGACATGGAAATCCTTGGAACTTTGATCACTCAAGGGGATGTCATCACCAATGGAAATGTGACAACAGAAGGCACTTTGACTACTGAAGGGAATGTTATCTTCAACTCGACTTTGGATGCCAAGGGCTTCTCCAGTTTCTCCAATGACGTTGAAATTCTTGGAACACTAACCGCACAGGGAGACGTGATTACCAACGGTAATGTCACCACTCAAGGAACATTGACCACTGAAGGAAGTGTCATCTTTAATTCAACCTTGGACGCCAAAGGTTTCGCCAGCTTTTCTAATGACGTTGAGATACTTGGAACTTTGACGACCCAGGGAGACGTGATTACCAATGGAAATGTGACAACACAGGGTAGTTTAACGACCGAAGGTGAGGTTATCTTCAATTCATCTTTGGATGCCAAAGGTTTTGCCAGTTTCTCCAATGACATGGAAATCCTGGGGACACTGACGACCCAAGGTGACTTGATTACCAATGGAAGTGTGACGACCCAGGGAAGTTTAATTACCGAAGGGGAAGTCGTTTTTAATTCGAGTTTGGATGCAAAAGGCTTTGCTGGTTTTTCAAATGACGTGGAGATACTTGGAACCTTGACTAATCAAGGAGAATTGATTAACAAGGGAACTGTGACTGCCGAAGGAAGTTTAATCGTCGATGGAACCACGACTTTCAACTCAACAATTGACATGAAAGGCTTTGCCAGCTTCTCGAATGACGTGGAGATACTTGGGAAACTGACTACTCAAGGTGATATAATTGCAAACGGGAATGTGATTACACAAGGAAGTTTGACAACAGAAGGAAATGCCATATTTAAATCCACGCTGGACACCGAGGGCTTTGCCAGCTTTTCCAATGACGTGAAAGTTCTGGGGACATTCATTAACGAAGGCGACTTGATTACGAATGGGAATGCGACCACTCAAGGTAATTTAATTACGAATGGAACTGCGACTTTTAATTCAACCCTTGATGTCAATGGACAAGCCAACTTTTATAATAATGTTGGAGTGAGTGGTGATTTGAATACACAAGGCAGTATAAGTATCGTTGGGAATAATTTTATCCAAGGGAGTTTAGTCACAGTCGGAGGCACTCTCCTCAACTTCACATTAGATGTCAAAGGTTTCGCTCTCTTCTATAGTGATGCTCAGATAGTTGGTTCCTTGACGATACAAAGTGACACGATTACGAATGGGAACAATTTCACTCAAGGAAGTTCATTTATCCAGGGTAATCAGACGACCCAAGGAAATGCGACATTCAATTCTACTCTCGACACTAAAGGTTTTGCCAGCTTTTCGAATGACGTCGAAATCCTTGGAACACTGACGACACAGGGTGACGTGATTACTAATGGGAATGTGACCACTCAAGGCAGTTTAATCACCGAGGGAAGTGTTATTTTCAACTCTACATTAGATGCTAAAGGTTTCGCCAGCTTCTCCAATGACGTGGAAATACTTGGAACACTGACCACACAGGGTGACGTGATTACCAATGGAGATGTGACGACCCAAGGGACTTTGACAACAGAAGGCAGTGTCATCTTCAATTCTTCCCTTGATGCCAAAGGCTTCGCCAGCTTTTCTAATGACGTAGAGATACTTGGAACTTTGACTACTCATGGGGATGTGATTACAACCGGAAATGTTACAACTCAAGGGACTTTGACAACAGAAGGCAGTGTCATCTTCAACTCGTCTTTGGATGCCAAAGGTTTTGCCAGCTTTTCGAATGACGTTGAGATACTTGGAACACTCACTACCCAAGGAGACTTGATTACTAATGGAAATGTCACAACTCAAGGAACTCTAACCACTCAAGGTGAGGTCATCTTCAACTCTACTGTAGATGCTAAAGGTTTCGCCAGCTTCTCCAATGACGTTGAGATACTTGGAACACTGACTACCCAAGGAGACTTGATTACCAATGGTAATGTCACGACACAGGGAGCTCTCACGACAGAAGGCAGTGTCATCTTCAACTCGTCTTTGGATGCCAAAGGTTTTGCCAGTTTCTCGAATGACGTAGAGATACTTGGAACACTGACGACCCAAGGAGACTTGATTACTAATGGAAATGTGACTACTCAAGGAAGTTTAGTCACAGAAGGAAGTGTCATTTTCAATTCAACACTTGACGCAAAAGGATTTGCAAACTTTTCGAACAATGTGGATATTCTTGGCACATTAATCACCCAAGGCGACCTCATCACCAACGGGAACGTGACCACTCAAGGAGTTCTTACCACCGAAGGCAGTGTTATCTTTAACTCAACTCTTGATGCCAAAGGTTTTGCCAGCTTCTCCAATGACGTTGAGATACTTGGAACACTGACGACACAAGGAGACCTAATCACGAATGGGAATGTGACAACCCAAGGCACTCTAACCACCGAAGGAAATGTCGTCTTTAATTCTACTCTTGATGCGAAAGGTTATGCCAGTTTCTCAAATGACGTCGAAATCCTCGGCACTTTAACCACTCAAGGTGATCTGATTACCAATGGCAACGTAACCACCCAAGGGAGTTTAATTACCGAAGGAAATGTCGTCTTCAACTCTACTCTCGATGCCAAAGGTTATGCCAGCTTCTCGAATGACGTGGAGATACTTGGGAAACTGACTACTCAAGGAGACTTGATCACTAACGGAAATGTCACCACGCAAGGCACTCTGACAACTGAGGGAAATGTCGTTTTCAATTCGACACTGGACGCAAAAGGATTTGCCAGCTTCTCCAATGACGTTGAAATCCTTGGAACTTTGACGACACAAGGAGACTTGATCACTAATGGAAATGTCACCACGCAAGGGAGTTTAACCACTGAAGGAAGTGTCATCTTTAATTCGACTTTCGATGCCAAGGGCTTCTCCAGCTTTTCCAATGACGTCGAAATCCTTGGAACTTTGACGACACAAGGAGACTTAATCACTAATGGAAATGTGACGACCCAAGGAAGTTTAACTACAGAAGGTGACGTAATCTTCAACTCAACTGTAGATGCCAAAGGTTTCGCCAGTTTTTCGAATGACGTGGAAATCCTTGGAACACTGACTACTCAGGGTGACTTGATTACAAATGGAAATGTGACGACACAAGGAACTCTGACTACAGAAGGAAGTGTCATCTTCAACTCAACTGTAGATGCCAAAGGTTTCGCCAGTTTTTCGAATGACGTTGAAATCCTTGGGGTATTGACCACTCAATCCAACACCTTTTTAAATGGTGACTTATTCACTCAAGGAAATGCGACATTTTATAATTCCTTTAACGTTCAAGGTATCTCAACCTTTTCAGCCGACACGTATTTCAATTCTTCGGTCTATCTGAGTTCAAATCTCGAAATCGATGGAGACCTGACCGTCCTTTCCAATGTCGAGTTTAATCAAAATCTATCGATTGGTGGAAATGTTGATGTGATTGGTAGTGTAACCATTGGTTCAAATGCCGTCATTCAAGATAGCGGTCTGGTCACCTACGATTGGACTGTCGGAAGAGACCTGACCGTCAATTCAAGTATTTTCTCTTCCAATCTACTGTCTTCAAACTTGACCATCAATGAAGAAGCCACCATCGAACGGCTCAAAATTAAAGAACTCTACGTCGATGGTTATCGCGTCTATCCTTTCAGTTTCACTAAATCGAATGTCTATCCCGAGTCTGCAACTCTGGAAAACCCGGCCGACTTACCCAGTTTAATCGTTCCCGGTGCCCAGTTCGGAACTGATATCAATGTCATCCACAAACCGACTTTTTTCACCGATGAAGTCTTCTTCTGTGGCTCGAATAATCGTATCTTCCTCGGATGGGTCAATGTCCAACAAGAAAACGTCGAATTCGAAAGAGAAGTTATCTTTACTGAAAATGCCACCTTCAACGGAACTTTCACCGCCAATGGTGAAGCCTTTTATTCCAACAATGTCACCATCGCTGGAGATGTTAGAATGCAATCGAATGTCTATATTCAAGACTTGTATATGTATGGTGAAAAGGTCATTCCATTTAAATTTACGACGAATGGCTGTCCAGGAGCTCCAGCCTTTACAGATCCGGCTGACTTACCCAGTTTGATTGTTCCCGGTGCTCAGTTCGGAACCGACTATAACAAATTCACCAAACCGGTCTATTTTGAAAATGATGTCCATTTCTGCTCTCTTAATAACACTGTCTTCCTTGGCGCTTTTAATATTAATAATGGTGATATCGGTTTCAACTCCAATGTCTCTTTCGGAAGTAATGCCATCTTCGAAGGCACTGCGTTTTTCTCCAACGATGTGGTCATGGCCTCCAATCTGACCATTGAAGGAATACTAAACACTGAGAAAGGAATTGTAAATACAGGATGTATCCGCCTCAACTCCGCTTCGAACCCAGACTATTATTGGAATATGTGTGTCAAAACGAATAAATCACAGATTGCTTCCGATTTGACTTTCATTTCCAATAATAAGACCACAGTCACTTTCACCGATGACTTCCAACCAGAAGTTCTTAACTTTACAGGTAAACATCGTTGTGCATCCAAGATAAGAGACGACATCAGTCATTTAATTGGTAAGATTGTCATCGCCGGAGGGACTTATAGCGACCTTCAAGAAAGACCGGAGATTGGAATTGATGAAGCCATCCCCATTGTTGAATTGTCTTCGAAAGAAAAAGATAAACGGGTCTTCGGTGTAATTGGTGGTCAGGAGATGGAAGGAGTGTCGAGAGAGTTTCGAATTGGTAATATTAAATTTGATATTGATCGCGAAACTTCCGAACAAAGACTCATCGTCCAATCAGTTGGAGAAGGTGCGATTTGGGTCTGCAACATTCAAGGAAACTTGGAAAATGGTGATCTAATTTGTAGTTCATCGGTGGATGGATATGGACAAGCTCAAGGAACAGACGATATCAAAAATTATACCGTGGCAAAAATAACATGTGATTGTGATTTTGACCTTAACTCGAAGATTTATAAGTGTGAGGAGTTCGAATATCAAGGGAAAATACTTCGCCGAGCTTTGGTTGGTTGTGTTTATATGTTGTAACTAATTTTGTAAATACGTATTCTATTATTTTTCTGGTATCTTTGTTTTTTATATCAATATACTTAAAAAATGGCGCTGAACTATACTACTACGACTGGTGTCCCTGTAGTCAATATCGATTACGTCAGCGGTGCGACTATCTCTTACCCGGATCCTTCTTTCCAGAACGTCTTTGGTCCCGTTTTCGTCCCCAAGTTGTATGGTAAAGACCTGACTGCTCTCGAAGTCGGTTCTTCCGGTAAAATCGTTGTCACTATCAACGACATTCACGCTTTTGACTTCTCCAACAACGGAGATAACACTGTCACTTACATTATCGCTCGCAGCAATAACGCCTTTAATGTCTCTCCTGATGACGAGAAGGCGACCACTACTCTCGGTAAATTCACTACTCACGACTCCAACAACTACCAATACCTCGATACCACCAACTCTTCCGGTTTCTACGTCAATCAGGCGATCAACTTCAACAAGGCGGCTACTTTTGAGAACACCGCTGCCTTCCAAAACACTGTTGCTCTTTCTAACGCCGTCACTGCTCTTCAAAATGTGACTATGAAGAGCACTCTCAATGTTGAAGGTGCTGTGGCCATGTCCAACAACGTTGTCACTCTCGGTCTGGCCGAGTTTAGCAATGACGTTCGGATCGAGGACAAGTTGGCGGTCAATGGTGCTTCCGCTTTTGTTGGTGCTGTTGAGATGTCCAACCAACTGACCGTCGATGGTAAGGCGGTCTTCTTACAGGCGGTTGAGATGTCGAATGACTTTGGTTTGGTCGGTGAAGCCAGGTTCCAATCCAATGTCGCCGTAAATGGTCCCATCCTCCGTGTCCCCGTCGGCAACACCGCTGCCCGTCCTTATGCCGTTGATTCCGCTCAAGCCGGTTATATCCGCTACAACACTGAGCAGTCTCGTTTTGAGGGATTTGGTCCCGGTAACGCTTGGGGCTCCCTCGGTGGTGTGATTGACGTCAATGGTGATACTAAGATTGAGGCGGAGACTGCTCCCGGTGATAACGATGATACTCTCCGTTTCACTACCTCTAACTTTGAACGGATGCGCATCGATAGCAACGGTAATGTCGGTATCGGCACTACTGCTATGCTCGCCAACTTCCACCTGGCCGGTGATATGTTGGTGACTGGCCTCGCCCAATTCAGCAATGACGTAAGAATTGAGGACAACCTTCGTGTTGATGGTGTTTCCACTCACGTCGGCGATGTCGGTATGTCTAACAACCTAACTGTCCTCGGTGTTGCTTCCTTCAGCAACGACGTTCAGGTTGAAGACAACCTCCGTGTTGATGGTGTTTCCACTCACGTTGGTGCCGTCGGTATGTCCAACAACCTGACTGTTCTGGGTGTCGCTTCTTTCAGCAATGACGTTCAGATTGAAGACAACCTCCGTGTTGATGCGGCCACGACTTTGGTCGGTGCCGTTGATTTGTCTTCTTCCCTAACTGTCCAAGGCATCGCTTCCTTCAGCAATGACGTTCTTTTGGAGGACAACTTGCAAGTTGGTGGCACTACTACCTTGGTTGGTGCTGTCGATTTGTCTTCTTCTCTAACTGTTCAAGGCATTGCTTCTTTCAGCAATGACGTTCTCTTGGAAGACAATCTCCACGTCGCATCCGCAACAACCTTGGTTGGTGCGGCCACTTTGTCCAACCAATTGACCGTTCTCGGTGTCGCCTCCTTCAGCAACGACGTTCAAATCGAGGACAACCTTCGTGTTGATGGTGCCTCTACTTTGGTTGGTGCTGTTGATTTGTCTTCTTCCCTAACTGTCCAAGGCATTGCTTCCTTCAGCAATGATGTTCTCTTGGAGGATAACCTGCGTGTCGATGGTGCTTCCACCCACGTTGGCGCGGTCGGTATGTCCAACACCTTGACTGTTCTGGGTGTCGCCTCTTTCAGCAACGATGTTCAGATTGAGGATAACCTCCACGTCGCTTCTGCTACTACTCTGGTCGGTGCCGCTACTTTGTCCAACCAATTGACTGTCCTGGGCGTCTCTTCCTTCAGCAACGACGTCCAGGTCAAGGACAACCTCCGCGTTGATGCGACTTCGACTTTGGTCGGTGCTGCTACTTTGTCTAACCAATTGACCGTCTTGGGTGTCGCCTCCTTCAGCAACGACGTTCAGATTGAGGACAACCTAAAGGTCGATGGTGTCAGCACTCACGTCGGTGCCGTCGGTATGTCGAACAACCTGACCGTTCTGGGCGTTGCCTCTTTCAGCAACGACGTTCAGATTGAGGACAATTTGAGAGTCGATGCCACTTCGACTTTGGTCGGTGCTGTTGGCATGTCCAACAACCTAACCGTTCTGGGTGTCGCCTCCTTCAGCAATGACGTCCAAATCGAGGATAACCTCCGTGTTGATGCAACCTCAACTCTGGTCGGTGCTGTCGGTCTCTCCAACACCTTGACTGTCCTCGGCGTCGCTTCTTTCAGCAATGACGTTCTCTTGGAAGACCACCTCCACGTTCAGAAGACTGCTACCATTGAGGGTGCTGCGGTCATGTCCAATGCTTTGACAGTTAATGGTTTGACTACTTTCAACGGTAGTGTCGTCTTTAACAACCCTGTCGAGTATGGCAACGGTATTGTCGTCCGTGGTCACGCAGTTATGTCTAACCAATTGACTGTTCTCCAAGAAGCGTCTCTCGGAAGCACTCTGGGTGTTACTGGCGCTGCTACTTTGAACGGTGGTCTGACTGTCTATAACGGAACTACTCTGAACGGCACCACCACCGTCAATGGTCAAACTGACTTTGAGAATGACGTGACCATCGATTCCACTAAGATTTTGACGGTCTCGACTATCAAGTCCGACTCTATGGGCACTGGTCAAATGACCATCGACACTGGCACTCTCCGTATCTTGGGTAACGTCGATATCGAGGGTGCTCTGAACACCATCAACACCACTCAAATCTCCGTTGAGGACAAACTGATCCTGTTGTCTCGCAACAGCAACTCCACTGTTGAGGATGGTAACGCCACTAATAACGGTGCTGGTATCGAGATTGATGGTTTGCCCAGTGGTGAAGTTGATGAGGGCAACCGCCTCTGGGAGAAGTCTATCAAGTGGAACTACGGCACTCAAGGTATGAACGCCATCCGCACTTCTAACCTTGACACTGAAAGTTATTGGGAGATGATGGGTGGTTCCATGCGTATCACTGCCATCAAGAACTCGAACAACGACTTTGTCAGCTACGGTTTCCGTATCAACGAAGACGACGAGTTGGAGTTCGTCAAGATTTTCACTGGCACTAACAACAGCACCGAATACAAGCGTATCGCCAAGTTCGGTGTCAAGATCCTCTAAACGTAGTCTTTGACAATTCCAAAACTCTTTCGGTGATAATTCGTAATTCCGTATTTGCGAATCGCATCGATATGGTCTTTGGTTCCATAACCCTTATTTTTACTTAACTTGTATCTGTCAAGTTCTGGATTCTCAATAACTTTCTTTTCGACAAACTCGTCCCGATACGTCTTAGCCAAAACACTCGCCGCCGCAATTGAAAGATACGTATTGTCTCCTTCAACAACACAATGGTGAGGAACATATTCACCCGACGGATCCAAGTAAGGACGAAAGCGGTCTCCATCGACCAAAATACGGTCAATCTGTCGATTTAATCCATCCAGTGCTTTATGCATCGCTTGATACGTCGCATTAAGAATATTAATGTCGTCAATGACATTCTGATCCACAGTATAGACCGAATAGGCCAATGCATTTTCTTCGATAAACTGTCGAGCTTCCTTTCTTTTTTTCGGACTCAGTTTCTTACTGTCTTTAATCAGTTCTTGTCGTGGGTCTTGACATTCCGGATCCCAGACAACGGCTGCTGCGGTGACACCAAAAATTAAACAACCTCGTCCGGCTTCATCGACACCGGCTTGGATTTCGTTGGGGTTGTGATGAAACTTTTGAAGAACAACCATTAATGTGAAAATTGAAATGTAATTTCTACTTAAGTAGATACTTTCAAATTGACTTACGATGAACGACAAAAATAGACAACACCATGCATCTCTCCCTCGAGAAATCATGATTGACCAAGCACTTGCCTACGTTATCCGTTTGCTGAATGAAGGTCAAACCGATTTAGCGAAGTTGTCCCCTGAACTGTATGATACTATCGCCAAGGCGGCGTATGGTTGTTGTTCAGTCTTTCGACACATCCCAGTTAATATTGATAAGGTTTCAAAACGATTGATTGAAATTGTCAATTACAATAAAAAATTACATAAACTACAAAGTGTCCCCGTCGTCGAACAACGCTCACCCGAATGGTATGCTCTTCGGAAAGGAATGGTCACCGCCAGCGACCTGGCTCAAGCCCTGGGTCAAGGAAAGTTCGGAACCCAACGAGACTTTATCATCAAGAAATGTGGTTACGCCGAAGAAGCTGCCTTTAACTCTAATTTACCGGCTTTGAAATGGGGGGTTAAATACGAACCGGTAGCGACAAGTATCTACGCCTTGCGCAATTCCGTCACAGTTCATGAGTTTGGTCTGGTTCCTCATCAAACAGTTCGTCATTTTGGGGCTTCACCGGACGGCATCAGTGATTTCGGGATTATGCTCGAGATTAAGTGTCCTTACCGTCGTAAAATCGACGGGACAGTTCCAACTCAATACTACTATCAAATCCAAGGGCAACTTGATGTCTGTGATTTAGAAGAGTGCGATTATCTCGAATGTGAAATGGAAGAGTATCCGGATTTCAATGAGTATTCTTCCGACACCGATGACACTGGATACTTAACCAAAGACCATTATGAGAAAGGGTGCATTATTGAATACCGACACGATGGAGATGACACTTATAAATACAGTTATTCCCCGATGGGTCTGTCGAATGACAGTATCCAAATTTGGACGGAACAAGAAATCGAACGTATTCATTCCGACCCGACGACTGGAAATGTCAAAGCAACTTATTGGTCTTTAAAGTTGTATCATGTCAAACGAGTTTATCGTGACCGTGCTTTTATGGAAGAACGCTACAAAGAACTGGAAGTTGTTTGGGACAAAATTCTTCGCTACAAGGCTGATAAAGCTTTATATGACACGGAAATTGTTGTGGCTCAGGAAGAACTCGTTGCTCAACGTAATATCAAAAGGGGAAAGACAACAACTCAACCCCAACCTTCGAGTAGTTTTGAGATTTCAACGACCAAATACACCTTCTCATTGTCTGAGTATTCAATCAAAGACTTGGACGATTAGTTTAAGTAAAAAAGAAAAGGGATAAAAGCACTTAAGAAAAATAAGGAGATGTAATTTAGCTTACTAATGTATCTGGCATTACTTTACATTTTTTTACTTCTAACTCCTCTGCTCTGCGGACGTTGTCTCTTTAGACAACACGTGGTAGAGGTTCAGCCGATTTCTGATACAGAGACTGATACCCAAGATGCAGTGACCGACGACAGTCAGACTGATGGTAGTGAAGATGTCGATGACCATGATATCGACGACGAGGTTGATGACGAGGAGAACGACGAGAACGACGAGAATGAGGACGAGGACAATGAGAGTGGTGACGAGAATGAAGTTGTCGATGAGGAGACCCAAGTAAATACAATTTCAGAGCAAATTGACATTGAGACGAAGAAGGATCGCTAAGGAACTCACTTAAAACAAAATGCCTCAATTAATTAAAAGGGGCTATGGTAATTTTTTCTAACCTTCAACAACTTGTCCCCAATAAGAAGGTAACTTTTACAGTCAAAGATTCTGAGGTCGCAACCCTCAATGCCCTCCGTCGGACAATTCTGAGTGATATCCCGACGATTGGATTTCACTTTGACGTTCAAAACCACTCGAATGAAACCAGTATTCGAGTGCTTAAAAATACAAGCCCTTTGCACAACGAGTATCTGGCTCATCGGGTCTCTTTAATCCCCTTGTGTTTTCATCCCGATGAAAACTTTTACCCCGGAGCCTACAAATTCACTTTGAAAAAGAAGAATACGACTTCACAAATCATTGACGTGACCACCGATGACTTCGAGATTTACAATGAAGACAAAGGTGATTTGGTCTCTGATAGCAGAAAACGGTCAATTTTACCTCACGACCGAATTACCAAAGCTCCGATTTTGATTGCACAACTGAAACCGAACTTGTTTGACCTGGCCAATGGAGACGAAATCGTCCTTGAAGCACACCCAGAGATTGGAACTGCTCGGAAATCTGCCTCTTTCTCACCCGTCAGTCTCTGCACTTACGAGTTCGTTATCGATGAAGACGAAGCGAAGAAAGTCTCGAAAAAGTTAGAAGGAACAGCGGTTGAAGAGTTTGAGACCCTTGGAAAATACAAGTGCTATAAAAAGAACAAATACGGAGAACCGACCGAAGCCGTCTTCAAAATCGAAAGTGAAACCGCATTCACTCCCGAGTTTATCTTCTTTAAAGCCTTTGACGTTTTATTACAGAAAGTCTCGAGTATTCACAAAGAATTCCAGACCGCGATTGCGAATAAGAAGACCGAGATTGTCGAGTGGTCAAAGGTCGGTGAATTGTATCAATTGGTGATTAAAGGTGAAACTCATACTTTTGGAAACTTGTTTCAAACTTTTATTATCGATAGACACCTCAAAGACCAAGGTAAGGTCAGTGGTGGTGCTAAATTGGCAGCCGTTCCACAAGCGAATGACGAAGAGTATGCTCCGATGTCTCCCGATGACCCACGAAGTCCGGGTTATACCGTCGCAACACCCAAATACGGATTTGACGACGAAGAGTATGCACCAATGTCTCCGTCCCCGGTAGGTGCTCCGGCTTATACTGCATTAACTCCAGACTATTCATTCAGTCCGGACGACAATCCTAAATCAGGAGTTTCAATACAATACATTGGTTATACCTGCCCTCATCCTCTGGAAAGTATTGTTGTCTTCCGTCTCAAGTTCGCTGAAGGGACGAAAGGAATTGAAGAGTTCATTGCTCAAGAACTGTCGGATCTATATACAAAATTATACGCGATGGCGAAGGATTGGTCTGACTTTTCGAAGATTCAAATGTATACTGATGTGATGAAATGTTTGGGAAAACCGACAGTCGAATAATTAAAATGACTTTATTTTTCTCTTGACTTTTGTATATAAAGACACTGCACTTATGGACATACAGCAATCGATGATGCGTGTTCAGAAGCGTGATGGTTCTTTTGAAACCGTTTCTTTCGATAAAGTTCTCAATCGGATTTTGAACTTATCCAAAGAACTGCAAGTCAATTCTCATGACATTGCTCAAAAGGTCTGCTCCCGAATCTTCGATGGCGTTAAGACCTCCGAACTGGATGAGCTTGCTGCCCGGATGTGTTGCTCGTTGATTGTCAATCACCCCGACTATGGCATTCTGGCCTCCCGGATTATCATCTCCAACCATCACAAAAATACATCACCCTCCTTCTCTGAGACCATTAGTTTGATGTATCACAACGAAGTTCCTTTGATCAGTCAGCACCTGTATAAAACCGTCATGGCACACAAAGAAAAACTAAATAGTTATATCGATTACAGTCGGGATTACGATTTCGACTACTTCGGCTTTAAAACTCTGGAAAGAGCTTATCTGACCAAAGTCAATGACGTTATTGTTGAGCGTCCTCAACATCTATTTATGCGGGTTGCTCTCGGAATTCATGGCGAAGATATCAAAGACGCTCTGGAGACCTATGACGGAATGAGTAAGCGGTTCTTCGTTCATGCGACCCCGACTTTGTTTAATTCTGGCACCAATGTCCCTCAGCAGTCCAGTTGCTACCTGATTGCGATGGAAGAAGACTCAATCGATGGGATTTATAATACTCTTAAAGATTGTGCTCTGATCTCCAAATATGCAGGGGGTATCGGTGTTCATATTCACAATGTCCGTTCCAGAAACTCGATTATCCGTGGAACCAACGGTAAATCAACCGGAATTGTCCCGATGTTGCGTGTTTTTAACAATACTGCCCGCTACGTTAATCAATGCTTTCGGGGTGATACCATTGTTTATGGCAAGTCGGGTGCGGTTCGGATGGAAGAGATTAAGGTCGGTGATGAGCTTGTCACCCTGGATGGCACTTTCAAGCCGGTTCTACAGATTGCGAAGAACCACGTCGAAAAGCAAATCCTAAAGATTGAGACGGTCAATAGTCTGAAGCCGATACACGTCACAAAGGAACATCAAGTCTATTCACTTTCCGCCCAGCGTCTTGGATTAAACAACAATCAGATTATTCAACGGATGGAAGATGGTTTGATTAAGCCTTCTTTTATTGAAGCTGATTTACTGAAAGAAGGTGATTTCGTCACCTTTCCGATACCAAAGCATATCCAAAATTACCCTGATTATGACACAGATTTCTTCCGTTATTATGGTATCTTGATTTGTCGAGGAGTTATTAATGGAAAGAAAATTGTCTTGGATTTCGATAATACAGCTAAAAATGATTGTCAGACGCTGACTTTTGTTAAAGATTACTTGAAACATCAAGGGATAGAGTTTGATGAACAGTCTGAAAATGACTTTACCATCATTCAATTATATGATGACACGCTTTTACTCGATATTCAAACCAATTTCATCTCCGACAAGTATCTCCATCTTCCTCTGGATAAGACCAAGGCGCTCATCCGAGGTATCTGTGAGACCCGTGCATTGTCTTGGACTGACGAAAAGACTACTATTCTCTGTTGTTCTGAAGGATTTACGTATCAAATGAGATACTTGCTTCTTCGTTGTGGTGTCATGGCTTCTTCGGGTGGAAATAGTAATTCGATTGTTGTCCCACATTCAATCTTTTCTGATAATCCGAATGTCTCCAATGACTATTTTGAATACGATGGTTCCCTTTGGACACGTATCCGTTCCATCGAAGAAGTCGAACACTCTGGCTACGTCTATGACTTTAACATGCAGGACAACCACAACTACCTGACCGATATGGGTCTCGTCCATAACTCTGGAAGACGCAATGGTTCAATCGCGGTTTATCTTGAGCCTTGGCATGCCGATATTGAGCCGTTTCTGGAGATGAAAAAGAACCATGGGAGTGAAGAAGAACGTGCCCGTGACCTGTTTTATGCTCTCTGGATTCCGGATTTGTTTATGGAACGGGTAAGGGACAATGGCATTTGGAGTTTGATGTGTCCGGATGAATGTCGTGGCTTGAGTGACGTGTATGGTGAAGAGTTCAAGACCCTTTATGAACGTTACGAGAGTGAAGGTAAGTTCCGAAAGCAACTTCGTGCTCAAGAACTCTGGCAAAAAATCCTTCAGTCTCAAATTGAGACCGGAACGCCGTATATGTGCTACAAGGACGCAGCGAACCGAAAGAGCAATCAAAAGAACTTGGGGGTCATTAAGTCCAGTAATTTGTGTGTCTCCGGAGATACACAAATTCTAACATCGAATGGCTATTTCCCGATAAAAGACCTAGTGGATCAAGAAGTTGAAGTGTGGAATGGTGAGGAGTTCAGCTCAACAATTGTTCGCCAGACAGGTGTGAATCAAAAACTTATTACGGTGAGGATGAGTAATGGACTATCTTTGCGTTGCACTCCTTATCATAAGTTCATTATCGATAATGGTCTTGTCGAAGCAAAAGATTTGAGTATTGGAATGAATGTGCCTACTTTCAAGCTACCCGACAATCAGTTAGTTGAAGGATTACAAGTCTCTTCAATCGAAGACAACAATGAATACGAAGACACATACTGTTTCAATGAGCAGAAACTGCATCAAGGTATCTTCAACGGTATTCTGACTGGTCAGTGTTCTGAAATTATGGAATACTCCGATAAGAACGAAAGTGCCGTCTGCAATCTGGCTTCGATTTCTCTTCCGACTTACGTCAAAACTAATGAGAACGGACAGAAGTATTATGACTTTAATGAACTCCACGCCAAAGTCAAGATTGTCACCAAGAACCTGAATAAGATTATCGATAACAACTTCTATCCAACTGGGAAGACTGAACTCTCTAATTACCGTCATCGTCCGATTGGGATTGGTGTTCAAGGTCTGGCTGATGCTTTCGTCTTGATGAGAATGCCCTTTGACAGTCCGGAGGCTTCTCGTCTCAACCGGGAGATCTTCGAAACCATTTACCATTCCGCTCTCGAGGCTTCAATGGAACTGTCAAAGAAACGGAATGAATGGTATCGTGAAAACAACGAGAAGCTTCAGTTCCATCCTTGTGAAAAGGAAGCTCTGAGTGACCCCAACTTCCCACCGGGTGCTTATAGCACTTTCGTCGGTAGTCCGGCATCCCAAGGTCTCCTTCAGTTCGACCTCTGGGGAGTTCAACCGAGCGACCGCTACGATTGGGCTTCTCTCAAAGCAGACATCCAAACTCATGGTCTCCGGAATAGTCTCTTGTTGGCACCAATGCCGACCGCTTCGACCAGTCAAATCTTGGGCTTTAATGAGTGTTTCGAGCCATTTACTTCCAATTTGTATAAGAGAAAGACCTTGGCTGGCGAGTTTATTATTGTCAACAAGTATCTTCTGAATGACCTAATTCAGCTTGGACTTTGGAACTCTGAGATGAAAGACCACCTCATTGTCAATGAAGGGAGTGTTCAGGGTATTCCGGGTCTTCCACAAGAGATTAAAGACCTTTACAAAACGGTTTGGGAAATCAAGCAACGGGTCATCGTCGATTTAGCCGCCGACAGAGGAGCTTTTGTCTGTCAATCTCAGAGTATGAACGTCTTTATGGATGCACCGGACACGAAGAAACTGACCAGTCTGCATTTCTACGCTTGGCAACGTGGTCTGAAGACGGGAATGTATTATCTCCGAACGAAGCCCAAGGCGACGGTTCAACAATTCACTATTGACCCGTCGAAGTCGAAATCGAATATCGAGAGAAACTCACCCAAGAGACCGGTGGAAGAGCCGGTTGATTGGGAAAATCAAGGATGCACTTCTTGTAGTGCGTAAATTATTAGGCCAACTTGCTTTTTCTTGCCTTTTCTTTCTTTTTCTTTCTATTATCATTTAAGGGTAATTGTTCTATTTCTTCCAGATGCCGAGAGAACATCTTGTAGATTACACATGTTATCGTTGTGGATATCATGTATCAAAAAAGAGCTCCATAATGTCACATCTTTACAAACTGAAAAAGACCTGTCCTGGCATCTTGCACGATGTCGAATTGACCGATGAAATCAAAGAAAGTATTATGACCAATCGAAAATACACTCCCACCCAATCCTTCGAAATTACACAACAAAACAACATGCATATCAATCAGACGATTAATAATTACAATACGATGAATAACTACATCGCTAACTTGGATACCTTTCTGAAGATTTCTAAATTGGCTGAGTATCAAAATATTGAATTAGTTGATTTTGAAACTCGAGTTGAAGAGCTGTATCGAGAAAACGTCTCCAAGTTAGAAAAAGGAAGCTACAAGTCTTACGAAATTGATACCTCTGGACTTCTGCAAATTATCGACGAAATCAGCACCGTTGATGGTTGTCTTCAAAAGGACATTGAGAACTTCAATATCGTCTATGACAAAGAACGGAATAAACTCCTCTTCTGGGATGGTCGTCGATGGGAAGGCTTTTTAGTCGAAAGTGGAATTCATAATCTATTACGAACGGTCTGCACGTATTATCTGTACAGTATGGAAGTCTTTCTGATAAGAAAAATCGAGGTGGATAAAGGTTCCTTACACAAAAAGACACAACTCAAAGAGTGTTTGATGCACTACTATACTTTACTGGCCTGTTTTCATGTTGATCCATTTATCAAAAACCGAAATGACCATCAAATCTTGTATAATCCGGACGATGAACGATATAATGAGAAAACAGAAGAGTTTTCTTTAGTTGATAAATACATGTCCTTATATAACAAGGCCAATGAACAATTAACTCGGGCACAGGAAAATCGTCTCAAGAAGGACGTTCTTGAGATTATCAAAAAGAACTCGAACAGTAATATCAAACAATTGAATAAGTGTATCATCAATTTGATACAGATTGACACTGAGTTTCAGAACAAGATGTTTGAGGAAAAGTAAAGATGGTTCATAAAACCGTCTTGAAACAGATTATTTTTATTGGAAGACACACTTTTGTCTAACAAGTTGCTCGGAAAATGTCAGTTTCCAAACACGTATTCTCATTTTATTACGAGATATCGTCTTATAAAAATTTACTTGCTTTTTCTTGCCTTTTCTTGCTTTTTCTTGCTCTTTTGTTCTCAGATTTTTAGAGTAGTTTGAAAATTCATTACGATGTATCGTCTTTCAAAATCAATCCAGTCTCGAGGTTTTCTTTTCTCGTAATGACCCCCCCTCAAAAAAATTTTCAAGACTCTGAAAAAAATAGAAAACCGGAATGACCATTAAAAAGACACCTTGATGAATTTTTAGACACGAGTTATCGTCTTCTAAATTTTACTTGCTTTTACTTGCTCTTTCTTGCTTTTTCTTGCCTTTTCTTGCTTTTTCTTGCTCTTTTAATTCCAGATTTTTAGAGTAGTTTGAAAATTCATTACGATGTTTCGTCTTTCAAATAAATCAAACCAATCAGTTTTATTTTTCTCGTCTTGACCCCCCCCCTCAAAAAAATTTTTCAGGTCTTTGGAAAAAATAGAAAAACGGTATCGTCTTGTCCAAATGGTTCGCTAATTCATTTTAATAAACCATATATCGTCTTCCAAAAATTTACTTGCTTTTTCTTGCTTTTTCTTGCTTTTTCTTGCCTTTTCTTGCTTTTTCTTGCTCTTTTATTTTCAGAATTTCGGAGTAAATCAAAAAATCATTACGAAGTATCGTCTTTCAATTGGAGAGTGATTTAGAGATTTTATTTTCTCGTAATGACCCCCCCTCAAAAAAATTTTTCATGTCTTTGAAAAATTTAGAAAAACCGAATGGACTGTAGAAGTCACGTCCCGGTTCATTTTCTTATTACGAAGTATCGTCTTCCAAAATTTACTTGCTTTTTCTTGCCTTTTCTTGCTTTTTCTTGCTTTTTCTTGCTTTTTCTTGCTTTTTTGTTTTCAGAATTTTAGAGACTTGAGAATTTTTATTACGATAAATCGTCTTTGAATTAGAGAGCTTTGATGACTTTTTATTTTCTCGTAATGACCCCCCCTCAAAAAAATTTTTCAGGTCTTTGAAAAAAATCAAAAAATATTTATCGAGCTAATTCATTGACCCAGATGAGTTTTAAAATACTCGATGCATCGTATGCGGTGTATGTTGTATTGTTGTATTCTGTATGTTTGTATTTCAAAATAATTGACTTCTCCTAGGGTGGTGACTTTTTTTGAATCAAAAATAAAAAGACCTAAAATGGTCTATATTTTGAAAATACAGATTTGGACTGTATGTGTATTCTCGTATTTTAAAAATAATTGGTTTCCCCTAGGGCTGTGACTCTTTTGATTCAAAATTTAAAAACGACCTGGAATGGTCTATATTTTGAAAATACACGAAAAGACTGTATTCTGTATTTCTGTATTTCTAATTTGAAGACTTCCCCTAGGGTGATTTAATTTTCAGATCAAAAATTAGAAAGACCTAAAATGGTCTATATTTTGAAGATACAGTAAATCGACTGTATGTGTATGTTGTATGTTCCGTATGCTGTAGCTGTATTCTGTATTTCTGTATTTCTAATTTGAAGACTTCTCCTAGGGTGATTGAGTTTTCAGATCAAAAATTAGAAAGACCTAAAATGGTCTATATTTTGAAGATACACTATCGGCACTGTATCTGTATTTCTGTATTTTAAAATAATTCATTTCCCCTCGGGTGATTGAGATTTCAGATCAAAAATTAAAACGACCTCAAACCCCTCAAAAATGAAAGATACAGACATACAGTTCTATCGTATTTTCGTATGTTTAAAATCCTGAATAATAAAGAAGATGATTTAATAAGTGTATTCCCATGAGTAAGCGTTCAACTTATCCAGACCGTTTAAAAGTCGCCACCTTTGAAGGAGACATCGATACAATACGAGCCTGTATTGCTCATCTATCCAAATCTGGAAATGCCACCAATGTCGTCATTAGTATCTGGGCAAATCACTATATCTCCAAAGACCCTCGTTTTGCACTTCGCCTACAACACATCGTTCTCTTACAAAAAGACCAAGCGGAGATTGATGTCTCTTCCGCCTTGGTTGAAATCTTAGAGAGAATGCATCGAAGTGGAATTGATTACAGTTCTTCCAAATTCACTCCGAATCGAGCTCTAACCAACTCCGCCATTCAAGACTTAACCGGTGTCTTTTCCAGAGAAGCACAAACTTCTCCCAAAGACTATATCAAAAATAAACTTGGTGTGATTTACAAGTTTATCAAAAAACATACACCAAAAGACGACATCAATACGGTCTGTCTTTTTGTAATTACAATAATTAAAAAGTTGTCTTCATCGAGTTCAGCGTCGCCTCTGACCCAAACTCAGATTATTGAACAACTTTTAATCACAATTGGAGTAAAATGGAACCGATACTTTGATTTAATTGAGACACTTCTCTTTCAGTTTATCGTCCCTTCCAATCCGATTTCATCACAACCTATTGTCAAGTATTTTACGTCTCTCAAAACACTCTACACATTTGAACCGGTTGTCTCTGGAACCATTGCCCTTCATTTTTTAAATACAATTCTATCACCATGTATCGAAAGACTGACTGATGCACTGGCGACTTATCTACGCTTTTTCTCCATCGATTTAATGTCATTACCAGTTCTTCCCCGACCTCAACGAGAACGAGATACAATACACAACCCCCCTTCCGTATTACAACAAAAACCGATAACTCCTCAATCGACGATACCTTCTCAACCTTCACACAAAAAGAAATCAAAACCAGAAGAATACGCTCCTCAACCGTCTTTTGAAAGAGTGATAAGTCGTCCAACCCCACCCCCAGTTTATTCTCAACCTCCAGCTCAAGTTTATTCACCAGAAGACGATGATGAACCTGACGAAAATTACATGCCCAATGACGACAGTTGTAAATACCTTTTTAACTGTATTCCGACGTATAATGACAGTTCTCGACTTCGAGAAGAAATTAAGCATCGTCAACAACAGATGGCTTTTCATCGACCAGTCAAAGTTGTCCTTGTCGGAACAGATGCGGTGCAAAAAGGAGGAATAGATTGGAAACATTGCAAATCAATTAGTGTCCAAAAACTCAAACAATAAAATACTTATTGTATGAAAAATAATTATTAAGATTTAACAAATGAGATTTACTCCTGAGGCACCTCAGAGCTCCTCTCAAAACGACGACCACCCCGACCAGTTCCACGAGTGAAACCGCCACGACCACCTCTTCCAGTTCCGCGAGGCGCACCGCTCTCGAAGATACCACGGGAACTGGAGACGTTGTCACACATCAGGGGACCCCCATGGATACCCGTCACATCCACTGCCTGCTTACCGTTCTTACCATCGATGATATTGAACTGGACATACTCGCCCTTGAAGAGGGTCTTAAAGTTGCTGTTCAGAGGGTGTAGGCCACTGTGATGAACGAAGATGTCCTGACCCTTGAGCTCACCGGAACAGATGACGATAAATCCATAACCGAGCTTGTTATAAAACCACTTGCAGTGACCGATATACTGACCACAAGATTGCTCAACCTGCATCTCGAGAACGGCAGGCTGGTCAGAGGAAGAAACTTGTTCAGAAGACATATTGAACTACTCTTCCACCTGCTGTTGTCTTTATATACTTTTCACTCGTTTAGCCTTTAGAAAAAGGTATATTTGCCTAAATTAAAGATGCGTTTTTTAATCGCCTTTCTGATTGTTCTGATTGTCGTGGTTCAGTTTAAATACGTCTTGAAGTCGCCTCCAGACTTCCACATTATTCAGACCAGTCTGTCCCAGATGAACCCAGACTTGTTTTTTGAAAAGCAACCGATTGTCATTGATGACCGGATCGAAAAGGTCGATGAATTGGTTAAGACCGTTTTTAAGTTTTACTATACCAATCAAAGTCGGGTCTCAGTTCCATCGGAAATAGTTTCTGACCCGGAGATGTTTCGGCAAGTCCTGGCCAAGAATATCGTGGTGTATAACTCGACGGAAGAAAAGCAAACGGTTCGGGTCTTGCATCCGAAACATCAAAATGAACTTCAGTTTTTGAAACTGGTTGAGAAAACATACGCCTATCGTCTGGGTAAGATGACAGAAGACAATTCGCCACGTTTGGGAGCGGATATTATTCTGCATCCTCATCAAACACTAATTCTTCCGTGTAATTGGATTTATCAGGTGAATACGGTAATGGAAGAGATTGCATTGTATGATTTTTTGTATGGGATGGCTTCATACTTCCGGAGTAAGTAAATTGATTTGATAAGACTGAATATTTTTACACAAATATATATGCAGCACCTGCACCTGAAAAAACACCTAGGTGTTCACCGTAAGCGCCAACAATTGCAGTGCTACCCTCTGATGATATCGATACTGAATATCCAAAATAATAAGAAACTCCCTTATCACTGGCAGTCAGTTTAGTTTGTTGTGTCCAAGCCGTTCCATTGCGTGTATAAATATAAACAGAACCAGCATTTCCAACATTATCTGGGTCTTCAGCGTAAGCGCCAACAATTGCCGTATTACCATCTGATGATATCGAGACTGATCTCCCAAAAAAGTCCGATGCTTCTTTATCACTGGCAGTCAGTTTAGTTTGTTGTGTCCAAGCCGTTCCATTGCGTGTATAAATATAAACAGAACCAGCATTTCCAACATTATCTGGGTCTTCAGCGTGAGCGCCAACAATTGCCGTATTACCATCTGATGATATCGAGACTGAATTCCCAAAACCATCTGATGCTTCTTTATCACTGGCAGTCAGTTTAGTTTGTTGTGTCCAAGCCGTTCCATTGCGTGTATAAATATAAACAGAACCAGCATCTCCAACATTACCTGGGTCTTCCCCCATCGCCCCCACAATTACCGTATTACCATCTGATGATATCGAGACTGATCTCCCAAAAAAGTCCGCTACTTCTTTATCACTGGCAGTCAGTTTAGTTTGTTGTGTCCAAGTCGTATCATTGCGTGTATAAATGTAAGCAGAACCAGCATTTCCAACATTATTTGGGTCTTCTAAATATGCCCCAACAATTGCCGTATTACCATCTCCGGATATAGAGACTGAAACTCCAAAATAATCACCACTTCCTGCATCACTTGCTATCAGTTTCGTTTGTTGTGTCCAAGCCGTTTCATTGCGTGTATAAATATAAGCAACTCCAGAATCACTAATACTACCTGTGTCTGCCTGATACGCACCGACGATTGCCGTATTACCATTTGAAGATATCGAGACTGAACTCCCAAAAATGTCAGAAAACCATTTATCACTAGCTGTCAATTTAGTCTGTTGTGACCAGGTAGTTCCATTTTTTGTATAAATGTAAGCAGAACCAGCATTTCCAACATTATCTGGGTCTTCAGCGTAAGCGCCAACAATTGCCGTATTACCATCTGATGATATCGATACTGAAAACCCAAAACCATCTGATGCTTCTTTATCACTGGCAGTCAGTTTAGTTTGTTGAGTTGATATAATTCTCTGTTTTCCTCGAAACTGAGACATCCGGATCGAACTTCCTCTATTCGGAATACCGGTAATCGATGAAGCAAATCCAGATACCGCGTCTTTGTAATAACCACTAAATTTGATAGGATTTGTTCCTCCTAATGACCGAAGGTTCGAAAACTTCAGATTTGTGGTTGGAAGTGCCATTTTATACAATCAAAGACTATAAATATAATTTAATTTCAGTCAGCGCAGAATTCATTAATGTATTAATCTTTCTCTTTGCCTCTGCACGTCTCCCGTTCTCGCGTGGTATCTCCATCGCCACCTCAATAAAACGTGTTCCTGTCTCTTCAATCTCCATCAACTGACGTAGCTCGTCCTCTAAATTCCAAAGGGATGCATTAGCTTGACACAACTGAGTATATGCAGTGATAACATTAGGAGTCTCTTGTTCTCGATACTTCTCTCGGATCCGATTAAGGATATTTTTTTCATCTCGAACCTTCCCCAGCGGTTCTTCTTTCCCTGCAGAAGAGATTAAGTTATCTTCCTTCAACTGTAAGATACTTAGTTTATCCAGTAATTCACCGTATGAAATCGGAGCATAAATCGAAATTTCACTTGTCACATCATTCGTCTGCAGTTCATTTCTCAATCGATTCATCGGAACCGTCCAATCATCGAAATCTTTTTGTCTCCAAATGGTCACATTTGAATACCATTTTGTCTTGTTCCCCGAAATACCCCAGCGCCATTCTGGAACTGCACAGAGTAACAGATGACATTTTACTCCCAATGTTCCAGCCAAATGGACTATAGATGTATCAACCGTGACAACAGAATTCACTTGTGTTAAGACCTGACAAGTATCATAGAATGCATCATTGTCCATATTTTTTAGGACAATGACATTCGAATATTTATCCAATAATTTTATGTCATCGTCATCAAGGTCTTTATCTATTGTAATCCAAAACGTATTAGGTATTCTAAATAAATTTTCAAAGTAATGTAATGGGATATCTCGCCATCTGCGCATGGAGTTCTGCTTACTGCTTTGCCATTTGAAAAAATATGTATTTTCAGAGACAATTTGTCGATCTGTAAAGAAAGACAACGGTTGCGGATTGGTGACCTCCATATACTTGGATTCAATTACTTTCGGATTTGACTGGATATAAGGCATACAAATCCATGGGAGAGCCATAACATCGATAATATGTGTTGGGGAACGAGGAAGCTCCAGCAACAGGTTCATAAATGCGAGGTCAGATAAGACCAGCAATCTATCTTTTGCAATAAAATCGGAGATGAATGGAATATAATCAATCAACTTATTCACGCGGTCATCCCAAACTAAATAGACGAAATTAACCATTTGTCGCTCAAGAATGAAACAGACGTAACGTAAGAACATGAATAAGTCGCCAAACCCACCAACCGAGACAATAACTAATGAATCAATCTGTTCCCCTTTCCATGGATGAACTTGGTAATGACGACAAACAATATCTTCCAACCCCATAACTTCGAAAGGATTATACTGATAAGAGTTTGGGTTGTCTCCATCTAATAATAAATCCAAACAACTACGACACATATGATAATGACGAATGTTTTTGAGACTCTTTGTGACTAAACTACTCGATTCAATCAATTCATCAATCGTTTTTCTTGAGAGTTCCCATTGTTTGGTCATCTTGTAATATCGATGCAGTTCGAGCATATATTCGGAAATCATCTGTTTGAATTTTGGTGTCGAATTTTGCAAATCAGACGAACGAATATGCAAAACTTTCGAAAGACCCATCAACATTGAATTAGTTAATTGAAAATCACCATAATCCAATCCAACTGTTGCAACCAGTAATTGAACTTCCGGTGCTTGAATTGCAGAGGGTGACTGTTGCAAACATTCTTTCATTACCTGATACGCCGACTCAAAATCATTTTGATGACTATAGTATCGTGCCAATGTTAAATAAGCTTGAACAAATGACGGCATCAGAACTAAACATTCATGAATATACTCTAAACCCTTTTCAAGAGTATTATGTGGATCTAACGGTCTTTTTTCTTTGATGGCATGTAAAATCATCACCCCTAAATTGTATTTAAGACGGTGTTCATCTGGAAGAAAGTTCATACACATTCTGACATACTTAATCGCTTGAGCATACTTTTTTAAAGATTCGTATGTTTGCCACATCAGTTCCATTAATTCGATACATCCTTCAAACTGTGGCATAATAACCGTTTCAGCATAATCTAAGACTTTTTGAGTATGAACCTTGTCTCGGAGAAGAACCTTTAGAAGACCAATCTGGAGTAGTTTTTCTAATTGAGAGTTCGTCGTGCAAGATTTTAGACCTGTCCAAAATGAAATTAAAGCGTCTTGTTCCATTCTCTCATTCAAGAAAAACATTCCTGCCGAATGATAGAACTCACTGTCATTCGGTTGTAAGCTGATTGCCTTTGAGATAAGACTGATTGCCTCGTCGGTAATTTTTAGCCTTTGGAAAAGAAGAGACTGACACCATAAATATTTATAGCTTTCTTTTTGAAAAGAGTTCTCCAGAAGTTCAAAAGCTTGTGTTGGCGCTAAATTAAATAACTTCTGAAGAACGTTTCTTTCCTCAGAAGATAAGGTTGAAACTGGATTGTATTTTTCCGGTGTCATTGTCAGCAATGACTGAAATCGTTTCCAAAGACCAAGGTCACTGGTGTCGGATACACTGAGGTTCTCTAAAACCAGACTCGAGTTTTCAAGACGAAATGCACGTAATTTTTCGAAACCAAACCAGATTTGAACGTCAACCGGTGCCATAATCTTTTCACATGCATTCAACAATTTTCGACAACCGTCTTGTGTCGCAATATAAAAATGCAAACCCATTCTGGGTGGAGTTATTGTAACTCTTTTTGGTAAAAAATCAATGTTCTTAACTTCTTCTTCTAAAAAAGACAGTCCATATGAGACTTTGCCGACAGAAAGTGCATCACGCATATCTTCACATCGAGACAAATAGAGAATATCCCATTTAGATAGATTTTCTTCTTCAATCACCTTCGATAAGGTCGAGGCGGGAGAAGAATAACCCTTGGGTGGATAAATATCATCTTCGGCAATACAGATCCAAGGTAAGTTCTCTGTAATGCATTTTTGCCATAACGCTTTATGAGAAATGAAACAGCCGATCTGTCCTTTCGTCAAATTGTTCTTTTCAGAGGTCAGACCGTTTCCAGTCTTTGCGGAAACTCGAATGAATTCAAAACAAGAAAACTCGGGTCTGGATTTGAGTGTTTCCCATTTTTCAGGCCGTTCATCTAAATTAATGACAAAGACTTTCATACTTTCTTTAACTCCGTTGTAAAATGTTTATATACTTACGGGGAGTAAGTAAATTGTCTCCTTTGTCAATAGAAGAATGCTAAAGAAAAAAGACACAGACTATCACTCCTTAGAAGATGTCTTCAATTACACCAGAAAAATCTCCGTTCTCGTTTTAGGTAGTTCAAAGTGTGGTAAAACTGCTCTTTTACGACGGGCTTTTTACAAACAGTTCAAACACGAATATCTATCAACCATCGGCGTAGATTTCCTTCGGACTTTTATCCGGTCTGACGACAACTCTATCAATAAACTCCACGTTTATGATACCAGTGGTGATAAAAATTACAGTCCGATTGTCTATGAGTATTTCGAAAGAGTGGATACATTTCTATTTGTCTTTGACCCATCCTCCAAAGAATCGTTTGCCTATATCTCCAATCTAATGTTTGATGTCAATACCACCTTGAAACAACTCAACCGACCCTTACACGGTGTCCTGATCGCGACCAAATGCGAAACCCCTTTAAATGACGACTACCTTCCCGTCTCAAATGAAGAGATACATACACTATCAAATGCGTATGGAGTGCCTTTTGTTGAATGTAGTGCCCGAACTGCTCGGAATATCATGGATCCATTTGAATTACTCTGCACTTTGTATATTCATGGATATACAACTGGAGTAACTCTAAATAAAAAAACCAAAGAACCTTCTCAGATGCCGCCGAAAGGTTGTGCTGGGTCTTGTGTAATTTTGTAATTACTTTTCAACTGGAGAGACTAACAGGTCAAGGTCAATTGATAATTTCCCGTCTTGTTGATTATAGACTGCAGGTTGTCCATAAACATTAACTCTGGACATTTGTTGTGGTGAAATCGTGTTAGTGTTTGACAAAATACTTGATAAAGAAGGAGACGGAATTGTATTTGCAGACCCCAGACGGTTATTATTTAAAACTGGAATGACAAGATCTAATTTCGAAGTGACTGTATTAATGAAAGAGACCAACTGTGATTTATTAAATGCTTTTTCTTGAGTTCCAAGAACTGATGAAACTAAATTAACTAATTGTGCTTCTGAAGCTGTTTTAGTATAAAGGACACTGGCAAAAGGTTGGACTTCTCGATTCCAATGCAATAAATAAACAATGTATGCCCACAAATACGACTTTTTGATTGAATTGGTCTTCGCGACATCAATGGTTCCTTTAACCGAACGAAGGAGGTCATTGGTCAATAAATATCCAATGGCGCAATGAGTATTAGAAATACCTCGACGAAAATCAGAGCCAAATTGAATAGAAAAGCTCTTTTTCTTCTGTTGTTTGGGTGGTTGTGTTGGTGTCTCTTTACCAGCGGAATTACAACGATTAATAATAACAACTGGAGCTTTCATTTCCTTTTACTTAACAAAAGTAAATAACAACAACGAACTTAAAGACACTTTACAATCAACTCTTAATAATGTCCGACGAAGAGCTCACTTCTTACGAAGAACTGTATGTTCGCTACTTTAATCCACCGGATGTCCGGATGGATCGTAAATTTTATATGGACTGGCTTGTTCAAAGTAAGCAGAACAACTCTCCAACCCATTTTGAAAATTACATTATCAATAGCAAGGCGTATAACCGAAAAGTCGCAGCCGATTTTCATACCGGATTTATCGCTTTGGTTGATGAACGTTCTTACTCGGAAGAAGTCTTTAACGAGTTTATGACCCACTTTCGGAAATCAGTCTCGAATGCGGAACGAGGACTTTATCGTCACATCGTGACCAAAGATGACATCGCCAACTTTACCCGACAGCATCCTCTCTTTGTCCAAAAGTATTCCGATATCATCACTCGTCTTTACAAACTAATTCACAAGGTTGAGATCACTTCGGAACTGCTAAGTGCGTATGTCTCCAAGTTTCAGACCGACCCGTCGTATGGGATTGATGAATTGAACAATGATGTCCTTTTGAAACGGGTCGATAATACAGTCGAAGAAGTCTCTTCCTCGGATGACTTACTCAAATACATGAAACAACAATGGGTCAAGTATCATTCAGTGGAACCGAGTGATCAGAACATCAATGAGATTTTGGAGACGGTCTCGGATGTTCGACGGACGATTGACACTTTAATTTATAATTACAATGTCTTCAAAAATCAAAAGATTAATGGTTTGACCGAAGCCTTTTTGCAAGTTTATTCTCGTGAGATCTCTGTCTATGAATTCCTCAAATTCATCCCGGTTCATATCTCGACTGTCTCTCACGAAGCTCCGGAGACGATGAAAGTTTGGTTGAGTACGGAACATCAGAAGCACATTACCAATTTGAAGATTGTTCAGACTATTTACAAAAAGTATCTGGCTGAAACGATTTCCGAGATTGATTACATCAAGCGGTATAACTACACGGTCGACCTGCCGAATTTCCAAGACATCATCATTGACGAATTGGTCGAAAGTTCGGGTTACAACTTGAAGATGCGAGAGAGTATTGAAAAGATTTACCTGGATCTGTTCAATGTCGAGATTGCACCGGAAGATGAAGAGTATATCTTTCAAAGTATCAAAGCCGACAAATTCGATTTGTATGACAGTGCAGTTGGAACGACGATTACTCGTCTGAAAGAAGAGACTGAGCGTTTTTACACCGAGATGAATGGTATCTTTGAGACAATTCTTCGTCGAGAGCCTGACGAGATTGAGCGGAAGACGTATAAAAAGAAGTATCGTGATGAACAGAACATGCAACAGACTTCAGAGAGTATTCGGGAGACACTGTATTGTAGTTTGGAGTATCACGAAATTCTAAAGGACAATATCAAATCGATTTATCTGGAATATACTGGGAAATCTATTTTACCGAGTATGTTGTATCAAGTCTTAGCCAAGGTCTTGTCAAACAGTGAAACAATGCGGGATATCTCCAAACTTCGAGCGGTGATTACTTCGCTGGCTTGAGAGTAAAACGGAGGACAGCGTTTTGTTTGGCATACCACATGACGGCGCTGATAATCATAACAATCGAAGTGATCATAAATGCTTGAGTGAAGATATTTCTCTTGGAGACAAAGTTCTTTTTTGTTTCTTCTGTCGGTGCAAACTGGTTCAACCGATAGCAGAAAGGTTCTTGACGTCCATTGGTGCAGTAAGTTTGTTTGCAGACCGCTTTTAAGTTTTTACGGTCTTGACTGGTATTGGCTGTGATTTCCAGATTACTACAGACGTTCTTGGAGATGGGGTCATAGAACTTGAGATAATTTTGGGTGCAGGCAGTTTGATACTCAGACTTGGCTTGGCGGACTTCTTCGACGAGCTTGTATTTCTCATTCTTTGACATCTGTCCAAAATCAGTGTAGGGCATACTATCCGAAATAAAAGTTGCTCCACTCGTTCCATCTCCTTTGGCAATACTGACGATTGAGGCTTGCGGGCATTTCTTCGGAATATAAGAAGGTAATCTTTTGCAGACCATTCCACCATACGCCGGTCGATAACTTGAGGGACACGGCCAGGCAGTGAATAAACCGAGCTGACGTTCAAATCGGTTTTTGTAATGATAATTACTCTTTTTATACCAGGAATAAGGGGAGTTTTCACTGGCCATAAATCTTCGATAAACAAAGCTGGAGGCCTTTCCATTAAAGATGGTTGCATCAAGAACGGTTAAGATTAATCCGAAGAAAAGCATAATGGTATACATCAGAACATTGTAAATGGTCTTCCCTGCAATGACTGGAAGGGTCTTAATATAGAGACCCAACATAACCATAAACGAGCCGATGGAGACACTTTCACCATCACCGATATTCAGAATATTGGCGACAACGGTCATGACAATCCAGACAACAACACCGATGAGACCCATGACCAATTGAAGTGGATTACTGGCCAACAAGACCAGTTCAAAGACCTTGGGTAAGAGACCGAGGACATCGGCGATGATTTTAGGAATATTGACCAAAATCGAGATAATCTTATTGACAAAGTCGGCGATATCAAAACCTAAGAAGGTTTCAATAACTGGACGCTTCTCTTTGGCGGTCTGACCCAGTTTTTCTCTGGCGGTCTTCTCAACTTCGACCGCAGTATCAATAGCTTGATCGGCGATCTCCTTTCCAGTTTCAACTGCAGTATTGACCATCTTCTTCCCGGTATCAAGAAGGTCTTGAGGGGTCTTATCGAGTAAATCACTACCGTTGGTGAAAAGTTCAGCTTGATTTCTGCTCTTATCAGCGACAGCTTTTTCTCTTTGAACTGCACGCTCCTGTTCTCTGATTTTACTCTTGACACCTGGGATATAGGTTTCGGGGTTCATTAGCTTTTTATAAACCGATTGCCAAACACCCCATGCTTTTCGAAAATGGACATCAAATCTCCAGAGCAAAGGCCAGGTCTTTCTTGCCAGTTTTTCATAGATATAAATACAATAATATTCTTCGACGATGAGTTCTTGGAAGTTTGTCCAAGTGTCGTCTTTGTCATGTAGTCTCCATTTCCTTGGAAGTTTAGTCGCCGCCTCGAAACGTTTAAAGAAATAGAGTTCATTGAAGGACATATAAAACTCACTCAAAACTTGCATCTGTTTCAAGAAATTAGAAGGGAAAGCGTAGTAGAGATATAAGACGGTAAAAATTGCATGATTAATTTGTTGAGGATACAGTTGATACTGTAGATTACTGATGACGCGTAAGTATCTTTCACTAAACTTTTTGGTCTCTTCTTCGGTGAGTAATTTTTTGATTCCGGAACCATCTTCGAGGTCGTATTGAATTTCGAGCAGTCTTTCCAGAGCAAAATAGACGTCAGTCTGAAGACCTCGGAACAGATTTCCATCCAGACTCTGAAATTGTTCGCTTCTCAAACGACGAAGTGGTGCCAGAATGTTTTCATCGAGCAAACGAATGTGTTCGCAGAACTTTTCTCGGATCGGATAATCAATGGCCTCCGGAGTGTTCAGGTCATAGACACCACGTTTATACTGGCGGATGTGTTGGTTATATATTTCTTCAGTCACTTTACCCTTGGTTCTTTCAAAGAGAAGCGTCCGTAAGTTTTCAAAGTCAGTGACGACCCCAACATTGTATTTGGTAATTTTTTCGATAAAAGCATTGATTTCATTTTCACTCGAGGAAAGCTTGGTGGAGAGGGGTTCGGGTAGTTGCTTAAAGATCTGTAGCATCGTCCGGCTCCGAATATTTGCCAGTTTTCCATAAAAGATGATTGTTCGGTCATTTTGAGGAGTATCTTTCTCGTAGGCTTCAAAGTCAATAAAGTTGAGAAGTGAATTATCGTTAATATAGTTGAGTTGGGTCTCAACATCAGCGTGATTTCGGAGGACAATCTCGTAGAGTTCCCGAGCGTTTTCAAGTTGTTTTTTGCTCCGATCTGTCGTTTTTTCATATGGACGGGTCAGTTTCTTACGGAAATAGGTTTCCATTTGGGGGATGTTTTTCAAGGCATTTTTCCCAAGGTCTCTTTCAACCAGACCAGCCAATTCTGAATAAAGCCTGCCTTCTTTATGGAAGTTTAATTGACGATTGACGGTATCGAGGATCTGCTTTAATCCACCGGCTGGTAAATTTAAATGTTCGTGTGAAGATTTATTCAGAAGGACATTCTCCAGTTCAAATCCGGAGAGATAGTAAGCCAGGGCTTTGGCTGTGGAGACCACAAACTCATTATCGATACTTTCAAGATTTTCGGTATGACTTGGGAAACCAAAACGAGGATACTGGTTGTAAAGTGTTTTCATGACCACGTATCCGATGAGTAAGACGACAAAGATAATTCCTGCCGAGGCCATGGTCATTTGGAACTCTTGAATGAAGACTGAGAACTTGGTGACGATATTGGCAATCTTGGTTCCAATCCCACTCAATTTGGCTCCACCGGGCATCATTCCCATAGCTTGAGCTTGTAGCATAGATGCTGGATCCATGTCTCTGAATTAAGAGATATACTTACTTAAAAATGTATATTAAAAAATGAAAGACTTACGACGCTTTAAAGAGCAATATTATCGGTAGTCATCATAATCTTGACCAGTTCCTGGAAGGAGACCTTCGGCGACCAACCCAATTTCTCTCGAGCTTTGGTATTGTCTCCAATTAGTAGATCGACTTCCGCCGGTCGATAATACTCAGGGTTAATTCTCACCCAAACCTTTCCCGTTGTTTTGTCCCGACCGACTTCGTCAATCCCAGTTCCTTCCCAAACGATATCCACCCCAATAAATCGAAGACACTCTTCAACAAAATCACGAACACTATGACACTGTCCAGTGCATAAAACGTAGTCGTCGGGTTGGTCTTGTTGAAGCATTAACCACATTCCATAAACATACTCCTTGGCATATCCCCAATCACGTTGAGCATCCAGATTACCTAATTGAATGCAATCTTCTTGTCCAGACAAGACTGCATAGACCGACTTGGTAATTTTCCGGGTGACAAAGTTATCACCCCGGCGCTCACTTTCGTGATTAAACAGAATTCCATTACAACAATACATATTGTAGCTCTCCCGATAGTTCTTAGTAATCCAATACGCATACAGCTTTGAAACTCCGTAAGGTGACCTTGGATAAAAGGGAGTGGTTTCTTTTTGTGGAACTTCGGCCACCTTTCCAAAGAGTTCTGAGGTTCCAGCTTGATAAAATCGAGCGACCGAAATCAAGTTATTTTGACGAATAGCTTCTAAAAAGCGGAGCACTCCCAGAGCATCGACGTTAGTGGTGTATTCGGGAAGACGGAAAGAGGTATGGACGTGGGATTGAGCAGCCAGATTGTAGATTTCTAAAGTAGTCAATGAATTTTTGGTGAAATACTCGGTCTTGATATTGCTGAGGAGTAAATTAATTGAGACACTATCAGTCATATCGATTTCTTTAAGAACGAAAGAAGCGTGGGTCAGAACATAGGGTGGAATTCGGTTGAGATGCGAGAGCGAAGTGTGACGGATGAGACCGATAACACGATGATATCCTTTTTCGAGGAGGAGTTCAACCAGAAAAGAGCCATCTTGTCCCGTCACTCCGGAGACGATGGCGACTTTTTGTGAATACGACATTCCTTATAAAATCAAATGACACTTCTTTTTAAATACTGTCTTCTTCAACAGTTGAATTCTCAATTTCCATCGGTTCAGGAACCGAAGAAAGATACTCCTTGACGAGGTCAATTCTTCGATGGATCCGTTGAACTGCATTCATTAAACAATGAGCGGAACCCCAAATCTCAATGAGATGAGTTTGCTTATTATACCAAATGTATCGTGTCCGAGATGCACGTGTAATGGCCTTGAAATAATAACCATTCTTTCCAATGACTAAACCCATTAGATGGTCGTCGGCCGGATCGACATACACATACGTTTTACAGACACCTTCTTCAAAGAGAGGAGGGGTATATACTCCGGGGTTAAAATGAACGAAAAAGGCCAGTGGATCCATTAAATACTACTTGTATTGAGCTCTTTAAGTCTCTTTAACCAAAAACATTCTCCAGAGAATAGACAATATACAGAAAACCATCTGCGTCCTTGTGTTTATCATAGATGTCTCCGATATAAGCACTTCCGGTTGGCATGATACCATTACTCTTCAAGCCTTTGGTTAAACTAACCACGGTCAAGAAAATCGCCATCTCTGGTTTGATATCGATATGATTACGGATCGTTACCATCAATTTCGAAACAGAAACGTCGTGAGGAATGAGAAATTTGTGTTTGGAGATGGCAGGCGAGTTTTTATCACGTCGATCTACAATGACCGGGACGTATCTGGGATACTTTGACCGGATACGCTGTGATAGCTCGACACGTTTCTCAAACGGGACGTCTTTGTAGCTTTCGTTCATCCTTAAATTTACATTTATAGGTTTTTAAAAAATTCTTTCCAAAACAATTAACCAAATGAAAATTACAAATGGGTATAAAAAAGATGACCAAAATTGGGGCAAACGACTTTACTTGGCCGCCGAAGCCTTGTGAGCCCTCCACAGCTCCGCCGCCTGCTTCATCAGATCGCGCTTGCTGGTCTCCGGATGCAGAGACGACAGCTCGCGCATCTTCGCACCCATAAACTCATTGTAAGCCGACAGCTTTCTCTTAGCCGGAGCCTCATCACCACCACGCTTGACACCACGACGACCGGTGGAAGCAGACTTCTTCTGTGCCGCGACCTGTTCCGCCCGGAAAGACGCAGCCGCCGAAGACAGACCAGATGCCCACTCGGGATGCTCCGCGCTGACACTGGCGACGAAGGCATCGACTTGACCCAGAGAATAAGAGAGAACTGACTTGGCAACAGCGTCCATGGTAGTGTATTACTCTTCTCAACCGAACTTACCTTTAAATACATTTGCTTTCAAAGGCACAAAGATATAAACAATGAAAGGAATATAACATACAAAATGATAACTGTCTATGAAAAAGACAATACACCGATTTGGGATCAAGTCTTACAATCTATCCGTCCTCCACCTCCAGAGAAAACTGTTTTCTCAAATGATGCCAAACTCCGGTTGGTCATTGTCGAACCGAGAAACCACCCTTGGCTTCAAGGTGTCTTACGCAATGTCGCACACGTCTATGGTGGTTCTTCAGATGTTGGACTGACTATTTTTCATGGAACGGAGAACGAAACTTACATTCGACAGATCACTGACGGATGGAAAGGTATCGAATGGGTCAATTTAGGAAAACCGAACTTGACCATTTATGAATACAACCAACTTTTAACCAGCACTGCATTCTATGAACGTTTTACCAATTCCGAATGGATCTTAGTCTTTCAAACGGACACCTTACTTCGTCGCCAGATTGACCGGGACTTCTTTCAATACGATTACGTTGGAGCACCTTGGACAGGACATCCAACGGTCAAGTGTCGTTGTTTAGTTGGAAATGGCGGGTTTTCTTTACGACGGGTCTCAACGATGTTGGCAATCTGCACATTGTATTCAATACCGAAACCATCGAGAGAACAGAACTTTTCGGAGAATGAGGACGTCTTCTTTGCCGAACATATGGATCCAAAATGTGTTCCATCTCGTGAAATGGCAGCTCGCTTTTCAGTTGAACACATTTACCATCCAGATCCGTGTGGTGGTCATCAGGTGTATCGCTTTTTTCCAAAAGAATTGGTGATTGAGTTTTTAAAAGGTGTTCCGGGTGTAGAAAGATAAAAATAAAATTGTAATTACAAATTTTTAAACCATTCACTTCTTGGCCTTCTTGGCCTTCTTACCACCACAAGTGCCAGCGCAACCACCCTTCTTCAAACCAACCTTCTTGGCGACAGTGCCAACAGCACGGACAGCGGTCTTACCAGTGCTATTGACGAGGTCGGCAGCGGGACCCACCACACCAGAAACACCATACCTCAAGTTGTTAAGAGTGCCAGACGCAGCCTTATCGACAACAGTCAATTGACGGTGAGCGGCCTTGGTGACGGCAGTCGCCAAATTGTGAGCCAAACCAACGGCCACGTGGCCAGTGCCAGTTACACCATGAACAGCAGTCTTACCCATGCCAGTTACGGCTCTCGCAGCAGAACGAGTTGCATTACCTAGAGGACCCTTTGCCATTTCGTATAATTTATAAGTATATCAGAAAAAAAAACGCATTGCGTTAAACTGCATCAACTCTTCCAGAACAAGAACGCAGATGTTTTTCTAATTCCTTTTTATTCGTAAAATACTGATTACATCTTTCACAAACATGATACTTTTTGTTCAACTCTAAACGATTATGTTGCTTTAGAAAAGTTTCCAAAGATTGACACGTCTTGAGATTATTCTTCTCTAATTCACTGATGACCTTCAGAACTTCCAAGACCTGTCCCTTTAACTTATCAATTTGGATTTTACTTGACAAAATACTCTGAAACTGCGAGTTCATTACCGTAAAAATAGTGTCCATTCCTCCTTCGACTGTATTCGTTTGTTTGGCAACCAAGGTGCAATACTGAATAAACGGAATACTGTATTGTTGTAAATGGAGAGCGACTTCGTCTTCTCCTGAAAATCCAATGAACAAGACCGGTATTCCATTGACAAACTCTAAACAGACCTGTCCCTTCCAAGGAATATTCCTTGACCGAATACTGATAAAGATAGCACCAATACACCGCTTCTGAATGGTTTCAGCGTGAGAGATATCGCTATAGAATTTGTCGATATCATTTTTGGTAATTGCGTCCTTGTTTTTACTTTCAATCAAAATGGTATCGGAAGAAGCATTCGACATATGGAGATCACATTCATGAGGATTTTTCCCTGTATGCTCAAACAACCAATCCGGGAACATATTCTGCAAACGTTCTCGCAACATAAACTCACCTGTCAGACCCTTGACGAAGTTTCCATTTCGAAGCATCAATAACTCTGCATTCTTAGAAGCGATCTGATCCCGAAGTTGTTTGATTTCTTCCGAAGCACACAAAGAAGCGATCCGCTCCGTGTATTCATGGTCTTTCTCAGCCAGAAGTTTGGAAGTTGCTTCCCATTTAGCCTTGAATAATAGACTTTCTTCCGTTTTCATGGCCAGCAGTTGATTCGTGTATTTCTCGGTCTGTTTCAATTCCGAAGTTAATGTTTCTCGAGTCCGTTGGAGTTCTTGTTCAAACCGTTGTCGTTCCAATTCAATCGCTTCATTGACGTTCGTTTTCGAGCTTTCACGAAGTAAGCGGACAGTTTCTCTCAAAGAATTAATCTCATTATTGAGTTCTTGACTTCGTTCCTTGAGTAACTGACAACGGTATTCACTTTCACTGACGGCAGCTCGAACCCGATTTTCAAAAGTCTGTTCTAAAGTCGTCTCGAGGGTCGCACGTTCATTGAGTTTAAAGTAGTCTTTTAAACCTGATGCGAAGCAAGAGTAGCCTAAGAGAAAGACATCGCGACTGACGGTGTCTTCATTTTGTTCTTTGTGCCACTCGATCACGTTCTGGTGGAGTGAAGGGTCGAGTTGAAATGCTATCTGATACATCAATGACTGTAGTCACTTTGTCTTTAAATTGGAGGGTGTCAATTTTTACCTATTTGATTAAGTTCTTCAATTTGGTGATATCGGTCTCGGATAAACAAGCATTATTGATACAGATCTGCCCTCTGGTCGAAATAGAACCGACTGAAGTCGTCGAACCATCAATGTAGATCTTCCCGGCAATTAATCCCGAAGAGGCCTTGGTTCCGTCTTTGTTAAGCAAACGAAGCCAATCATTTTGTCCTTCATGCATCCCAGGAGCAAGAACAATCTGTTCTCCAACACTGACATTGCTGGTCACCAGTTTTGAGTTGGGATCGACAACCAGATCACCAGACAAGGACAAAGGACAACTGACGGCTAAGAGACTGTCTTTATTCTTTTGTAAAGTGCAACCTTGAATATCAAGACCGTCGTTAAATGTCGCTACATTCTTGGAAATCAAACGACCGTCATTGAGACGGATGTCACCGATAATTCGATCGACCGAGAGTTCATTTAATTTGGTTGTCTCGGAGACGGTTAGAGATTTCGTCTTTAAACTGTTCGAGACATCCAGTTCGCCGGTCTTTAATTCTTTGGTTAAAGAGACCACGTCTTTACGGATGGCTTGGTCTTCGGCGGCGACCTTGTCTTGTGTTTGATAGATATCGTCTTTGACATTGTTGAAGCTGATACGAGCGTTCTTTTCAAGTGATTTAAGTGAAAGCTGGTCTTCGATATAATAATAGTATAATGCACCAATGATAATTAAAATAAGAAGGAAGTTAATGACACTCAAGACGGACATCTCGAAATGGATGAGTGGTGTATTTAATCTAATCAACGTTAAAAATTTGATGTTTTATCAACGTTTTTTCAATAAAAACAAAATGGGTTGTGGTGTCTCAGTTCCTTCTAAAGTTCCTCCGACTCCGAAGTATCGTCTGAAGAAACCCAAACATGTTCGTGTCGTTATTCCGGAATACGTTCATGTTCAAAGAAACCCTCGTCGCTTTCTTAAAAAGTGAAATAAAGACAAGCCAATCTTAATATGCAGAGCCATGCAATTCTCAAACGTTGAAATTCTACTCATTGTCCTGATTCTACTCTTTTGGACACTCGGTTGGTCGGAATTGTATTCCTACACTAACTCAGAGAAGCAACCCTTTCTTCGATACTAATAAGTTCGGTAGATGTTGTCAATCGACTGAACAATAACTACTTTTTTTCCAGTCGTCGCCAACATTCGATCACAAAACAAAACGTGGTCGCTTAATGACTTCGAGTTCGTTGCATCAAAAGACAAGGTTCCCCAACGAACCCGAGGATGACGTAAAACTTCGCTATCAATCAAAGCGACACCACCAAAACATCCTTTAACCTCGAAAACATTCTGGGTCGGTTCAATCAGAGGTAAAGGATAATTCGCTGGTCGGGTTTTCTGACAAATCTGACACCTCTTAAAAGCACAGTATGGATAATGGTTGAGTCCATTTCCATCAATAAAGGTAAATGTGTCATAATAGTGTTCAAAATCTATGATAACATCGGTTTCATTAATTTCCGAAGGTAATTTGACTTCAATCCCCATCCTTTTCAAAGTTTGGGTGGTATGAACTTGTTTCCCGTATCCAGCAATCATTCCAACGTGATTGACCTTGGGAGAACTTTCTTCAAACATACGGGAAAGTGTATCTGGCTGGAAATAAATATTGCTATCAATGAATAAAGTCCAATCACTCTCCAGACCATTGCCATTGGTAAAGGCGGTGTCGGCAAGTGTATTTCTTAAATGAGCGAGTGTAATCGTTCTTTCAAAGTTTTCACCTCGATTTTGATAGTCTTGGTCTAACTGCCCCAATAAAACTCTTCCTCGCTTATTTCCATTTTTAAACCAATCAACTAATTTGGCTCGGGTATTGTCAGAAGAGTCATTCTCTAAAAAATAGTAGGTAAAAGTGGTTTGGGGATACATCCGTTCGATTGCATCACAGTTTTGAGTGAAGAAATCGAGGTAGTCGGCATTATTCCGGAACATAGCAAAGACTGTAATGTTTTTGACTTCTTTCTGACCATCAAATAAGGTTTTGACTTGGTCATTCGCAACAGTAGATAAGACGTCTTTTTTATAACGTATCGCCATCTTAATTTATTTACGATGGCACGTTTTGTGTGTCTTTGCAAACGCAGACAAGACTAAAATATTATTAAATGTAAATCAGCCAAATGCCTTCCGGCGGTGGATATTTGCAAGTTGCGTCATCTAAAAATTACTTCTTCACCGACGCAAGTAATACCAACGTAGTTCTGCGAACGGTGGATAATGACAATAAACTGCTGATTGGAACTGGCTCCAATCTTCCTTCAACCTTGACGTTGTTTAATGGTCGGTTAGGTCTTGGAACAACGACCCCAAGTGAAAAGTTGGACGTGATTGGAAATGTCAGAATTTCTTCTAATTTGACTGTCAATTCGAATCTGACGGTGCATGGTGATCTAACCGTTTTTGGTAATACGACGAGTATTGAAACGACCCAATTAGTCATTGAGGACAATGTTGTCGTTTTGAATAAAAATCAGACCGGGATACCACCATCGGATTTAATCAGTGGTCTGGAAATCGAACGTGGAGATCTGACCAACTATCAAATTGTCTTTGAAGAAGCAACGCATCTCTTTAAAGTCGGACAAGTTGGAGCCCTCCAAACCCTTGCAACTCGAAGTAATCTCATGAATGACCGAGCCATCGGTATTTGGGACAATACCGAAGAAGCATTCGTTAATACGCCAGATGCAACGATTACATCCGAGGGAAACTTAACTGTCAAATCTGTTTTGACCACAGACAGTAATGCCGGAGTTCAGATTTATGGAACTGATACGACGAAACATCTTTGGTTGGCTCGTGACACTAATGATGCCTTTCTTCGTTTGGGGAATTCGACGACACGTTCATTCCAGTTTCAATTCGGTTCGGATACAACGTCTGGTATCGGAACAGATACACCTTACGCTCCGGCAATGACAATTACTTCAATGGGTATCGGTATCGGAACGACTGTTCCACAACGTCATTTAGATGTTCGAGGGGACATTAATATCCTTGGTGGCGACCTGTATTCCAATAATGTTCGAGTGGTCAGTAGTCAATGGACAGGTAGTAATACTAGTCATGTCTATGTCTCACCCAATACGAGAGTTGGAATTGGAACAACGATTCCGACGAGAACTTTAGATGTCCGTGGGGATATTAATTTAATTGGAAATTTATTTTCTAACAGCACTCGACTTGTTTCCAGTCAATGGACTGGTAGTGATGGTTTAAATGTTTTTCTAGCTGGTCCCACTACCAAAGTCGGTATTGCAACAAATAATCCATTACGAACGTTAGATGTCCGAGGTGACATTAACATGGTTGGTGACCTGTATTCAAACAGTGTTCGAATGGTCAGTAGTCAATGGATTGGAAGTAATACATCTCAGCTATATGTTTCTCCGAACACGACAATTGGAATTGGAACGACAGTTCCAACCCGGACTTTAGATGTTCGTGGCGATATCAACTTTACTGGCGCTCTGTATTCCAATGACCAACTGTATATTAGTAGTCAATGGACGGGTAATGATGGTGATGTCTTGACGGTCTCACCCGGAACGAGGATTGGAGTTGGGACAACGACGCTTGCACAAAACGCACGACTACATGTTTCCTCGACCAATGTCAATAATGCACTGATTGTCGATGCAACCACGGGAAGTATCGGTATTGGAACCACCACAGATAGTTCTTACGTTATGAATATCAATGGAAATATTAATTTTATCGGTAATCTGTATTCAAATAATGAACTCTTTGTTTCTGGAGGAGGTTCCGGAGCCGGAACCGGTTTTGTCGAAAATGGATTAAATCTATACGTCAATCCCGGAAGTAATGTCGGTATCGGAACGACGGCTCCCGACCCTAATGTTGATTTCCATGTCGCCGGAAGTATGCGAGTCGATGGTGTCTTGTATTCTGACAGTAATAACGTGGTCTGGATTCCTGGTGGACAAGCCAAATGGTATCCTCTTCCATCCCCACTCACCATTTCCGTTCCAACCGGAGGAAGCTTTAATGCCATCAAGCAGAATGGGCAGTATCAATATGTTGCCGACAATGTTATCTACAACTTTTTCGTCCGAGGCACTGTCGTCTCTAAACCCACTGACCCAACTGCAGACTACACAATTAGTCTTCCGGCACCCTTGAGCACGGTTCTGTATGAAAATGGTGCGGTGGTGGGTGACCTCTGGGTGACCATTGAAAATGTGGTCTCGATGACGACTTACAAAGCTTATGCTAAATACAATAGTTCAGATAATACAACTGTTTCAGTTCGGTTCTTGTCTGGAACTTATGACCGGTCATTGTCCAGCTTAGAAATTGGAAATACCGTCACCATGCAAGGAACAGTGGTCTATCGAGCCAATACGGTTTTATATCCAGAACTGACGGTTCCATCAACCTTTTTACCGGCCAAATTGTATCAAGACACCACCGGTCGGGTCTATTTTAATCGCCCCAACATCCCGAATCAAACTGCACGAGGCCACCTTGACATTCTCGAAAAGTCGAACAATATCCCCGCACTCTTTGTCGACCACACCGGCACCCTCGGAGACCGTCTTCAAATCGCCAGCAATGGTTTTCCAGTCATCGTCGTTAATAGCAATAACTACCTCGGTATCGGTAATACAAATCCAACACAGCCTCTGGATGTCTTAGGTGATATTAACTTCTCCGGTATCTTACGCTACAACGGGGAACAGTGGTTTCCACCATCGATGATTGAATGGACAACCGCCAGCACCGCCCCTGCTTTCAAAACACCCTTACCGACGGGAGCCAGTGTTGTCAGTTATTCTGACCAAACGGCGATGTATCGGTATCTTGGAAATGAAGTTATCTACAATTTCTATTTGACAGCAACAATTCAAAATGTATCTACAAATTTGTCTGACGATTATTCACTTGCCCTTGAAGTTCCAGCCGCCACTTACACCAAAGAAACAGTTGTCGGCGACCTTTGGATGACCGTGACCAATGTAGCCACCGACATCAAATCTACTTTTAAAGCCTACGCCCAAATACCGGCCAATGACACGACTGGTTCTTCAGTTAAAATCCGGTATCTCTCAGGAACTTATGACCGAAGTCTGACTTCTCTCGGAAATGCTCAGAATATAATCACCCTCCAAGGAACAATTATCTATAAAACCAAGACCAAAGCCAATCCAGAACTGAATACTCCTTTAGCCTACATCCCAGCTGCGTTGCGTCAAGACGGAGATGGTCGGGTCTCACTCAATCGTGCTCCCAATCAAAATCCAAGAGCTCGTTTTGATGTGACTGAGACCACGTCCGGGTTCCCGGTTGTGACTTTGGATCAAACTCAAACCGGTGATATCGTTCAGATTATGAGTAATGGGTCGTTAAAGGTTTGTGTCAATTCATCCGGATTTGTCGGCATCGGAACAACTAATCCGTTGTCCGCTTTGGACGTCTATGGAAATGCTCGTGTCATTGATGGAACCTTAACTGTGTCATCGAACTCGTTTCAGAAAAATAATGCAGTTGTCGGTCAAGTCAATAACGGTGATACTTGGACACTCCCAGCTCCGACCAATGGCACTGGTTGGGAGGGAGAAATCAAAATCGTCTATCGGAATGACGATGGCTTTGTCGCTACTCGGAACTACACTTTTTATTATACCCCCAGTGGAACCAACTCTTATTTATCAGAAGTCTATTACAAAAACAATGGTGTCTCAACGACCGGGACAGTCAGTATTTCTGGGTCGGGTCTGGTGACCAACCGACGTTTTGATTTTGTAATTACAGGAACCAACCCGAAGGCGGTAGTCTATGTCTCGTATTTCACTGCTCTGTAATCGACTATTTAAAAGAAAGTCCTTATTTTTATTCTAATGCCTCGTTCTAATCCATTACCACCATACACTTGCCCTCGTTGTGGATATCAAACCCGAACCGTTTCTTGTATCAAACAACATTTCAATCGAAAAACGGTCTGTAAATCAGAAGTGTCAGAGATTGAATTGACGGAAGAAATAAAACGATGGGTAATTGAGAATCGGGTTTATCAAGAATTACCTTCTTCAAAGACGGTAGTCAATCAAATTGTCAATATAACTTACTCTGGTTTTTGTGATGAAATCAAAAAAGCGACTTTGAAGAGAGTGCTACAGAAAAATGAGACTTGGGAAGTTGTTTTTCTCGATGAAGGCCTTCCGATTGAAAGGGTCAAAGATGATATTCAGAGATTAGAAGGAAAACTCAATCAGTTAATTCCATCGGAAGAAGAAATCAAACAACTAATATAAAGTAATGGAAAATTTTTGTAGCATCTGTTTAGAACCAGCAGGTGAGCCTGGAAATTCGGTCGTTTTGAATTGTGGGCATGTCTTTCATACAACTCCGTGTTTCCTAAAACTGGTGACCTATGCTTTTGCGGTCTATGGAAAAGCAGAAGTGGAGTGTCCAAACTGTCGGCAAACGACTTCAACAATTGGAGTGCCGAATATCGGGGCACTGGTCGAGACTTTATTTTTCCAAGAAAATTCGAAAGAATGTGGTATTCGAGGGGATACAGAAGAAAAGAAACACTAAAATAAGAAAGTCATGCAACTAACCGACCCATTATATACAGTTCAAAACGTCGCCAGTTACATCTATTACAGCGTTGTTAATCTCTTTGACACCGCTAATTCTTATTGCAAAGTTGCCGATAATTTATATATTTCCGACCATACGATGGCGAACAATGCTGTTCTGATTTCAGCTTTGAAAATCGACCATATAATCAATCTGACTGACAATATCGACCGGACGAATCCGCCTGGTTGCACTTCACTCCAACTCAATGTTTGGCATAATGACCCGATTATGTTTAACTACTATATGAACATCGTTATTGACAATATTCACAACGCGATCCGAAGAGGAAAGACGGTGCTCATTCATTCTCGAGGAGGACGAAGACGAGCTCCTTGTGTCGCAGCCTGTTACCTGGTCAAATACTTTCCGGTGATGATTGCCCATTTATCCGACCCAACTCAAGCCGCAGAACACGTGATGCAAATTATCCAACGACATCGACCATGTGCTTTTCATGGGAGAAATGACTGTTTGGTCGAGATAACAAGGTTTGTAGTGGCATCAAGAAAAGGGTCTTTACATTGGCAATCTGACTTGACTTAATTACAATCTTCATGATTTTGTATCTTAGTATGAAGCTCTCGAATAATCTGAGTTCCAGTGTATTCACACATTGACGGACAAAGACCATGAATGAACAAGGCGACTGTTCCTCGACCCATTTGCCAGGAAAATGTCCAAGCTCTTTTCAGGTGTTGTAAATAAGTCATACCTTCTTTCTGCGGGTGATCCAAAAAGAGACGGTTCAACATTGAATTAATTTAATTTAAATATATAACAAATGCGAAGAATAGTTATCGCTTTGGTCACTTTCACTCTTTTCTTTATCGAGGGTATGTTTCATTACAATGTGGGGAGAAATGGACATACTTCTCAACTGGAATTTCACTTCCCTGACAAAAAAGACCTCCTCAAAATCATCGCTATCTTGACATTCTTTAGTGTTGTCAATGCGTTAGTCCTACACGAACTTCTCGACTGAAAAAGTTAGGACTAACGTTGATTTGGGAAAAATTTGAAAGTCCTTTTGTTTTTGAAAAGTATCATTCAATTCGAAATGTCTTCCATCAATGCCCGCGAGTTTTACGATTTCATCCAGAATAAGTATCCCGATTCGGCCAAGTTTGTCTTTGAGGCGATTATGGAGTTCCAACAACTTCAGACTGTGATTGAGGTTCCGATGGCAACTCCAATTGTCAAGAGCACCAAGCGTGTTGTGACCGCAAGCAAACGCCCGCGTGTTGAAGATCCGACCTTCCTCGGAGACTTCTACCGGTTCATCGTCGATACGGGTCTGACCAAGGAAAGCACTGCCAAGACTTACAAGACTGAAATTAAAGCCTTTCTGAGGGAAAAGGAGCTCCTCGAGAAGAACCCGGAAGAAATCAAGCAGTTCTTACAAACCTTCGCCGAGAAGAAGCCCGGAGGCTACATGGTCTTTGTCAGATACCTTAACGAACAACACATCGAGCAGGTAATAGTCTAATTGGAAAGTCTTGTTCTCTAAAACAAAAAACCAAAAAAAAACCCTTTTCCTTTTATAATCTTTTTATTATCCAGTCAAGTAAGTCCGGTATAAATACCAATTCATTTCGGTTCCCTTGTAAATCAAGACCTTTCTCAGAGACCTCCGTCTCAAATAAGTCTGGAGGAAACTGATGGTTCCAAGCCAGAAGGGTCTCGGGTGAAATGACACGACGAAAAATGAGACTGGAAAGTTCTGGTCGCAAGGCAATCGTGTATCCAATGGCACGGGCGTAGCGTCCTCGAAAGGTCTCAGCCGGTTGGCAAACTCTTTTTCGGTGGTCGATTGTCCATCTTCCACCACTTTGAAACTGAACACACATTTTCTTGTTCTCGAGACACGAAACTAATTTGTAATTACTACGAAGTTGATTTGCTTTTTCTTCGAGAATAGTCAAGTTATAAATGTCATCTGAAAACTTCTTGATGATACTTTTGGGGATACAGTGCTCACAGGAAGGGTTCTCAATGCCGTGTCTCATTTTTATTAAAAGGTCTCGGGTGACTTTATAATTGATAATCCGTTTAGGTGGTGAAATTAACCATCTTTTCATTTACAACCTATAATAACCCTTCCTTAAGCTCTCTTTTGATGAATGATATATTCAACCTTCTTTTTCAGGACATTCATCGGTAATGCACCGTCTTCTAAAACTATCCGATGAAAGTCTTGAATTGTCGCACCTGGAACTGCTTTCAGGTATCGTTCCCTCAACTGTAAAAAGAGACGTTCTCCCATTTTATAGCACAGTGCTTGTCCTGGACTACAGATATACCGTTCCAGTTCCGTCTTCAGTTCCGAAGTCGAAAGAGGAACGTATCGGATCATATACTTCAAAGCTTTGTTATACGACCAACCGTAGTAATGAATACCGGTATCAACGACCAAACGAACTGCCCGGAAGATTTCATAGCAGTATCTCCCAAATAGGTCTTCAAAAGTGGCTTTCTTTTTATCGACCAAGTCATGAACGAATGTCTCGGTATATAAAGCCCAACCTTCGGAAAAGGCGGTCGTTTCGGCTCCATAAACACGATACTCTGGCAATTTACGCATGTATTCAAACTGGAGGTGATGTCCGGGTTCTCCTTCGTGTAAAGACAAAGGTAAGACATTGAAAGTTCGGACTTCTTTCGGGTTCCGGACATTTAAAAAGACCCGTCCGGGGCGGAGGCCTTTCATCGCTGGAGGATAATAAAAAGCGGCAGCTGAAGTCTGTTCCATCTCTTTCGGAACCGAGTGCAGTTCATAGGGAACTAATGTATTCGCGAGATTAGAACCAAATTTGTCAGGGAGTAATTCTCGACGGATCATCTTCCGGGCTCGTTGAAAGGCGGAGACAATTTCTTTTCCACTGGAGAACTTGTATTTCGTGGAGTGCTTCATCTTTTTGATAAAAGTATTGACATTCAAGTCGTCTTTTTTATTTAGCTTTCGGATCTGGTTCCTGATCCGCCGAACTTCTGCCATTCCAAAAGCATGAACACTCTCTGGTGTCTCTTCTTGGGTCAAATACCTCTTCAAGACGGCTGAATACATCTCTTGACCTTTGGGAAGACCACACAATCCAATCGATTTTCGACAGTTGGGAAGATACAGTTCTTTCAGAAAAGCCAGAAGCATGTCGAGGACAGGAGCATACTCCTCTTCCATAAATTTATTGTATTTACGAGTGACATCTGGAGAAGCTTTTATCGGAACAAGATAGTTTCTTCTTTTGATGAAAGTATCTAAGTTGTCAATCATATTTTGACAAATCATCTTCGGGAGAGTGTATCCTTTTGACATTCCTTTGCGCATGTTGTCGAGATTGGTCAGGATTGAACGAGACATATCACGATGTCGGGAGATCAACTTCAAGACGCTTTCGTCTGTATCGTATTTGGTCTCGTAAAGTGTTTTTTGCAGAAAAGGGAAAGAGACAATAACATTTTCATAGGAGGTATAAGGTAAATATTCCCATTTGTATTTGTCCATGACCATTGCATTTTTCAAACTCGATTTAAGAAGCAGTTCATCGATATCGAACCTCTCTTGTTGCGATGACAGTTTTGAAATCAGTTTCTGGTATTTTCTGACCAGATTTCGAGATTTCTTTAGATTTTCTTTTGAGTAGGTGTCTTCGAGACAACAATCGTATTTTCGATACCCAAGAAAAGAGCCGAAGGAAGGAGCCAAGTCAAGTAGTTCTTTAAAGTAGCTTTGATACAAAGATTTGGTCATTTATTAGATTAAAGTAATAATTGTAATTACAACTAAATAAAAGCGGACAATGGAGTAATAAAGTATCCGGTGGCCAGACGTAGTCCAAAGTAAAAGATAAACAACTTTCGGACATCGGAATGAATGTCGTGATAAATCTCTAACGCTTTCCAGACCAGACGTGCAGCTCTGGGTAATTGAGACATCAAGACCCAAGAAACTCGGGCGATGGGTTTGACTGTATTTGTTACGGTGTAGATTGGATTAGAGACAGTTAGATTCGGTGTTGGTGGAAGACTTTGATGGTTGGAAGCATTTTGATGTAAGATGTCTTCAACCACGTCATGTAAGATGTCTTTCAGAACTTCTTCTTTTGGTTTATGTTCAAAAATCACGTCTTTAACCAGGTCTTTGGCAATATCGGCCGCCACTGTTTCACAGATCGTTTCCAGAGAATGGTCTTCCGGCAAGGAAAGAGCCGTTTGGGGTGTTATGTCATCGATAATCACAAAATCGTGTAGTAAGTCTTCTTTATCGGAGTTCATTTTAAATTTTGTGAATTATTGCATTAACAAGATAAGATATAAAAATGATTTTCCTTAAATTAATTTTTAAGTATTTAAAAACCCAGTCTTTACTCTTTTAAAATGGCGATTAGTCCATTTATCAAATGGGTTGGTGGTAAGACACAGAGCCTTGGCTTAATTCGTCAGCATTACCCTGCAAGAGCAAGGTATTACATCGAACCTTTTGTTGGAGGTGGTGCGGTCTTATTTGATTTTATCTCCGCCGTTCAGAATGGAACCGTTGAATGTAATAAGTTCTTCATTAATGACATCAATCTGTCATTAATGATATCTTACTCGGTGATTCGAGACAATCTGAATGGTCTGCTTCAAAAGCTGAGTGATTTGCAACAAGAATATCGAGACCGACGTGACCCAGATCCAGAAGTCTCCGAGTGTTCCCCCGAACAAGAAGTTATGTATTACACGTGTCGTAGAGAGTTCAACGACCTAAGAGCGAGTATCAATCGGTTACAGTCTCCCTGCACCGACGAAGAGACTGCGACTTTATCCGCCTTATTTATCTTTTTGAATAAGACCTGTTTTCGAGGTTTGTATCGAGAATGTAAGAAGGGTAATTACAATGTGCCTTTCGGTCATTATCAACACGTGACCATATGTGATGAACCACTTCTTCGAGCCATCTCTAACGCATTTAATCAATACGAAATCACCTTTTCTTGTCAGGACTTTCGTCTTTTCTTAAGTGAAATCGAAGTCGGTCAGAATGATTTTGTATTTATCGACAGTCCATATATCTCGGTGGTCGAGAATGACAAGAAGAAAGGGTCTTTTGTCGATTACTCTAAAGGAGGGTTCTCAGCTGATGACCACGACCATCTCGCCAATTGGGTCATCTTGTCTCCAGCTCACTCTCTACTCTGTAATCACTACAAGGAAGAGTATCTAACAAAGTTTCCGACCGAACTTTTTGACCATCAAGTTTTTACTGCCCGACGATGCATTCACCGTAGTAATCCGCTCTCAACGGCAAGAGAAATTATGGTATTCAAAAAAACATCTATAGAATAATAACGTGATTTCATATGAAAAATTACATATTTTATGCACCAGAATGGATTGGACTTTTTATAGTTCTCCTTGTCATTGGAATATTGACGAAATCACGTAAAGTCATCGTCTTTGCATTTATTCTATTGGCTGGACTACTGACCTTTTATCGTGATGGTGCTCCCAGTTCAGATTACTTGTCCAGACTATCATCTGACTTGGTCATTTCACCAGCCGATGGAAAAGTCTTAGAGGTTGTTCGACACAAAACACACTTACAGATTTCCATTTTCCTAAATGTCAATAATGTCCATGTCCAGTATTCACCGATGAAAGGTCGGATTGTCAATGTTCAACACTACAACGGGACTTTTGTTCCAGCTTATCTCTTTGAAAAGAGTGCTCTGAATGAAAGGACAGAAACGACACTTGAAACTCAGATTGGGAAGGTCAGTGTCGTTCAGATTGCAGGTTTGATTGCCCGTCGGATTGTTAGTTTTAAGAAGCCGGACGATCCAATTGAAAGAGGAGAGCCTCTCGGACTGATTAAGTTTGGTAGTCGATGTGACATCTGGCTACCTCTGAACCGTGTTCAACCTTTAATCAAGAAAGGACAACGGGTTCGTATTGGACAACCGATTGCACGAATCGTGGTTTAGAACCTCTCATTTTTATGTCTGAATGTAATTAAAGTAAGGTAATGGATACATCCACTGCCATCGTGCTTGGTTATCTTGTCGTTTCACTTTCATTAGTCGGCTCGGCTGCCAGTCAGACTTTTGGTAAAGCGATGAAACGGATAGAAGAGGTCAAAGCAAAGTCATTGGAATTAACCAAACAACAAGAAAATAAAACTCTTCAATTACCACCTCTCGACACATCAGACTATGAAAAACTCGTGATTGAATCGAAAAAATTGGCGGGTGATGCTAGATTGGCTCGTCAATTAGCGAATGAAGCAAAGAACAAGACTGCTGAGTTAGTTTCCCGTATAGAACAATCTAAACGAGGTATCGAGTTCCAACTGAAACAAAGAATTGGGAAAGAAGACGAGTTCAAGAACAAGGTCAATGAGATACTTGTCGAGGCGAAAGAAGACAATCCAGAATGGAAAGACGTTCTGGATGAGTTGAGGAAGTTCCCGATGCCGAAAGAATTTTCAAAGGACGTGGCAGAGCTGAATGCGATAATTGACCGAATGGAAGAAATGAAACTATTGAATGACGAAGCGGATAAAGAGAGCCGGGAACTTTTGGATCAAAAGAGAAGAAATAAAGAAGCCGTTATCCAGAAGAAACTCAAAAAATACATCGAGAACCCGGCATCGTATGTCATTCCGGACGCGAAAGAGATGGCCAATGAGCTCTTTTTGTTAGAAAATGAGTTGTTTGATGCCAAAGAAAAAGAAAGTAAGTTTGTTGAAGCCAATGCCATGAGCACAGCAATGAATAAACAAGCACAATATGCCAGGGATATCGCTGACCTAAAGGAGAAAAACAAACGTGAAGAACAAGACCGAAAGGACACGCGTGAGTTAGCCTTGTTAAAAGCTTCGAAGCCGACCTATTACGGTTATCCTCCTTACCCGCCGGCGCCTGGAACGACTCAGCCTCCACGATACTACGGAGGAGAAATGACTGAAGAAGAACGGAACCGGCTTGCCGCTCAACAACCAAATGAACAATACCAACCCGAACAACCTCCACAACCAGAATTCCAAGAACAATTCCAACCGGAACCCCAACAGTCGGAGTTCCAGTCTCAACCTGTAATCTACAACTCACTCGAAGAACAACCACCTTCACCCATAGACTTTATGCATTTTGCTGCCATACTTTATGCCATCAAATTACTTCGAGCGCTGATTTATCGTCGATGGATCCATCTGGATGGTGTCTTGACCGCCAAGCACTTCCTGATTGATGCAGTTGCAACCACGGTTCTCTTTGCCGTCTTTATCGGTCTGGGCTTTATTCAGTCAAGCGTCGATTTTATTGAGCCCATTGTCGTCGATATCGGTTTTACAATCATTGTCAATGTTGTCCTGACTGTTCTAATGCGTGAAGTCAGCATCAAACGTCAAATGGATTACACTGCATTGTATTCAAACCTGGTGACCGCTAATGTCGCCATCCCTTATTTCTTGACCACGATTTAAAGAGTAGTATTCTTTAAAGATTAATGTCGGGTGTCGTCATTCATACGAAGGAGGGTTGTCCCTTTTGTGACAAGTCGAAGGCCTTCTTTACCAAACACAATGTAGCTTACACTGAAGTTTATTACGATTCGGAAGCACCGGATTACGAAGAGAGAAAGAACGTGTTACTGGCAAGAACAAATCATAAAACTTTCCCCCAGATTTTCATCGGTGAGACTTTCTTAGGTGGTCATTCTGACCTTGAGACTTCTTACCAAACTCTCAAGTTGCATGACTTACTTCGGGAGATTGGTGTTTTTATGGAGTATGAGTTCTAATTAAACAAAACCTTATTTTTATTGTAAATGGTATCCGTTCCCATCTTACAGAAAAACGAACTTATCGTCTTATGCGGTTTCCCTGCCTCAGGTAAATCGACTCTCGCCAATCAACTTTTCGCTTCCAAAGGATACTCCGTTTATTCTCGGGACACCTATGGCGGAAAGGCCTCGGATCTTCTTCGCTTTTTAGATGGTTCAGGGAATAAGATTGTCATTGACAACACCAATCTGACCCCGGAAGCTCGAAAGCCCTTTATTGATTGGGCGAAAGAACACGGGCTTCCGGTCGTGGCGGTGGTCATTGACACTACGATTGAAGACTGTCAAATCCGTCATCTGCGTCGGATGTATCAAAATCATGGAAGGCTCTTCTTCGATGCCAAAGACCTTAAAGAATACAAGAAGTCCAGTCCAGATTTGTTTCCATCAGCCGTCTTCTTCAAAGCCAAGAAACAATGGGTGCCACCCACTTCCGCCGAAGGATTTGACCATATTATTCACCTCGAAGCACCGAATATAAGCTACGACAAAAGTATTTACAATCATTCAGCGCTCTTCGTCGATATCGATGGAACATTGATTCAATATCCACCTCCTCGTAATCCGGAAGACCTTGAGTTCCTTCGACCGGTCTCTGAAATTAAAAAGTTATTTTGTAAATACAATTTCGTCATTGGGGTCTCCAATCAATCATCGATTGGATCAGGAAAAGAAACGGTTGAAGAAGTTGAACAGAGAATGGAAACCATCCGAAAGAAACTCAAATTGTCATCCAAACGGTTTATCATTCGTTGGTGTCCTCATCGAGCCGGTGTCATTACCTGTTTCTGTCGAAAGCCACAATCCGGATTAGGTATTGAAGCCATTGAGAAATACAAGCTCGACCCGGAGAAGTGTCTGATGATTGGGGACAAGACGACTGACCGAACATTTGCTCGTCGTCTTGGAATTGAGTTTCAAGACTCTATTTAGAAGTATCCATAAGGCATAACACTTCCGGACTCGTCGGCTTTCTCACCACTGGCCTCCTTGACGTTGGCAAAGGGTTGCAAAGGTTGAGCGGACTTGTCATCAAACTGTTCTTGGATCTTGGACAAATCAAAGAACTTGTAGAGATGGTAAAAATGGACGAGCAGACCTAACATCAAAAGAACTCCAAAGAGCCAGCTGGGGGTTTGAGCGCCTTTGTATCCGATGTAGGCCAGGAGAGGGGCAACGACAAAAGCGTGGAAGAGGTTAATCTTTTTTCTAATTTCGTGAGGGGAAGACATTTGTTTTGAAGAAATATATTTTTTGTAATTACATCAAGACAAATGATTTAAAGAAATGAATGAGTTCCAAGGTGATGATGAAGATTTCAGAGCTTTTTCCTTTGATTGCTCGTGATTTTCCCGATTCACGTGCGGAACGGTATCTACCTTTGCGGTATATCCTCGAAAACAACTTGTCTTCTAACAATGTCCAAAGTCTGTACACCAATATCGAGGACATTTATCATACTCTCAAAAATAATGTCTCGGAGAGTCAATTCATCAATTACATGGAATACATAAACGACCTTCTAACAATTCCGGAGGTTCAAGTGGATTTAGGAGACCTCTTGCTACGGGTTCATAAAAAGACGATGCGTCGTATTTTGGATACGGTGTATGAAAATGAAACATATGAAATTGAAGAAACGGAAGTGAATGACAAATTCGAGAGTGTCTATAATGCTGTTTTGGGACTGGTAATCTTACAATGTGTTTCAATTGGGTTGCAGGTAATTTCAGTAAATGAACCGGAACTGATTGTTAATGTATCGACACAGATTAAAAACGCTTGTGTCTATATTCTATCCAAGATTGGTGAGTTTCAATTTTAAAATACAGATACAGAAGAATACAGTAATACAGGAATACAGAGATACGCTAAGTCATGTATCTCTGTATTTACGAAATTTGAAGGTTTTCAGGTCGTTTTAATTTTTGATCTGAAATCTAAATCACCCTAGGAGAAATCTTCAAATTAAGAATACAGATATACAGCATACAATCATACTCCGTATCTAAATACAATACACTTCTTTTTATAATTCACGAAGTAAGCTGTCGTGATAATCAACAGTTTCCTTTAATTCTTTGACACATTGCACCAAATACGGCACAATCTTATCGTATTTGACCGCATAATACTTCTCTTCTTCATTATCCAGGGCGTCCCATTCCGTGACCAAAGACGGCTCAACTTCCATCACTTCCTGGGCAATGAAACCAACATCCTTCTGTCCAGCCCGAGCACCATTCCGTTCATTCCAGATATACGAGACCGGACGAAGTTTCGAAACCTTCTCAAATGCACCCGTCAAATCAGTGATATTGGTCTTCAACCGAAGGTCAGAAACACCAGCCGTATCAAATGCCGTCACGTCTCCGACTGCGACAAAGTTTCCATTACTCATATTGAACCGGAACAGATTGTTTCCTTCCGTCGAACGAATATAAATGTTACTGGTCGCCGTCATAAACATACTCTCATTCGACATATACAACGCTCCATTCGAGTTAATCGGAGTTGAAACTGAACTGACACCATCTGAACCAGTTAAAACCAGTCCTCCTCCTAAATACAAATTACTAGAGACATCCAAAGACGGAACCGTTAATTGTCCAGTGCTTGAATCGACTGTTAGACCAGAAACACTGGTAAATTTATAGCTGGCACTGTCCCAAATCATGACCGAACCATCGGGCATCGTGTCATCACGGGTTGCCACCGCTTGGAGTTCATTGCTCAGACCAATCTTGAAAAGAGAAGACGCTTCCTCATACAAGAAATAGTAATTGCTCTCAGTTCCTCTCTTAACTTCAATACCTGACAATAAAAACGGTGCCGGTGTTCCTGTTTGACTGGTATTAATGGTCACAATCGGGTCTGTAATCAACAAGTTTTCAGTATTGACCGTCGTTGTTGTTCCATTGACCGTCAGGTCACCAGAGATAGTCACTGAACCACTAAAAGTTGCATTCGAGGCCACACTCAAATCACCACCCACGGTGACATTACTCGCCACTGACAAAGCACCGGTAATCGTGCCACCAGTCTTATCCAGTTTCGAGTCCAATAGATAAGTCAAGTTGGAGGACAGACCGGACAAGTATCCAATCTCGGTCGAAGTAACAGTCGAAACCGTAATCTTTCCACTTCCATCCGAGACAACTGCACGCTCGGCTGTCAAATCCGACGAGACAACCGAACTGACTGCACCGGTGATTGTGCTTTGTTTTCCATCCAATTGAGCTTGAACATTGGAAGTGACACCCGACAGATAACCCAACTCAGTTGAAGTAATTGAACTTGAGATAATCTGCTTTCCAGCATTGGCGATCAGAACTGTATCCGAGGTCAAGTTATCGACACGTAGCGAACCGTCTCCCAAAACAGCAAACTTTTCAGTTCCCGACGAGTTCAAACTGAAGAGCACGTCATTTGAAGTCGTCGCCACTGAACTCGACGCTTTGAAGAGAGGCTTTTGAGTGGCATCTCCATACAGGTGTAGTTTAGCATTTGGAGCACTCGTTCCGATACCCAGATTGCTACTGTTATCCAAGACTACACCGGAGACGGTCTTAATTGTTTTATTGGTGTTGTCCCAAATGGCAATTCCATTATTGGCTAAATCGTCATTCGTCGTCACAATGTTCTTTAGTTCGCCAGACAGACCGGCCTTAAACTTCTGGTCAGCTTCATCAAAGACAACGAGGAAACTGTTCGAGTCACCACGTAAAACTTCAATACCACTTTGTAAATACGAAGGAGGGACACCACTGGTCAAATTGGAGTTGAGAATAAGCTTATTGTTCTCAATCGAATTATTGATTGTTCCACCAGTGATAGTCGTGCTTCCAGAGACAATAAAGTCACCAGCCACACTCACATCTCCATTTGCAATCACGTCACCGTTGCTGTCAATGGCAAACAAACGTGAGCCGTTGTGCTGAACCGTCAAGAGGTCATTGGTTAGAGTCGTTGCTCGATGGTCGATGAAGAGAGCCGGTTTGTCTTCAGTTTCAGTTACGTCCAAACGACCACGTGAAGATACATTTCCGGGAATGTTAATCGCCAAACGACCATTATCGTCTTGAGACAAAGCTGAGACCTTAAGTTCTTCCGGAAGTGCTAAATTGGAAGAGATCGAGTTAATCGCTGCCCGATACTTCAATGAACCTTGCAGAAGAACCGTTGAGCCAACGTCAATCGTGGTCAAGCTTTCCTCCGTCGTTCCAGACAACTTGACCAGCTTAGCTGACAAACCTGAACTCAATGCGTCAATCTTGGCATAAACTGGGTAAGTATTAACTACGTTGTTGCTGTCAGTCTCCGTCATCAACAAATTACCAATAACAGTTGAGGCAGAGACCGGTGCCGAATAAACAGGTAGTGTCAAGGTATAATCACCGGAGTTAGCTTGAGTGTCGATAGTAAAATTGGTTGTCAGTGAATAAATCACGTCATTACCCAGATGACGATACTCTCCATTACTCGAATTGATTGTCATCGCCCCTCCAGAAGGAGCATTCAGACCGACGATAACACCCGTATTCCAATTGACATTCTTCGCCGGTAACCAAATCGCATTATTACTGTCATTCAGAATGTATCCGGTGATTAACGCGTCTCCAACCACGTCCAAGGCTGCCCGAGCCGAAGTTGTTCCAATACCCAAACTACCGGACAGAACACCTCCGGTTAAAGGTAATTTATTATTGAGTTGGGTTTGAATATTGGCGGTCACTCCGGATAAACGAGCTAATTCAGTTGTCGTTACTGTAGAAGAAGTCAAGACATTCGAAGCATCGGTGATGACAACACGATTTGGTGTTAAAGTGTCATTGGTAATGGTTCCGACAACATGCAGAGCCGATTTGGGTGCGGTGGTGCCGATACCCAGATTGCTTCCACTGACCAGATAGACATTACTATCAACATTTCTAAACTGACTTTGACGGAAGATCTCACCATTCGAATAGACATTTCCAGTAAAGTGAATATCACCAGCAACATCGAGAGTGTATTGTGGTAAAGCCGTGGTTCCAATACCGACAAACTGGGTCGCCGGATCGACGACGACATTGCTGACACTACTAAACTTCGAGGCCGAACCATTCCAAACTGCAATCGCATTGTCGGTCATCACGTCATCCCGAGTCGCGACGGCTTGGAGTTCATTGCTCAAACCAACTTTGAACAACTGGCTCGATTCTTCAAAGACAAAGAGATAGTTCGAAGCCGAGCCTCTCTCGACTTCCAGACCAGAGACCATCGTCGAGAGAGGAGTTCCAGTTTGGTTCTTGTTGATAACAATCAGATTGTCAGCAACTTCCAAAGTTGTTGAGTTGATGGCGGTCGTGGTTCCATTGACAGTCAAGTTCCCAGCGACTTCGAGATTACTTGAAACAATTATATCAGTGGCACGCAAACCACCCTCGACATGCAAAGTCGCTTGAGGGTCAGAAGTGCCGATACCAACGTTGCTATCAATGACATAGACATTGCTACCATCTTTGACGAAGACGGAGTCTTGATACGGCTGACCATTCTGAAGTAGAGAACCGGTAAAGTTGATATTTCCATTGACGTCTAAAGAAAACTCAGGATTGCTGGTTCCGAGGCCAAACTTGACATTACTTTGTAAATAGACATTGCTTCCGCTCGAAGTAAAATCCGAGTAATTGAGGACATCGACGACCCATCGGTCATTTGTCCAGAACAATTCGGCTGTCCGATTGACATAATGGACTGTTCCGGCCACCGACAAGAAACCTCCCGGTGTCTCAAAACGAACAATCTTTCTCAGACCATTATGCACCGAACTCAAGTTGCTGTCCATGACGTAAGTCGCACCGGCACCAGCACGGATACTGTAAAGATTGCTTGACGGAATGGTCGAGGCGTTGTTGCTGTCTAAACCACCAATAAAGCCACCAGCACGAAGAGCCCCATTGACATCGACGACCGCCGTTGGGTTGTTGGTGCCGAAGCCAACGTTGCTTCCGATAATGAAGACGTTGGTTCCGGATGTGGTAAATTGAGAACCCGCAAAAGGGCTTCCATTTTGACGGAAGGTGCCAGTGAAGTTGATATCACCCACGACATCCAAAGGATAACTGGGGTTGGTCTTACCGACACCCAGATTTCCTTGGACACACAAACCATTGGTCGGTGCAGTGGTGTTGTAAGTCGCACTGGAACCAATCGAAGCACCACCAGCGACGTAGAGAGCCGGAGTGGGGTTGGTCGCACCCAGACCGACTTTACCTTCAACAATCAGACCACTGGATGGAGGAGCGACGTTGTAGCTGGCTGAAGCACCAATGGCGGCACCGCTGGTTGAAGCAACGTAAAGCGAAGGCGTGGGGTTAGTTACACCGACACCAATCTTACCTTGGACAAGCAGACCATTGGTTGGGGCGGCGATGTTATAGGCGGCACTGGAGCCGATAGTCATACCAGAGCTACTGGCGACGTATAAAGCCGGATTGGGGTTGGTGGTGGCGATACCGACTTTTCCTTGGACAATCAAACCGTTGGGCGGAGCAGCGAAGTTAAAAGTCGAGCTACTACCAATGGCGACACCTCCATTTCCAGCTACGACCAGCGAAGAGGCCGGATTAGTCAAACCGATACCAACACGACCCTGAACAATCAGACCGTTGGCCGGGGGTGAGACGTTGTAAGCGTTGGAATCACCGATGGCGACACCATTGGAGTTGGCAATCCGTAGAGCCGCCGCCGGGTTGGAAGTGCCGAGACCGACATTACCACTGTTGGTGACGGCAAAAGCTGCACTACGAGTCGAAATCGATGGGGTGTAATTCTTCTCTGTGAAAAGAGTTGCAATTTCGGTTGTGTTCAAAACTTTGTTGTAAAGACGAAGGGGACCCCAAGAGAATTTACTTGAAGAATAAGCAGTTCCTGCGGTATGAGTAAAGAGCTCACCAATTTTGAAGACCTCGGTATCGGGACCCAGTGTATAGCCACTCAAAGAAGTGGTTCCAACTAAATTTCCATCGACATAGACCTTGAAGTTATTCGAATTGGTAGTCGCATCAACAGTTCCGACAATGTGATGCCAATTGTTAGCTGTAAAAGCGGAGATATCGAACTGATCACCGGTGCCTCCAAATCCAGTGGCAAAGCTGGGTTTATAGTTGGCGGCTCCATAACATCTGATACCAAACCGAGTGTAATTAGTCGTTCCATCACCATCCATAGACAAAATGGCTTTTCCTCCAACAGAACTATCATAAACAGTTGAACGAAACCACATCGAGATAGAGAACTGTTTCAAAGTTCCAGACAGGCCAAGATTAGCTAAAGTAATATTTGAAACTAAACGACCATCATCCGCAGTAAAACCAACACCATTCAATCCAGTTGAAAAAAAGGCTCTCGTCTCAACAGTTCCTGTCGCCGTGAAAGTTCCAGAAACACTGCCAAGATTGGCAATACTTGAAGAGGGTGTTTCAGTCGAAGTAAAGAGTTTTATCAAAGGAGTTCCAATGGCATCAATGTTATCCTGGATGGTAGTTGCACCCGCATCACCAATCTCGACCAACATGGCTAAGGAGACATTATTTGACCCCAGAACGTGAAGTCTTGCCGCCGGTGTTTTGGTTCCAATACCGATATTACTATTGACCGGATACAAGTTCTCAACCGCAGTTGAAGTGCTCAAAACGGTTCCATCGTTCGAATCAACAACCGAGACCGAAAGAGTTCCAGTTGAACTGGCTTGGATCCGTGTATTGGCTCCGAGATACAGAGTGCTACCAGCTAACCAAAGGTCTTTGAAACGAGCGTTCGAGCTACCCAAACTATAAACATCATTACTGACCGGAAGAATATCACCCGCAATTCTCATATTACCGATGACATCCAAACGAGCTTGAGGAGTGCTGGTGTTGATACCGACATTGCTGTTTAAGAGGTAAATATTACTTCCATTAACGGTGAAGCTCTCTGGTTTGGAGGCTAAAGAAGAGACCGAGACCGCAGTGGTGACAATTTCTTTATTCGCATTCGTTCCAAGGACGTAATTGGCGGTAAAGAGGTCGCTCGAGATTCGACCACCTTCAACCAGCAAGTTCGAAGTCCGCATCGTTCCATTGACATCCAGAGGGTATCGTGGATCGACTGTGCCAACACCAACATTACCACTGGTATAGTAAATGGCGTTGCTATCTTCTGTCGTCGTCCATTGACTACCTAAACTCGGATCACTGGAGATACCATTATCATTACTTCCTGCGTTGCTGGTATCGATATTACTAGCGGAGAAGATGGGGAAAGAGCCGTCATTGGATTGACTGGTGGTGTCACCCCGACCAAAGATCATAATCCGCTTGGTCAAGTTGTTCGAGTTATCAAACTTGACGACTTCCAAGTTGCTGTCAGCTGTGACACGGAAACTGAAACCGACTTTTCTTTCATTTTCAAAAGAACGAACCAAGCTCAATGACCGACCCATGACCGAACCACCGGCAAAGAGATCACCAGAGACGATTTCGGAACCATCAATTTTGACGTCATCATCAAACTCAATCCCTTGCATGGTCGAAGACATCTTTTGAACATTGTTGCTCCGTTGAATGGTGATATCACCGAGTTTAAGTGTTCTTTGAGAGTCATCGGGTTTAAACTCGAGTTTTTGTTCTCTCATGGCTTGGAAAACGGTGGTATTGTCGTTCTCTGATTTTTGTTTTAATTTGACTGCATCATAACCAGCAACATTAAAGACAATGTCTTTGGTCGCTCCGAGCATTAAGTCGACACCTTCATTCTTATTGGCGGTTCTCCGAAGGGCAGCAACTTGTTTAGTGACGAGAGTGTCAAAAAGTGTAAATGTGTCTTCGAGATACGTCACCGAGTATTGGTTGAGGTTTGAACTGTCCAGAGCCATCTACCTCTTTTTACAATTTAGATATAAAATGATTTAAATCACACTAAAAAAAGAACCTGTTATTATTCGTATTTTTCCTACTTTCTTAATTTTTCCAGAATAGACTGACGTTGTTTCTCAATCCGTTCTTTCAGTGTCTGAATAGTGCTGACCAAATACGGGACTATACGACTGTATTTGACCGCGTATGCTTGATTGGTGGTATTATAATTGACCAGTTCCGGAGCAAATGTTGCAACGTCTTGTGCAATAAATCCAGCTTCACGAGGACGAGAATGATACTTCCATTCATAGGAAACCGGCTGGAGTTTCTCAATGGTTGAAAGAGCTAATTCACGAACACCTTCTTCTTGAATACCAGTCTTCAATCGGAGATCCGAGGCCAAGGCAGTGTCGAAACCGGTTAAATCACCAACACAATTGAGTTCCTGATTTGACATATTAAACCGGAAACGATCCGCATTTTCATTTTGTAAATACAAATTGCTTGAAGCCACTAAAAACAGATTGGAAGTTGAAAATGTGTAAATAGAGGCATTGGAACTCAAATGTGATGCGACCGAACCGACACTCAGACCATTTGGTTGATATAATAACGTATTTGTTTCCAATTGACGAGCACTGACAACACCATTCGAGTGTGTCAATTGACTGACGGATTCAAGTTGATACAACGAACTATTCCAGACCGCGACCGAACCATTTTCAATCGAAGTCGAACGTGTCGCCACTTTTTGCAGACTATTACTCATTCCAATCTTAAACCCACCCGAACTTTCATTGCTTCCTTCTTCATAGACGAAATAGTAGTTTGAAAGGTCTCCTCTTTCAATCTCAATTCCAGACAACTGTCCGACCTGAGGAGCACTACTGGTATTATTGACAGTAATCAAATTGTCTCGGATTAGGGTCTCTTCAGTGTTCAAAGTCGTGTTATCATTTAATACAAAGTTTCCACTGCTAACAACAACATTTCCACTGATGACAGTTTGTCCGGAAACATTCAAATCATTAGAGGCATCAAATCGACCGGTAGTAATTGAACCGCTGATATCACTAATACCATTAATTGAACTGTCCACCTTCGGAGTGAGATAACTCATGACACTTCCACTTAGACCACTGACCGCGTATTCGAGTTCGATATCACTTGCAGTCGACACGACCACTTTTCCAGAACCATCGGTGACTAAGACTTTCCCAGCAGTCAAATTCGAAGAAGACAGTTCAGAGACCGCCCCAGTCAAATTGTTCTCTTTTGTCGCAATCTGAGTATTCAAGTTAGCATTCAAACCAGACAGTTGATTGAGCTCGGTGACCGTCACATTATTCAAACTCTTAACTAATTTATCTTGATTGCTCGCGACACCTAAAACCGAAGTCCCAATCAAACTATCCGACTGAAGGTCACCATTCGTTAGATTGAAGACGTTATTAATCTCAATGGTCTCAGAACCTGCGGTGCTGTCTAATCTAACTTCCCCGAACAAATCAAAAGTCGCTGAAGGAGAAGACGTTCCAACACCAATTTCGGCATTGGTTCCAATGAAGAGGTCTCGATTGGCGATAAATCCATCTCCATTCCAAATTAAAGCGTTGCTGTCATTGGCAGAGCCAACGGTGGCGACAGTATCCAATTGATTGGACAAACCAACTTTAAAGAAACCATCTGTTTCATCAAAGACCACAAATGCCGTATTGGATGAACCACGGAAAATCTCCAGTCCAAGGGTTCCACTGTCTGGATTACCGACACTCGTTCCAAGTTGCAGATTACTCTCTCCAACAGATAAATTGGTTGTATCATAGACGAGATATCTTCCAACATATAAATTACTGGCGACATAGAGACTATTCCCAATTTGCGTCTTTCCTGAACGTAAGACAGAGAACATCGGTTTGGTCTTCCCGATGACTTCTAAGACCGGTAAAGAGACGGAAGTGCCATCCTCAATTGTATTTACAAATAAGGCCGGAACAGAACTGTCGGTTTCGGTAATGTTCAAACGAGCAATTCCATTCGATAGACCGACACTCACGTTGTTATTTGATTGAGACAACTCCGCATTGACGTAGCTTCTTGGAACGACCAGATTTGAGACCAGCGGAGGTAAATCAGAATTGTCCGGTCGAGTGTAGAGATGTCCTTGAATGACGATGAAATCACTTGACGTCAGGTCTCCCAGACGAAACTCATTTGAACCCGAGATAAACTCCAGACGAGCTTGAAGTGGGTTCGATGTCGCAATGGCTTGTCCTCGATAGACTGAACCGTTATTGACTTTCAAATGTAATTCACCCAATTGTAGTCCGGCTTCTGCGACATTTGAATAGGGCAACTGGATGAAGAAGTCGTCACCTGGATTCGTGGGAGCACTGGTGACCGTTCCTTCAATTTGGAAATTGTATTCCAGATCAGATCCTCCAGTGTAGAGATAATGAGTTGAAGCATCGGATAGTGAAAATCCGGCTCCAGATGGAAGAACGAGACTGGTGGCCGTCGTCGTTGGATACCATGAAGCATTCGCACCGGGCACCCAAATCTTATTTAAATTTGTATTTACAAAATCAGTCCGTTTCAAATCACCATTAACGTATAAAGAATAATCTGGGGTTGAAACGGTTGTTCCGATACCGAGTGTTCCACTCAGAACTCCACTTGAGATTGAAAGATACTGATTGATATTCTCTTGAACATTGGAAGACGAACCAGTTAAAAAGGGTAGTTTTGAAGAGACACTCGAACTCAAACTAATTTGTTTATTGACATTGGTAACCAAAATCTTATTTGCTCCAAGGGTGTCATGTCGGATGTCTCCACTGACATACAAACCATTACTATCATCTCCAGCCGAGGTAGTTCCAATACTGAGATTACTACCATCAGACAAAACAACGTGATTGGAAGATGAACCTTGAACAAAGAAGCTTTGTAGATAGTGTTCATTATTTTGTAATAACCGTGAAGTAGTTCGAATGTCTCCCGTAATGTCAAGCGTGTATCCTGGAGTGGTCGTTCCGCCAATTCCGACATATCCAGTCGTTGAATTGACAACAAACTTATCCGTTCCAGACAGTTGGTCGTTCTTCCAGAAAGGAACACCTTCATTTTGGAAAGAAGAGTCTCGAGTGGCAACGGTTTGAAGGTCGTTTGAAGTTCCAACTTTGAAGGCTTCGGGGGAAGTCCTTTGGTCTAATGCAAAATAGTAATTGGAAGAGTCTCCTCTTTCAATCTCAAGACCGGCCAGACTGTTGTCATCCCCATTGACGGTGACAATTGGATCGGCAACCAGTAGTTGAGTTGTATTGACGATAGTTAATTCACCATTGACCGTCAGATTACCATCGACCGTTAAATCATTTGTCACCAGAGCGTCACCATTATTCAAAAGAACAGTTCCATTGACATCCAGATTACTTCTGGGTTGAGAAGTTCCGATACCAATATTGCTTCCCAAATTGTAAATACTACTGTTGTTAACTAAATAAGGGTCACCGTTATACAAGGTTCCATTTCGATACAATACTCCATTGGTTTGGATATCCCCAACGACGTCCAGTCTTTGTTCGGGTTGAGTGGTTCCGATACCAATATTGCTTCCGGTAATTGATAACTGTTCTCCATTCGAAGAAAAGGAAAACTGTGAATACTCATCGACTTCCGTGTCCCATCTGGAATTATTCCACAACATAGTCGCGTGTTTGGTGACCGAGACCGTCTGAGAACCAGTGTTGATGCTTCCAGGTGTATTCAAACGAACTCTTTTAACCAGACCGTTGTTAGTGCTGGTCAATGTTCCAATGGTGTAAGTCGTATTTCCCGGACGGATTGAGACTGCATTCGAAGTGTTGAGTGCAGTTGAAGTATTACTATCCAATCCAGCTACGAGCATATTGGCACTCAGATTACTATTGGTATCCAGTCGGAAAGTCGGATTGGTTATTCCGAAACCAACATTTCCAGTCGTGTAAAAGACTTTAGTTACGCTAGTCGTTGTAAATTGACTATTAACATACATTGTCCCATTTTGATTGAAACTCCCACTGAAATTGATATCACCCACCACATCCACAGTATAACCCGGGTTGGTCTTTCCACAACCCAAATTGCCCTGGACAGCCAAACCATTGGTCGGTGCGACGACGTTATAACCCGAACCAATGGTCATACCATTCGAGGAACCAACTCTCAATTTGGCACCTGAAGCACTGACCGTTCCAATTCCAAAATTACCTTGAATCATCAAACCATTGGCGATAGGGGTTGTATTGTAAGTTGCTGTTGTCGCACCAATGACCAAGTTCGAAGCCCTTAAAGCCGCTGAACCTGGATTAGTGGTTTCGACGGCGATTGCACCTTGAACCGCCAATGTATTCACCGGAATTGTTGCATTGAAGGTCGCTCCGGAACCGATGGCGACACCTGCAGTTGCGGTTCCACCAACGTGTAAAGCTGGAACTGGAATGGAGACACCAATACCAACATTACTTTGAACACAAACTCCGTTCGTCGGGGCGGTAGAGGTTTGATAGCCCAGACCAATTGGAAGATTATCAACAAACAGAGCCGCTGCCGGATTGGTGATACCGACACCGACATTCCCCTGAACAATCAGACCATTCGAGATATCGACATTAAATGCACTGCTGGCACCGACCGACATACCGGATGCTAAATTATTCGATGTCCCGGACACCAACAAAGCTGGGGTAAAGACTGATGTGCTACCAACACCAACTTTACCATTTGTCCGGACAGAAAATAAATGGTCTGAACTGATGTCCCCCTTATCAACCAGAAAAGACGTAATATCTGAACTGGCATCATGTAAAACGTGAAGTTTGGCATTACTGGGTGTCGCTACATTGAGACCGATATTGTTGCTGAATGGAAAGACAAAATCGACTGCTGTATTCAAAGTAGTCTCTCCAGTTTCGGGATTGACTTTGAGCACTTGTAATTCACCATTCGAGGTAGATTTAATTGCAATGTCCCCGATATAAACTGTATTGGGTGAAATAAAAGCTTCACCAAAACGGTTGTTTGAATCACCTAAACTATAGACCGAGTTTGAAGCCGGAAGAATGTCTCCAGCAATTCTCATGTTTCCACTAATCTCTAAAGCATTTGACCCCGACAAAGACGATGTCCCCAGTCCAACGGACTTGTTTCCATCAACATACAATACCGCACCATTATTATAGAATGACCGGACTGGGTTCTGGGTCAATAACAGCTCAGAGATACCGCTCGAAACTATTTCATTTTCAGCATTGACATACAAAATCCGATCCGCCGTATGTGATTGTTCAATTGCACTATTCCGAACAATCAAATTCGATGTCCGAGCTGTTCCATTCGAGAGATCCAAAAGATAATTCGCTACACTGGTGCCAATTCCAACATTACCTTTGTAATAAACGATGCTATTGTCAGTCTTGGGTGCAATCGTCACCCAGGGCGGAAGGGTGATGGGTCCCGCAGACAAAGTCGAAGTTAAGTTCGACCTTGAAGTATCGACTGTATTACTGCTAAAAGCAACATAGGCAGTAGTATCATTTTGTGGGACAGAGGCCTCACCTTTTCCGAGAACAGCGACACGTTTAGTCACATTCCGAACGTTATCGAACTTAACCAGTTCGAGATTTTGATCATCCGTAATCCGAAATCCAAAGCCAACCTTTTTGTTGTTGTCATAGGTTCGAATGACGGCCAGTTCATCAGTCGTTTCAACTGTGCCTCCGGCGACAAGGTCTCCGAGAACGACCCCTGCTCCGGAGACAGTGACTTGATTACTCAATTGAATTTCGTTCATGGCTGTCCAAAAATGTTGCTTGTTATCAGCGTCATGATAAATCTCAACGTCTCCCAACGTCACTCGATTATCACTAATAAACTCGAACCCTCGATTACCAATGGTTTGGATTGAGGTCGTTTCGTCATTGGCAGTGGTAATCTTTACATTTTGTGATCCAGCAACATTCAGATACATGTCACCGGTCGCCCCTAATAGGAGATCAATACCGACATTGCTATCATTTGAGTCACGCAAAGCTACGATTTGTCGGCCGACGGAAAAGTTGAAAATCACAGCACCTTCCGTCGCGATATTATTACTGTAATTTACAACGTATGGGTTGATATTCGATACATTCAACGCCATTGTTTTATTTTACTCGGCGATTATATTTGATTTAACTCATACAATTACTTTACTTTTTTCCAGTAAAGTAAAAAAAAATGTGTCTATACAACCCACATTTAACTTAATTCCATTTACCTTTTTTACTGTTGGCTCAACTGCTTCTGGATCCGCTCGATATGCGCTTGCAATCTCTGCACCGCATTCTCGATGTTGTTCGCTGCTCCCCAAATTTCGATGACACCGCGTTCGGTATTGAACCAGATGTAATCGACAAAGGACTGTGTCGTGATGGCCTTGAAGACCGAACCGTTCTTGCCAATGACCAACCGAGCACCCAAGGTGCCGTGAGCGAAAGGCATCGGAATGTAAGCAAAGTCAGTATTGGTCGGCGGGTTATAGACCTTCGGAGTGTTGAACAGACTGGGGTAGTAACCCGCAGCCGGTGCCCACTTCTTCGGGTCATAACCAGCCGGCAAAGTAGTAGTTTCTTGGTGGGTAAAAGACATCTTCGAATACAGGTATTGTTCTTGTTCCAATACTCGAATAAAAAAATCAATTTTTTTCTTTCCTGCGTTGTTCGCACGAAAAAATTATCGGTCTAATCCAGGGTTTCCAAAAACATTATTAAACTGGTCTTCAATCGACTGTAAGTCTTTCAGATTTTCCGGATACTTGGGATAATCGACGACGAACTGCACAATCGCATTTCCATATCCAATCACACTCTTCGACACCGGGTCATACACCGGCATCCCCTTTTCCGACAAGACATACAGTTTAAAAGGATTGAGGACTTCATTGAAACACTTGAGTGTATCAATCTCAACCATTTCACCGTTGGGAAGTGAAAGAGAATACTTCGCTCCGGTGATAGTTTTAATAAAAGGTATCTCTAATCGAATTCGTAAGTTGTCTCCCGCTCGTTCAATCCGTGGGTCTTCGGAATTGACCTTGATTTTAATGATTAAATCACCCGGTATTCCTCGGATAACTTGTTCTCCATACCGTGCGAGTGTATGTGTCGTATCGGTCTCAATCCCAGGATGGATTTTGAAAAACAACCTTTTGGTTTGGACAAGACACGACGCTCCTTTGCATTCCGCACACAGTTTGTAGTTGTCTCGAAAGGTATAACCGACACTTTTACAAGGATTACATGGGGTCTCAATCTTTTGCTTATACTCTCCCAAAACCGCTTTAAAGGCCATAATCTTTCCAGTTCCTTTACAGCGGACGCATTCAATGGCACAAGTTCGACACGGATACTTGACTTCGACATTGAGTTCTTTTTGTCCTCCTTGATAGGCTTCCGTCAAAGTAATTGGAACCTCGACAACAATGTCTTTGCCTCGAAGCATTTTGGTGTGTTTTCCTGTCTCAGGAGTTTGGTCATAGACTTGATTAATCATCCCCATCTTTTGAAAGAGGACATTCTCGTCCAGATAAATCACGTCTTCATCCCGTGCTTTCCGAAGCGTATCATACTCCGCTCTTTTCTCTGGATGAGACAAGATTTCAAAAGCAAAACGGACTTCTCGACTCGGTTGGGTCTTTTCTTGTTGGCATTTGTCTAAGATTTTACGATACAAGCGACGAACTTCTTGGGTTGAGGTGCTTTGGTCAATCTCAAGGACTTTATAGTAATCAACTCCGATATCCATTTCAAGTAATATAGAAAAATTGAACTGGTATAATAACGAATTACCATCACCAAAATGAATAAGACCATGTGTCAAATGGACAGTTGCACGATGAAAAGGGCTTTGTTGGTGGGTGATTGCAAACACTGTCAAAAACAGTATTGTTTAAAACACCGTCTGCCAGAAGCGCATCTCTGTTCAGCATTCGACGAAATAAAATCCGAAGCCAAGCGTAAAAATGGAGAAAAATTGATGGCGGAGAAGACAGTGGCTTCACACTTTGAGAAGATTTAAGAACAAACAATGGAGATTGTCCAAACTCAGACTTTCATGGATCAGACGTGGTATCCGATGTCTCAGTATATCATCCGTCAGCTGTATCTGGCCTCGAACGAGATTGACTCACAGTCCTTACAAGGATACATCCAAGCTTCCCGGGTGACTGAATACACTGAAGCTTTTGTCGAGGCCTGTATGCGTCTGGTCGACCACGTATTGTCTTCGACTGGAATCCAGGTCAATGTCGATGACATCGTTCCTTTCTGTGCGACGATTGTTCGATTGATGTTGAAGGCGCTGAGTGATGAACAACTGAGCACTTCTTACTACTTGAACTTACTTAAGAAATACAGTGTCTATGGTGATGATATCGAACACCTGACGCCGAAGAGACTGAACTGTGCAGAGCTTGACATCTTGACCCGTTGTGATTATCGGATCTTCAATATTATCGACCCCACGTGCTTTTAAGACGAAAAATTCCGTTTTCGTATAATAATATAGATGGAATGGGCAACTAGTATGATAAAATCTTTTTTTATTTCCAATACTGTCTATCCTATCTTCAAGAACTTTAATCCCGAGCGGAATAGCCTACTCGACCCTCTGAGTGTCATCATCGTCTTGGCCATGAACTCTTTCAAGCCAATCTCAACCAAGTTAAGCATTCAAGACCATCGATTGTTTCTTCACGACACTTCAATTATTCAAGGAACGGTTCGGACTTTGAATGGTGATTCGAAAGCCAATGTCAAAGCTTTACATTTTCCGATACTGTATGCTTGTAAGTTTCATCTAAGTCAATACCAAGATAATTCGAATGTGGCTAATCTTTTTATTCGAGCGAAAAAAGGACTGGAGAACTTACGACACACCTACAAAGCCGATGGAGAGATACGAGCCTGTCTCAATACGTATATTAATGTCATTCAGTCTTGTTTGGACAATCAAGGAGAAAAAACCTTTGAGTTACTTGACCGTTTGTTGTCCTTGAATATGAGTGATGAAGAAGTAACAAGTAGTGGAAATTACGTTCTGGAGATAAAAAACCAAATCTTCGATGAAATGAACAAGGTTTGGGATCAAAATAAGATCGCTTTGACGGTCTCTCTCATTTCGGAGATGGAAACTGCGCCACCGACCTCAATACCCAGTCTCTTTAAAGCCTTGGAGAATGTCATGGACACTATTCACGAGAGAACCAACCGAATTGTCGAAGCGGTTTTGGTTAAGAGTTAACAGTATTCCTGAAAGTAATTACAAAGTAAGTTTCGAAAACGAGGAGCCGGACGGAAGACGACTGGACGAGCTTTCTGCATAAACTCGATGACCCGGTCAATAGCTTCATCGGGGAGCAGTGATTGTCTCGAGCTTTCTTCATCGTCGTCTTCGAGAACATTCTTTTTTTCATAAATGTGTTTGCAATGTTGTAATAGATAACAAGCAACCACGGTCGCCGAACGTGAGATACCCGCCCGACAATGAACTAAGACGGCTTGATTGGATGACAGACACTGGTGAATACGACGGACAGCTTCGGGAGCAAACCAGAATAAGGTGTCTTCAGCTTCGACAGTGTCATCGACTTGAATTTGATAGACTTCGCAACTGTGCCAAACCGGAATGTCGGCCGTGACGTTAATCACCAGTTTAATTCGAAGAGCTTCTAAGATACTCGGGTCAGAAGTCACTGTATGGTCTCCGAGATACAGTCCATTGATAATTGGATTGACACTTTTGGTTAGACCACAGACATTCAAGGTCTTATAGTAATAAAAATTGGCCAAGTTATACAGATATGAAAACATTATACTCTTCACAGAAGAAAAGGGAAATGAATTAAACTCACTACAAAAGAAATAATTTTCATTATTTCTACTATTATTTCTACTCTGAATTACTTACTCATCCTGCTCGTCGGAAATCTCCTCGATGACCATCGAGGTCTTCTTGGCCTTCGGTTCCTTCTTTGCCTTCGGTTCCTTCTTCGGCTTCTCTGCCTTCGGCTTCTTTTCCTTCTTGGGCTTCTCGGCTTGCTCCTCAGACGAGGCCTCAGCGTCAGAAGCGGGAACGATGGAAGCCGAGTGCTCACGCCACATCTTGGCCGCCAGGCTCATCCGCTCCTTGTTGTCGATGTCCGGCTGGCTCACCTTGAGTTCAGCCAGGGTCTTGGCGATGAACTCGTTGTAAGCAGTCGGCTTGCGAGGAGGCTTGTCCGCCTTGGGCTGAGCCTTCTTGTGAGCCTTCTTCTCGATTTCAGCCGCCTCAGCCAAACCCTTGCGGAAGGCGCTGACCGACTCACGCAGAGCGTCCATGTCGATACCCTCAATCTGAGCCTTCTCAACACTCTCGATGAAGAGGTCAAGGTGAGTAGCGTTTGACTGAGCGATAAGCTTGGAGAAGGCAGCGTAGGTAGTAGCGTCCATTGGTTTGGTTTGAGTTGTTGGGAACGATTAAGTTGAGGGAATGTAAGTCTCACTTGCTTTCAAATTTTTTCTCAAAGCTACATTTTTCGAAAAAAATAGAGTTGAACAAATATGGGGGAGATAATCTGAAAAAAAATTAGACAAATACATTCATCTGGAATAAAAATTTGAAAGCAAAGTTTGTCTTCCCCCCTCAAGATTGTAATGTCGTCCATTTCTGAGAATGTCTATGTCGCCTTTGTCATCGACAATCTGAAACACAATGTCTCTTACATCTACTTCTTACAATACAACGGTAATGAAGAAGAGCTCGCTAAGCTGAATTCTTACATCAGAGCCTATAAAGACGCTGGTTATGAAGCAGAAGGTGAGATGTCCAGCTTTCAGATGGAGATAAAGACGTTGTATTCTGAAGAAACTGTCAATCAAATCCAGAGACTGAACTTTGCCATGCACACTTCATTTCGTAAGTGTCTGGGTAAGTTTGTCTGTCCGATTACCAAGAAGTTGGTTGAGAATTGTTCATCTGAGAACGAGGAGGTTCTTTATCTGGATGATTTGGAGGACGAGTTATTCGAGTGCTTTTCACGGCACAGTATTGTGGAATACTTTAAGAATTAAAAGACCGGTTGAAGACAAAATACAAAAAACAAAAATATTTTTTGTATTTACGAGGAGAAATACATTTGGACAGTTGAAGTAAAGAATGAACGACAACTACAGCATCTGTGATTGACAATCTGCGAAACACATTCTTGACATAAGGTATGACCACAGGGAACTAAACAGACCGAGACTTCTTGATTAAAACAGACGGGACAGGTCATCTTATTGATTTTATTAATGTCAATCGTGTCATTAATACTCAGGAGTATCAGTTGTCGGATAGAGGACAACTGAGTTTCGTATGTGTCGATTTCGGAATAAAGGGTGCCTTTTTCTTCGAGGACACTCTGTTCCCATTCGGTTCCAAGAGTTTCCATTAGATTCGAGTAGTTTTCAAACTTTTCATTCAGGAGTGAGACCCGATTGTCTGTGGTGATATCGATTTTCGGAGACAGACAATCGAGATACTCACGATGTGTATTCTGTATGCCGTCTTTGATATGAGTGTATTTTCGATAGCCTTCTTCGAGACTGACTAACTGTTCTTTTTTCTGGGCGAGCAGGTCTTTGAGGAGCTTGTATTTCTCAGATGTATGTTCCATGACATAATACATGAATACTCTTTTATGTAATATCTCGTATGTTCTGTATTTCTGTATTTCAAAATTAGAAAGGTTTCCTAGGGAGACTTATATTTCAGATCAAAATTAGAAACGACCTTCAAACCCCTTTATTTTGAAGATACAGACATACAGAAAGAGTGTATGTTCGTATTTCTAATTTGAAGACTTCTCCTAGGTTAGTTACTATTTCAGATCAAAATTAGAAACGACCTTCAAACCCCTTTATTTCGAAGATACACTAACCGGACTGTATTCTGTATTTCCGTATTCCAAAATTAGAAAGGTTTCCTAGGGTGATTTATATTTCAGATCAAAATTAGAAACGACCTAAAAACCCCTTTATTTCGAAGATACACTAAACGACCTGTATTCTGTATTTCTGTATTTCAAAATTAGAAAGGTTTTCTAGGGAGACTTATATTTCAGATCAAAAATTAGAACGACCTAAAAACCCCTTTATTTCGAAGATACACTAACCGGACTGTATTCTGTATTTCCGTATTTCAAAATTAGAAAGGTTTCCTAGGGTGATTTAGATTTCAGATCAAAATTAGAAACGACCTAAAAACCCCTTTATTTCGAAGATACACTAAACGACCTGTATTTGTATGCTGTATGTTCCGTCTTCGTATGCTCTGTATCTGTATGAGACAAGTATATAAAGAAGAACCAGGCTAAAGTATTTAGTTCTCTCCCCAAAACTTTTTCTTGATAGATTACACAAAGGAACGAAGAATGAATGCAGTTGAACCTCTCCTGACTGAAACAAAAAATAGGTTTGTCATCTTCCCCATTCGATACACTCCGGTCTGGAAAATGTATAAGAAAGCACTGTCAGCCTTCTGGACTGCCGAAGAGATTGACCTCAGCACCGATATCGATGATTGGGAAAAACTCACCCCCAATGAACAACACTTCATTAAGCACATTCTCGCCTTCTTCGCCGGAAGTGACGGCATCGTCAATGAAAACCTGGGCGCCCGTTTCATGAATGAAGTCGCCGTCCCCGAAGCTAAAGCCTTCTACGCCTTTCAAATCGCCATGGAGACCATCCACAGTGAGACTTATTCTCTCCTCATCGATACTTATATCAAAGACGAAGCTGAGAAGAACCGTCTCTTTAATGCCATCGAAACAATTCCTTGTATTAAGCGGAAGGCCGATTGGGCTCTCAACTGGATCTCGTCCCAAGAAGACAACTTCGCTACCCGTCTGATCGCTTTTGCTTGTGTTGAAGGTATCTTCTTCTCTGGAGCCTTCTGTGCTATCTATTGGCTGAAGGAACGTGGAGTCATGCACGGTCTATGTTTCAGTAATGAACTAATCAGTCGGGACGAGAGTTTGCATACTGAGTTTGCCGTTCTTCTGTATAGTTATATCCAAAACCGTCTGGAACAAGAGACCGTTCATTCGATTGTTCGAGACGCGGTGGATATCGAAAAGGAGTTTATCACCGATAGTATTCCTTGTAATCTCCTCGGAATGAACTCGGAGTTGATGGCTCAATACATTGAGTTCGTCTCCGACCGTCTCCTGGTTCAACTCGGGTATGACAAGATTTACAATACTGCCAATCCATTTGACTTTATGGATCGGATTGCTCTGAGTAATAAAACAAACTTCTTTGAAGCTCGGGTCTCAGAGTATGCCAAGGCTCATGTTGGTGGTAATACCGAAGAAAATGGTGGTGGGAACCGCTTCACCTTTGAAATCGATGAAGACTTCTGAAAAAATAAAAAAGATTTTTTTATTTTTGTTTTAAGTTTAGTGATAAACAATCATCCCATTATCCTTCCAAACACCACCGTGGAGACCGTGTTGCTTCATCATCGGGGTAGCGTTCAAAGCAATACAACCTCCCTTGCCGTCAATACGGCACTTCGGCTGACCATGAATAGCGCTCGGGCTGACCTCATGGCCAAACTTGGAACCACGGTAGTCAAAGACGGGGATGTGTTGCTTGGGAGCGGGCTTCTTGTCGGAGGGCATGACTAACTGTTTTTAAATGAAAAAAAACGTTTTTAAAGTAGTTTCAAATTTTCGAGACTTAAACGTTTTTCAATTCTTTTTTTCGACCGCCTCAGTCACCTCCAGCGGAAAGAGATACATCCGATACTCATACAGCTTCCGAAAGCACTTGTTAATCGTAATCTCTGAAATCTCACACGCCAGACTGACGTCTTTCTTTGAAAATGGCAAGCCACAGACGACAGAGACCAGATAAATACATCCACTCGCAATCGAAGGCGGAGAATTCTCACTGACTATCGAGTATTCTTGTTCTTTATTGACGACGTAATGACACAACTCAACGTGTTCCGGACGCATCCCCAACCGAGAGACAAACCGAGGAATAAAGTCATCCGGAGAGGTGCAAGAAGAGATATTAACCTTCATAATCTCTTGGAACTTCTTACAGCCTCGGGTCATCGTCGTCAAAGGTAATCCAAAGATGGCCGCAATCTCTTTTGCCGAACGTGGGACTTTGTTCCGCTTACACGACATATAGATACTCGAAGCAATCAGTCCTTCACGGTTCTCTCCCCGGGAGATTTTCATATCACTGATCCGTTTGTAAAGCACCTTGGCTTCATCGATGATACTTTGTGAAATACCACCATTCAACGCCTTGATACTCATACTGTCAATGATATTATACAGATTGCGCTCTTTGTAAGACATCGAGTTCCATTTTTGATACTTACTGATTTTGAACATATACCCGGTCATCCGTGTCCGACTATCGTAACCAATGACCGACCCTAATGACATTCCGGGTAAGAACTCATTGGTTGGCATCCCACAACGAGTCGGGTCGGCGGACTTGTTGTCTTCGTGTCCGTAGTAGCGCCATTCAGCGTGAGCGTCAATCAGACGTTCTTGAAGAGAACCGCATTTTCGGCAGATATAATTTCCATCTTCTAGCACAAACGTCGTCGAAGAACAGTTTTCACTATTGCAGACGGCATCCAAGCTCCCAATGTCAGCTTCAAAAAAGATTGCAGAGGGGGTCGAAGTCGCAACTTCCCCATGAAATGATTGGTCTCCGTAGTCCTGTTTCTTACGTTGTTTAGGTTGAATGATGTCTTTCACAATTGACTGGTCGTCTTCAGTGTCTGAAGTCTTGAGTTGTTTTTCGAGACTGTGAAACATATCCCATAATTGGTCGTCATCGTGTTCATTGTCATACTCGGACTGACTGGCAACCGTTGTCATACGGTTCCTATCATACACGGAAGAAATCTTTAAATCCCTTTCTTGATTTAAAAGAATGGATCAATTTTTTCAATAATCTTTGGTGGAAGTCTCGACATATCAACTAAATCCAGATTACGCTCGTAGTTCCGACGTAGTTCTGGGTCTTTCTTCAAAGTTGCTTCGAGCGCCTCCGGGTCTTGAGCTAAAGTTAACGCCTTCTTCTTCGAACCAACTTTGACTCCGGGGATATTATCTGAGCTGTCACCAAGTAAGACCTTGAGACACAAATCGATTTGAGCGGAACCGGCACTCTTTTTCTCTCCCAAGTTCGTCCCTTTCAAATCAAAGACTTGAGTGTTCTCATCAACCAACTGGAGATAATCGTGGTCTCCGGTGACAATGAAAACCTTTTGATTTGGATACCTCACCCTCAATTTCATCTTCAGATACCCGATGATGTCATCTGCTTCGACATTCTCCGCCGTCATCACTTGGTAGTTCTCGACCAAGTTCTGAAAGGTGTAATCAAAGATATAGCTGTTGTAGTCTCGAGGACAACGATTGGCTTTGTATTCGGGGAACAACTGTTTCCGCCAACTGGGAAGACGACTATCGGCGGCCAAATACACTCTTTCCATCGGGACACTGTATTTTTTAGACAACTTAGTCAGATTTTCATGAAACATCTTGGCAAACTTGGTTAAAAAGAGTTCATTCGTCGGTAAGTCTTCGGCCGAAAAGGGAGTGTCTTTTTGAGACAACTTAAACCAATTGACTAAAGCATAATACCGGTAGAAGACGTAATACGACAAGTCAAGAAACAAGACGGGTTCGCCATTGGTTTGGCGAAGAGGAACGAAAGAAGACATTTGAAATCCTTTAAATTAGAATACTCTTAATTCAATTTTTCTTTACTTGCGAGCAAAGGAAGCAAAGACGGCAGAGATGAAGATCAAGAGAGCCCAGACCAGGATAATAACCGCGTTGATCCAAGACCAGACACTGCACTGACCAGCAACCAAGCAGTTGATGGTATAGACAGAGAGAGCCATGGGGATTAGCATCATCAAGGCAGCGAAGAAACGCTCACCAAAATTGTATTTGGGAGCCTGCTCACCCTCCGCAGCGCCGTTCATGGGGAAGAACATGGCGACTAGGACGAGGAGGTAAGAGACCAAGGCAACATTTCCTTGAGTGGTGAGGTTGAAAGATACTTTGGGGAGAGCAGGGGCAGCCATACAGATACTTTTAATGTATGACAATATTTTTTATCCAAGATGGGTCGTTTTGACTAAAATTGTATAAAAACGCAATTCGATAAGAGTTTAAAAAGAACTGTCTATTAAAAATTGAAAGTCAGAAGTCTCTTTCAAATACACTCAAAATGGGTATTCCCTTTTACTTCCGAAAGGTGGCCACCGATTTCCCCCGAACTATTCAATCACACCCAACTTCTAAATGTGACCGATTGTATCTGGACTTCAACTGTGCTATTCATCATTGTTGTCATGAAACCAAAAAAGCTTTTCGGAAACAACACGTTCCCGACTTTGAAGCGCTTCTCATCCAAAACGTCTGTCAGTATATCGACACTTTAGTCGCTTATGCCAAGCCTTCGGAGTTGGTCTATATCGCCATTGACGGGATTCCACCTTTTGCCAAGATTATCCAACAACGGAAACGTCGTTATATGAGCGCTTACACCAAACAACAGTGCATTGAAGAGCTGAAACAACTCGGTGGTCTTCGTGGTTGTAATGCTGTCGCGCTGGCCACCGCGATTGAGACTATGCAAACCGATTGGGACACCAATGCCATTTCTCCGGGAACGCCTTTTATGAATAAACTGTCTTCGGCCATTCGAGACCATATCTCTAAAAAGCAAAACCTCAAATACATTCTCTCGGATGCCGAAGAGCCGGGTGAAGGTGAGCAGAAGATTTTCCAACACATTGCATCGTCTCCGAAAGAGACAACTGACTGTGTGATTTATGGTCTGGATGCTGATTTGATTATGCTCAGTCTATTCAACTGTGACCGCCGACACCAAATACGTTTGCTTCGTGAGCAGTCGGCAGTTCGAATCCAGAACCACACCGGAAATGGCTACTTTGTCTATGTCGATGTTAATTGTCTTCGGGAACAAATCGTCCATGGACTTCGAAGCACCTTTAACACCGCCAATGAGGACTTGATGATTCACTGCTATGTCTTCTTATGCTTTCTCCTCGGAAATGACTTTCTCCCCAATTTGTCCTATATTCACGTCAATGACGTTGATACCCTGCTATCGACTTACAAGACCGTTTCTCAGAAGACAAAGAGTGATATTCTGATTGAAAGTAATGGAAAGTTCTCGATTCACACTCCGACCCTCTTAGCTTTGATTGAGGCTCTGGCAGAACCAGAAGACCAACTCTTCTTGAAGGCACACACGGATTACTTCAATTCGAAAGTGTCGGTCTATTATCCGAACCAGACAGACCTTCAAACACCGGACAATCTGATCCGAGTGGCGGAACAACGAGTCAATGGTCAAAAGTCAGAGCCAGTTAAGGTTTATCCGGAACAAAAGGGATGGAGACTGCAGTATTATCATTACTTGTTTGGACAATCGGAGAACGTTATCGAACAAGCTTGTAAAAATTATATACAGGGACTGGGATGGATGATTGATTACTACTTCCATCGGCGTGCGTCGCCGAATTGGTATTACAACTTCAATTATTCGCCAACTTCATTGGATCTTTATAACTATTTAGTTTCTACACAATCATTGTATGCACCACCATCACCTGGAGAACTCCCAGTGGTGGATTCAACAGCTTTGCAACTGCTATGTATTTTGCCACCGACTTCGATTTCAAAGTCGATTAATATACGGTGTCTGTATATGTTTCCTCGGCAGTTCAAAATTACCAAGTATCTCAGGAAAGCTTTATGGGAATGTCATCCAGAACTGCCAAAGATTGACGTCAATTTACTCAAGTTAGTCGAGCAGTAAAACGTCGGTGACCTGTTGAATGCTAATCGTCTTCCGGGTCGCCGGTTGAAGTGAATAATAGATAATTTTCTTTTTTTGGATAACTCGTTCTCGTTTGGCGAGTTTATAGTTTTTTAGACGGATAAACTGTCGTAGGATAGTGATGGCTCTGGCTTCATCTAAGTTAGCCAGGTATTTTTCAGCCTTACACGGAATATAATACATTATCATTTCTGGAACCAGCTCGCTTAGTTTATTGACCGTGTCTCGGTCGCGAAGAGTGGTCTTACTAAACTCACTTGTATCTGAAAAACCATGCAGGCCATAACATAACAACAACTGTTCATTGAATTGGTCTTCGGGGACTAATTTGAATAATTGATACAGTTTCATTTAATTTAACTAACTACAGACAAAAATTGTATTTACCTTTTTTAACTGTTTTAATTTGGATAATAAGTCATCAGTTGAAGGTGGTTGAAACAGTGTCGAGGGCATCTTCTTTTTCTTCGGCAGAGACGAGACTTTTTTCAACCCCGCCAAAGGACTACCATTTTTGAGCGAATTGAGTAATGCCGCAACTGGATGACCTTTCCCTCCCAGACCCAGCGACGAAGGGAGTGGTGGTGGTGGCGGACACGTTGATTTAAATGTTCCAAAGAATTGGGTTATCTCAGTCTCACTCAGGCCATCAACCCGCATACAATGACTAATCGCTTCTTGAGGGACACCAGTTTTTTTCATCCGGGAATACTTCTCAAATGGGTTTTGAGGAGTTTCAATCAGACACTTTCCAAAATCCGGACGACAAGTTCGGACTTGAACCAGGTCAATCTGAAGACCATACCACTTTTGATAGACCCAAAGACTTTCGATTAGAAAGAGACAGTAAAATGGTTCGTCTCGTCGAAGACTTCCAAACTTGGTCTCTTCTTTATCGGCAGTGAAACAATGAATGTCTTCCACCATTACATTCCTTAATTTAATTCGGTCAGAGGCATAACTATCGGCTGGTTTGATAATCTCCAATCGAGTTTTATCTGTCAAGAGCTCTGGAGACTGACGTTCCAATTCGGTGATTAGTTGAGAATATAGATTTGAGAGAAACCGGACAAGGTCGTCTTTTTCTCCGGGAAAGAGACACAGGTCAATCGAGACATAGCCTTTGTCGTCATACAACGGACTGTAGGGTAAATACATTTTAGGTGTCTGAAGAACGAGACGTTCTTTTTTAGTTCCGGTTCGGATTTGAAAGACTTTCTTTCCGGAAGGGAATGATATCGGTTTTCGGACAAAGATTTCATCCGATGAATTAAACTGGGTGATGATTTGATACATAATGTTCTATATAAAGCAGTCTTTAACTACATTCGTCAAGATGGCTTTATTTTTAACCAAAAATCCTTATTCGTTGTTGTCTCCCTACCATAATGACGATGACCTATACGAACATATTAAAAGCAGTCTATCGAATAATGCTTTCAAAAAGGAATGTCAGACAGCATTTGATTGCCTGGTCGATTTAGAAAAACGCTTTGACTTCTCCGAGACACCAATCGGATACCTCCAAGACGTGCGAAACGATTTTATGAAATTTGAACTCTTACAAAAGAGTATTGCTCGACAACAAAATGGATATGATGGCAACAAAAGAGCTGATTAATAAGATACTCAAAAGTCAAAATGAGCTTCTCTTAGATAAAATCGCTTCCGATTACAATCTCGACCCAAAGTATCTTAAAGACAAGTATCATAATATGAGTCATTATCTTCCGAATTGGTGAGACTCGAAAATTTGATTTTCTGAATACTTTACAATTTTTGTTTTAAACGCCATGTCTTTCACCTTTCCGACCGTCATCTTTGTTGAAGGTAATATCGGTTCCGGCAAATCGACTTTGATGGGCAACCTCCAGAAGATTTACCAAAATCATCCATTAGTCGAGTTCTTTGACGAACCAGTCGAAGATTGGCTCAAGTTCAAGGACAACACCTCGGGTAAAAATGTCCTCGAACTCTACTACTCTGACCCGCATAAATACGGCTTCATGTTTCAGAACATTATTGTCCAGAGCAAGATGCAGAAGTATCTTAAAATAGCCTGCACTCCAGAAGCTTCGAAAAAGTGTTTCATCATGGAACGTTCCTTCTTCTCGGACTTCTTGGTCTTCACACAGCTTTTGAGAGAAAACGGTAGTTTAAGCGACATTGATATGCAGTATTTACAAAAATGGTTTGAGTTTTGTAAGAATGAGCTGTTTCATCAATCGACCGTTCATGTCATCTATGTCGATGTCGAGACGACCGTTTGTTCGGAACGGATTGCAAAGAGACTGCGTCAAGGAGAGGAAGGGATACCCATCGATTACCTGGATCGAATTGATGGATACTATAAAAAGTTTATGGCCGACCAGACAGTTCTGCCTTCCAACCGAGCGACGATTCTACCAGCGACCGGATTGACCCGAGAACAAGTTCTTCAAGAAGTTAAGTCTGTCTTAGATAATTACGTGATGCCACTCTGAGCATTGGCATACAGAGTATCGACGTAGTTGATGGAGGAAGTCATAATGTTAGAGGCAAGGATAACCGTAATCATAATTACACCGATGGTCATAGTTATTTTTGTAAATGTGATATCGACTTCAGATTTGGTTGCCGAATTGACTGCCAGTTCCTTACATTTGGCCGGGTCTTTGTTGTCGCCTTCACAAGTGTCTCGCATCAGACGTAGTTGTTCTGCAGTTCGGTATGGGTTATAAACGTCAATGACCAGATACAAGACGACGACACAGACGACGAAGAGAATACCATAAATCGCGACATCGACAACGGGGAAGGGGATACTTAAGTCTTCAGGTCTAAAAAAGTTGGCCTTTTCCCAAGATTGAATAAGTGAAATGTAGCTATAATACAAACTTTTCTTTTTGGCTTCGATGACTTCGGAGACAGTTTCTTTTAGATCCAAGACTTTCTGTCGGTTATCGATGGCAGAGACAACATAATATTTGGCTTTCGGGTCGGTGTCTTGAGTGGTCGTGACATTGTATCCAATTCGGTCTTTTCTCGAGCGAAAATATTGACGAAGTTTCCGCACCAGACCGTTATGAGCCTTGACTTCCTCACCAAACTGGATCGGCTTATTCGTTTTTTCGTCGTAGCGGACACTGTCGTTGGTGTATTCTGGTTTGGCGATGGACAGATAATACAAGTCATCTAAAGCATTTTTGATTGCATTGACTTGCATCGGTATCGCATTTGAATTGCTCTCAATAATATCCCGCTTAAACTCCAAAAGACTTTGGCGTTTATAGATATACCCAAAAGCGATGACGACTAAGAGTAGCCAGGCACACATGACCAAAGTGAATTGAACACCCGAATACATCTTTCGACGTTGATAGTCGAGTTCCTCTTTGGGGGTCATATTACCATACTTCTCAATGTTTTTATGAATACGTTTGTCATTACCGACATCTTCGAGCGTAATTGTATTCTTTTTGTCGCTCGGCTCATCTTTGACTGGTGCAATATTTTTCTCATTACTATCGAGTGTATTCTCCTCCATTTTTATGAGGGTGTCTTCACTTTTTTCACTAGGATTGGTAGAACTCATTTAACTTATTTGATATAATTTGTTATTTATTAATGACGTAAGGTGTGTTATCATCTTATTCTTCCTTCTCTTTTTCTTCGTCTTCTTCCTCCCCTAACTTTTCTTCGTCTTCAATGTATTTGGCAAAAGACTGTTTTCCCGGGAAAGCCGTCTTGTAGTATTTATACATGTTCAATCCCGATGCAGCTGAGACCGTTGCGAATAAAATCCACATCGCAGTAATATTTCTCTTTTCATAATCATAGGCTTTCCGGGTTGATTGGTCATCGACTTCCAATCTGGAGAGTTCGTCATTGAGGGAATTATAAACGGTGTCGGTGATCTCTTTCATATGTTTAATCATATCTGATGTCCCATACTGATTAAATCGATACAGAAAGACATCAATATCGACATACTTACCAGGAACACTCACTTTATTAGTTTTGTTGTCCCAATCTCGAATCATTTCTTCATTGCAAAGCATAAAGAGTGAGATCATATTCGAGACAAAGAGCTCACGGTTCTTAATCTTTTCATCAGTGCTGGAGATACTCTGAACGTAATTGGAAAAGACTTCCGCTTTCAAAGATTGAGAATCACCGACTATCTCGCTAAACTCGGGATAGATAAACTTGATAAAAGTTGGGGTCATCTTGAATTCTAACAATTTGACCTTTTGATACCGTTTGGTGTCAAGTTTGACACGCAAGTCTTTCAAGACTGGCATGATCTGACGGTTAATTGTATCAGTATTGAATTCCCGATTGTATTTCTTTGTCAAGAGGTCGAGTTGGTATTGATTAATTGAAAACAAACTATACAATTTCGACATCTTTTCTTCAAGGAATTGGACTGATGATATATTATAAGCTCGCTTATCAAAGATGTATTGATGTTCGGCTAAGTAGTTTTTAATCACTCCCATATTCTTCGTCTTCGTAGTCGTTCCAACAGTATCAAAAAAGACCCGCTTATACATCGCCATAAAACCAGCAACGGATTCTTTGAGGGCATTAATCTTTTCTTCCCATCCGGCACGTCCATTTGGCATTGGAGGATTGACACTATCTGTGCTTTGGATATAAACACGGATCTCCTTCCATAGTTCTAATGCTCCAGACAACTTGTCTCGGATTTTGTCATATTCGGCAAAACCACCCCGACCAGGTTGAGCCAGTTCTTTCCGAAGAATATCAATCTGAGTGCTCAAGAAATAAATGACCGTGACACCAAATCCAAGAATCAAGACAATGTTCCGAATGACACTAATATGTTTGAGACGCCCAGTGTCTTTCGCAGTCTTGATGTATTTGAACAAGAGGAAGGCAAATGCGATAGAAAAGACACCTAAAATGGTGCTAAACATACCGATTTTACCCTTGATCTGTCGATCAAAGGCATCCCTTTGTTTGTAAAAAAGGTAAAAGACGTAAGCGACATTTCGGACAAACCGACGTAAGTCGGCGATACTCGATGCATTTTTCAAGGTATCGACGTAAGAACTTATCTTTTCCAGATATACCTTCATCGCGTATTCTTCGTCTTGATTGACTGAAGCATTTTGAGGACTATCGTCTGTTTTCGCTTCATCTTGAATATACAGATAGAGGTTGTGTATATTCGTAACGAACTTAGCTAAATGTTGGTTTTCGTTCATGGAATACCAGATACCGCTTTATCTAAGGGGAGTTTTTTTCTTCTTTAAATTAATCATGACATCAACAGCTGTCCCAGAATCAATCTTGACGACCCTGTTTAAAAATGACAATAACTTTACCACCAAAAACATCTTTGGACGCGCTCAAGGTATGCTATATTATAAACTCTCGATGTTTGTTGTCTTATTTAGTATTGGTCTCTATTTTGCATTTACTTTTCTTGGAAATATCTATCGTTCAATTGTCGATTATCAACAACAAGTCAAATCACTGACCAAACCAACTGTCGATGACATGCTAAATGAAATCGATAATTCAATTGGGAATAACGACGATTATCGATACAAAATTAACTCAGCTGATGGTGCTTACGAGTTTAATTACAATGACGAGATCGAAATCAATATGGATCGTCAAAATAAGTTCCTCGAAAGGAAATTAGCTCGTGCCCGCTCCGCCAAAGAATACGCCGAAGTCGATCCAACTGTCGATGCTTCAATTAATCCAACCACCATGAGTGCTAAGTTTGATGACTACACCTACGGCAAAGACGCTGTCAAAGAGGCAAATTATCAACCCTTCTTCTTGTATCTATTTACACCCACTTCAGAAAAGATCCAACGAATTAATGACAAATGGAAAGAACAGTTGTCTGGAGAACGTGCCGAGTTCAAGAGATGGCTGGAGAATGAATACAATAAACTCTTCAAACCTCGTTGAGTAATGGATTAAATTTAGAGATTAATTCTGGTTTGGAGATGGATTTAGCACCAACGGTATTATCAAAGTCATATGTGATAGTCGATAATTTACTAAGATTATCTTGGATCGATTGACCATTTGTAAATTGAATAAAGTAATGTGATTGTGTGCTTTTTTTGCTAATGTCAGTATCAATTTTACCGGCATTAACACCGACCCGACGAAATGATATATCTGGTTTGTCCTCCTTTTTCACAAACTGAAAACCGAAAGGTTCTAATTTTTGATCCATCACTCTTTCCGTTGCATTCTTTTCCCAAATTTGAAAGATACACGGAACATCGCGTTCTTTCCCATTGACTAAAAAAGAGCTCTCAGGTAAATCCATCTCGGTAATCAGATGATAATTTAGTGGAAATGACTTTTTTAAACTCTCCTTCTTGAAACTTTTCGGCAAGATAAATGAAATACTATCACAAAATTGACACGATTTTTTGATAAATTTAATGGCTAAGGAAGACTGTCTTCCAAATGGAGGATTACCAATGACATGTATTTTATTATAACTTCCCAGAATATTATTGTATTCGAAATAGTCCTGCTGAATGATTTCACTGTGTTCTGGTTCTAAATCATAAAATCGATAATGATTGGACAACAATTTAATACCTTGAATGAAAGCACCATTACCGGCACTGGGTTCGATAATTAAATCGTTCATTCCGATTGTGAGATACTTTTTAACCAAGTTTAAACATAAATCAACAACACTACTTTTTGTATAGTATTTATCAATTGTATTACGATGTAACCCGGTTCTCTGTTCATCCGTGTTCATCTTTTCTTTTTACTCTTGATAGTCGCTTAAATCATTTAGAGTATGTATTCTTTTCGCCTTATTTAGTAAGCATCTAAATGACGACCACCCGCCCTAATGTCATTATCAGCGCGGTTGATTCTTTCACCACAACAACCGGCACCAGCACCGGGTTCAATCCCGTTCATTACCTGTATCTCAACCCCGAACTCCAATATTACTCCAATATCACATCGGTTGAAGACGCTTATGACCACTTCCAGACCATTGGAGAAGCCGAAGGTCTCTTAGCCGATATCTCCATTCCATCGATGTTTCGTTATCGTATTTACAATATGTATAACTCGAATGAAATTGTGACTTCAACTCAATACACACCTGAAATACGAAACTTCCTGACAGCTGATCCGGAACGTCAAGCTATTATCCATTACTTGCGCGAAGGACAATACAACCCTTTGGTTGATGACACTTATTCCATTCCGAATGAGTTTAATGAACTACTTTATCGAACCTTTCAAAAAGTGACCAGCTACAATACGGAAGAAGACCTGTATATCGAATACATTCAGCGTCGGAAAAATAATGAAGTTGTCTTGGGTAAGTTTGAGGATTTTACTCTCCTCTTTGAAAACTATCGTCTCTCCGATTTCCGGGTTCGGAGTAATTTAATCGTCGATCAAGAAGCCATCTTTAATCAGAGCATTACTATTCGGGATACTCTCAATGTCTCAACGATTAATCTCGAAAATGAATTAGCCGTTTCAGATATTATCTCCGAAACTGTCGAAGCCAAATCTTATTTCAAAGTCCATAGCAATGCTTTAGCCGAAGTTGATGCAACCTTGAATGTCTATAATCAAATCCGTGTTGAACCAAACTCGGACTATTTTGTCGATATTGACCCCTTCATTGATAATTACCCAGCACTATATGTCAATCAACTCTCAACTACGACCGCACTCAATGTCGTTGAATTCCGTGTCGATGACCACCCTTCGGTCTTAATCGCCAACGATACATATGTCGGTATCCATACTGATTCACCAACTGTCCCATTAGATATTACTGGTGAGACTTATATCCGTGCCGGAGACCTAACGATTGACCAGTCTTTATTTGTCAATAGCAATGTCACTATCGCCAGTAATGTTGAGATTGGTGGGGACGTGAGTATTTACAAAAATGGAACGGTGAGTGGGACATTGACCGCCGATGAGTTCTTTACCTCTTCCGACGAACGAATCAAGACTCAAATTGTAAATGCAGAAGTCTCCGACGCTTTGAACTTTTTGAATCAAATGGCCGTCAAAACATACAAACTCATGACACCGGAGAGCTCTCACGAGACGGTCTATGGTATGATCGGTCAAGAACTCGCCAAAATTAAGAGTTCCTTGGTCAAAGTCAGCGACCGTTATATCCCTCTCAACCTCGATGCGGATGTTATTTCGATGTCTTATTTACGAGTTAAAGAACACAAATTGGAGATTGGAGATGAAGTCACGATTTGTCAAGGAATGAATGTCATTAAGACGACTGTCCAATACACCCCCACGCCAGATACATTCTTTGTCGCATCACCTGAACTTTTACCGAGTCAAGAAAAAACCGTCTTGTATGGAAAAAGAATTCGGAATTTTCATTCCGTCGATTATATCCAAATCATCAATTTACTTATTGTCTGTATTCAAGACTTATATAAACGACTTAGAGATATCTCATAAACTGCTCGACCACCGGAGAAGACTCGACCGGTTCAGGCACCGAAGGAACAGTGGCGCTTGAGGTGTCCTCTAAGGCTTTTCTTTGAGCATCACGAACTTGTTGTTCCGTTGTCCCCACAGGAAGCTCTTGACATTGATTTTTGGTCTGGTTCCAACAAATCTCGTCTTTCTTGACTGGACGGACTTTGGAAGGAAGGCCTAACCTTCTTTGTCCAGCCGGAGATGAAGTTGATGCACCCCATTCTTGACAGGTGCGATCAACGGCATTCCGAACTCTTTTTTTATCCGAAAACTTATAATCTAAATCACAGTCCAGAAGGTCGGAATTAAATTTATTCTCAGCCGCCGATTTGTCAATCTCACAAACTAACTTATCCGAATAACAGATACCACCTGGAGGAGCTTCCGGGAAAGTGCTGACCCAAGACCCAAGGATCTGTCTTTGAGTAAAAGTATTCAACTGACTAAAATCACCGCAGGTCATATTATTGATGACCCGAGTGTATTTATCACAGGGAACCAACTGCTTTAATCTTTCATCGGTCACACACATTGGTTGAGACAAAACAGCACCCTTCTCGTCCTTCAACTGGTCTTTAAGTTCCGGTGTCGTCGGATCAAGATAACAGACTTCTCCTTTTTGAACCGCTTGCATATTAGCAGGCAAACCAAATCGACGTTGTCCAGCTTCACCCCCTCTCATATTTCCAAACTGACCACAGTTGTATTTCCTAGTCCCAGTTCCAAAAGTCGCCCGGTTGTTGCATTGTCTCAAAGAAGTCGGACGTTTCCAATTCTTAGGCAACGGAGACGTATTGTTGTTGAAGAAAGCATCAATCTGATCCTTTTGACTCTTCCAAGAACAGAAGACAATTATTCCAATGAGTAAGAGACTTAGAATAACCAAAATGAAAGTATTCATCTTCTTTTAGATATAAAAACAAAAGTAATTCAGACAATGTCTGCTCTAAACTAACGAAGCTGTGTTCAAATTTGTATAAATCAATCTATTCAAAATACTGGTCTTGAGAAGTGAGTTCTTACCCACACCGGTAATCTCCAACTTTCTCCAGGTCACCGGTAAGATATTGGCGGTCGTCGTGGTGACTTGATATTGACGATAATACTGTCGATCCGAGTTAATCCCTCCGACAATCTTCAAAGCTCCGAGTGAAGTAATGACACTCAAAACAAACAAGGCCGAGACCCCGATGTCATTGAAAGTCTTCCGGAATAACGAATTGTAAAGACCATTCCATGGTTTCATTGTTCCTTCACTAATAACTTCATTCATCAAAGTGTAATATTCACCAACCACGGTTTCCGATCCATCTAACTGGGCGACAGTTCCTTTCAAAGTCGATAGAATCAGTTTGTTAATATTATTGGCTTCAAAAGCGGGGTCAAGTTTTTCGGTATCAATGTAAAAAGCAATGTTATTCTTGATTTGGGTCGAACTGTTAAAGCCTTGTTGGCACGTGACACAATCAAAATAGACCCCGGAATAATAGGGCAAGAGAGTAATCAAAGGCTCGAGGAACTTGAGGGTCTCGTTACTGTATCCTGCATTGGGTAAGATGACTTTGTAGTAAGTCGTTCCATCGACAGTCAGACTATTCTCGACTGGCATATAGACATTCTCCGCAATATCCACCCAGAGTGAATCAACGATATAGTTCAGCTCATAAGTGGCTTCAATCGCGAACTTGAGAGCTACTTTGGCCAGGTAATTCGTTAGGGCATTGTCATTGGCTGAGACATTATTCAAACCCAAAACATTATTGAAATGGTATTTGCTATCACTTTCGCTGTATTCAGCTTTGGTGGCAAAGAAATCGGCATTGTTCTTTAAAATAGTGTAGCCTTTTTGACGGAGCCAGTCAATGTCTTGGGTGACACGGAAATAATTCCAAACCGAGACTGAGATTAAAGCCGTGTTGAAGATATACAACGGGGAGACCGTGTCCCAATAAACGTCATTATACCCGACTATGTCATTTTCGTAAGCAAACTTACTTCCACGATAGCCGTGAGCCGAAGCTAACTTCTTTGCTTTTTCCAAGTTGGCATAACGGAAATCGAGGAGAGTTCGAGCCGCCTTGGGTTTAAAGAAAACGAGTAAAGGAATGAGCCACAACTCAGCACTCCAGAAGATATGTCCATTCAGATCAATGGTGCTCAGATTGAGAGGGTTGATATCGACGTTGATGTCATCACGAATACAGGCATAGACGTTATACAGAGCGTAGCGCAGTGTTCGATTAAACTCGACCACGGTCTCTTCTTCTTCGCTGGTGATACCCAGTTTTTCGGAAACGATAACGTCACTGACCCACATCTTGTTCCATTCAGCCAAGTTCTCATCCAGAATAGTTGTCACCGACTTGGAGACGACATTGATTAAGATTCGGGTCGCTTCGACCTCAGGTTGATCAAAATCAAAACCAGACATCGTACAAGTTAAAATAGTAAAGGTAAAAGGTGTTCCAGCAGTTAAAGAGAGCTCGTATTTGTTATAAGCATGTGATTTATCACTTCGCTGAATGTTATAGCCTTTGTTTTGAGCACCCGAAGGAAAGAGATAACAACTTGACGAGGTAATTGGCTTGTTATTTTCTTTAAACTCTCCAAATCCATTAAAAAACTGAACCGATTGTTGCTGTCCAAGGTCGTTTGTTGTTGAAACGACGTTGGTGCCGTAGCGGACATTAATGATATTACTCGGAGTGACAAGGTCGTGATACAGGTCAATGGTTCGAGTACTTCCACTGGTCACGGTCACCCGTTGTAAGACACAGTAAGGATATTGCCTTAAAGGCACCAGTTCAGAGACGACACTGACACTCGATTCATCAGCCAGGTCAAGGGAGTAACTCGATTTAAAGATGCCATTTCGCATATTCAGTTCTTGAGTCAAATTGGTGACGGTGATATCGGTCGGATCCCGGCTAAAGAGATGAAACTTGTTGTATTGGAAGGTCTCGGCGACGTTGTTGGTGTATTTACCGAAAGAGTTAAAATCAAAGTTGGTGCTGATAAAAGTGTGTTTGAGACTATTATGACTCGCGTCAGTGATGAGACCAATCTTGCCGTTACCTAAAATGACCCCGTGATAATTGGTGGAGTAGGGGTCATCGACATTGATTTTCCAGGTCACGGGGTCGTAAGTGACAGTGCCATAATAAGTCCCAGCCAGTTTCTTATATTCATCCGTCGCACGAAGAGTGTCTTTGACATCATTGACGGTCGAACCGGTATCTAAAAGAACGGTGTAGCTGGATAACTCGCCGGATGTTGGATATCTTTGTAAAACCTCTAAAAATGCAATTTGCACTTTTAGTTCATTTGTCGAGGACATATTTTACTTTAATTTGTCTTACATAAATTATTTGCGTCGATAGACTAAGCTGACGACAATCGAGACAATGTAAAGTGTCAAGACAAAACGAAGGAGTGTTTTACAATACTTCATCGCTTGATACTTTGCTTTTTCACCTTGCTCCAAGAGGAAAAATTCAACTTCTTGATTTGGGTTCCAGTGTGATTCAAAGGCGAGAACGAGACCACAAAAAAATATTATTGATAATTCGAAATTGTATTTACTTACCCAATTCATTTTACATTCAAGATACATTACTTATTGCGGAGGCACCACTTTCTTCTCACGACGGAAGACCAACTTTTGCATATCAATCCGAGCTAACTTACACGAATACAGCTTCTCAACTCGTTCCAGACACGTATTGGTGTATTCACTCAGACTGACCAGTTGGGTGATGTAGCGTTCGAAACCGGAGCGATCACTTGGCTCACCTTGCATCAGTCGGTTCAAGAGCTCGGAACCAGTCGTGACATACATGTCGAGGATTTGGTGGATATTCTGTTGTTTGTCTCGTTTCTTTTCCCTTTGTTGGAGTTCTCGTTTCAGTTCGTCATCGTTAATCTCGTTCAACATATACTTAATCCTGAGGTGACGATTGTCGGCTATTTCATCTACCCGATACCGACGCAGTTCAACTTCAGACATATGAACAATCAAGCGACTGAAACCTGAGAGACGGACTTCACCCACGTTGTGCCGATTGTTGTATCGCCGTTCGAAACGAGTGGCATAATACGGGTCTGCCATTTGAATACCACCACACGGAATGTCACCTGGATTGCGAGGCACTTCCCCACCATTCTGACGAAGCCACTCGTAGTAGTGTGGGTTATGGATCCGAGACCTTTCAATTGCCCCTGTCCGCCAGGAGAAGGCGGTTTTGCAGATAGTGCAGAACATTTGGTCGCAACCATCGATTTTGAAAATCCTCGCTGAACAGTTCGGACACGGCTTAGTCTCTTTCTGCATGGCTTTGGCGGTCTCAACGTTCTCCGGCTTACAGACGTGTCCATCGGCGGCTTGTTCTTCATCGTCTCCAGTCCCTTTGATTTCATGACACTCACGACAGACCCGAACCTGACACAAACCACACTTCCAGCGAGTGCTGAGGAAGCCACGACAGTTGTCGGCTGGACAGGGGCGGACAAAGGTGCGGCGTTCGACCTCGTTCTCATCTGAACCAGTGAAGCCATTTGTTCTCAATTCATTGATACGTCGATACAGCCGTTGCATCTCTCTTTCGTTCGTCAAAATCAATTCGTGCAACTGTTGGTTTTTGAATGTCAATTCTTCAGCTTTCTTCGCCAAGGTTCTTGCGGTTACTTCAGCTTCGACGAAAGGCTGTGTCTCTGGGAGCATACTGATCTCTTTTTGGAGGAGGACATTCTCACGGAACTTCTTCAAGTCGTTGGTGATAAACGTCTTGGTCAGTGCCGTTCGAATGAACTCTCGGTTCCAGGCTTTGCCACAGTCCATACACTTGGGTTCATCGATACTCAAGAGGTAATTTTGGACACATGACCGACACCGTTCCTTTTGACAGTAGCCACAGGTGATTGGTTTCCGGGTGCTTTTGTTGAATTTCTCGCAACAGATATCGCAGGTCGACATTTTGTGTAGGTGATTGGGGCGATACTGACTATCAAATTTTTTCTCGAGTGGGAAGTCTATTTCTCTAAATCAATTTTTAGCTTTCGAGCTCGATATCCAGTTTAAAAATTTCCGGGGCTTTGAAAAAAATGATTTTGCTAAAAGGACTTTACTTTCCATTTAAAAGAGGTCTTTTGAAAACCAAATTTCTCCGAAATGTCTGCCGACAACGAAATTGAGATTGATGAGTATCCCGCCTATTATGACTACGGCTATGTCCTGAATGAAACGATTTTTACCCTTTTTGGGGATATCGCCTCATTCAACAAGCTAAAGGATTTTTATGATAATCCGTGTGGTGAATGTCAGCTGGAGATCAGAAGATCAGATACTTTTTCTAACAAAGCTTCAAGCAAACCTAAACCCTATTTTATCGACATCTATGTCGATGGTGAAAGGTTCTTGGAGACGAAGGAGTATCCTGGTTCGTATCTCAACTACAATTTGGGTCAGTTCTTACTTGAAACTGAGGAAAGGAAAAAAGAAGACAATTAATTTCTCTACATGTGTAGATAAATTAAATGACAATTCGGGTGTGACAAGTCTCTTCCGAAAAAATTTTCCGCGGGCTCGAAAAAAATGAAAATGCTAAAAGGACTTTGCTTTCCATTTAAAAGAGGTCTTTTGAAAACTAAATTTCTTCAAAATGTCTGACAACGAAATTGAGATTGATGACGCTCCCGCTTATTACGATTACGGTTGTGTTCTGAATGAAACGATTGTTAAACTTTTTGGAGACATCTGTTCGTTCAATAAACTGAAAAAGTTCTATGATAATCCGTCTGGTGAAGTATCCCTTGAGATCCGAAGGAGCAAGGAGTTTTTCAAGGAGCTTCCTCCGACTTACTCAACTGAAGAAGGTGCGTATTTCATTGACGTGGATATCAATGGAGAGCGTTTTTTGGAGACAAAGGAGTATCAGGGTTCTTATCTGAATGCGACTTTGGCTCAATTGACGTATGAGATGGAAGAGGCGAAGAGAAACGACTAATTTATCTACGTGTGTAGATAAGTTAAAATAGGATGGGGTGGGCTTTGAAAAATATAAGTAATATGCAGGAAAAAATAAGGGGTAAAAAGGATTAGGGAAGTAATGGAGAGATTTCGATTATTCCCCCAGACAACACCTTTTATTCTCTTTTATCACCCCTTTCCATACTTCCCAAATTATTAAAAACCATCTATAAATAAAAAGATATGGGTGCCGCCCTCTGCAAAATCCAAGACCCTTCCAAACCTGACCAGTTGTCTTATCTCGCCAATCAAAATAATGAATTCGGTATCTGTTTCGCCAACAAATCTAAAGAAAAATCCCCTGGCTACTGCGTCTTTAATGAAAAAGAAGCTCAAGAAGTTATTCAAGCTTCAGAAAAAGGCACTTACACCGGTGGTCATGTCAAATGTTTCGCCTCACACGACTCTTCAACCAAAGTTTCTATTGCGGATAATATCTCTTTAGCTGATGCTCAAGCATCCAAAAACGCCTCATTGTATCGTTTGGCGACTCCAAATGTGGAAAATATCCGGAAGAATGCAGTTGAAAATGGGAAAAACCCTGATGAGGCAGTCCAATACTTAGATGGCACTATGATGCTGTTTGGAACGGCTATCAATATGGCTTGCAATGGTCAAGACCAAGTAAAATGTGATAAAGCGAAGGAAGAAGCGATCAGAACCTATAATGAGATGTTTATTTTCAACCCTCTGGTTAAAGCTCAAGAATCTACCGCTACCGCTACCTCGACACCAACGAAGACTGACACATCTTCTGTCACAACTCCTCCTCCCTCGGCACCGGTTTTTGCTCAACCCAAGTCTTTCTTCGAAGAACACAAATACTTATTGATTATTGGTGCTTTATGTGTTGTCGCTTTGATTGGCTTAATTGTTTATTCAATTGTCAGTTCAAGCACGGTAGTTACACCTCCTCAACCCGCTCGTGGTGTCTTTTTCGGAGGTGTAAAGAAAATTAGATTCAATCCAAAATTGGATCTAAAGTAGATTATATTATTTAAGTTTTTAAGGGTTGTATTTTGTATCCACAACAATGATTATCTTCGGTCTTTGAACCATCCATTGTTACGGAAAAACATAGATGTATGCACATCGAGGGAATTACACCTGGAGCACCCGGTTCGCCTTTTTCACCCTTCTCACCTTGCTCACCCTGGATACCTTGGTCTCCCTTCTCACCTTTTTCTCCATGTTCTCCTTTCATACCTTGATTACCCTTCTCACCTTTTTCTCCATGGATACCTTGGTCACCCTTTTCACCTTTCTCACCTTGAACTCCTTGAATGCCTTGGTCACCCTTTTCACCTTTCTCGCCTTTTTCTCCATGGATACCTTGGTCTCCCTTTTCTCCTTGAACTCCTTGGATACCTTGGTCTCCTTTCATACCTTGTTCGCCTTTCTCACCACGTTCTCCTTGAGCTCCTTGAACTCCTTGTTCTCCTTGTTCTCCACGTTCTCCTTTCTCACCACGTTCTCCTTGAGCTCCTTGAACTCCTTGTTCTCCACGTTCTCCTTGTTCTCCACGTTCTCCTTTCTCACCACGTTCTCCTTGAGCTCCTTGAACTCCTTGTTCTCCACGTTCTCCTTGAGCACCTTGCAGTCCTTGAAGTCCATGGATACCTTGTTCTCCCTTCTCTCCACGTTCTCCTTGAGCACCTTGCAGTCCTTGTTCTCCACGTTCTCCTTGAGCACCTTGAGCTCCTTGACATCCTCGGTGACCACGGTGTCCACGTTTGCATTTGTGGCGACAATGAATATGATAATGATTGATTTGACACTCTTCCTCAGAAGACGAAGAACATTCGTCGTGATGGTGTTTTAATTCTTTCATTGATGGATTTGCTTTTAGAAGAAATCAAAAAAAATAAATTATTTTATTTTTATTACCAGTCTAATTAATACACCGTTAGAGATATCTCACTCCCATCCGGCACAAACACATGTCTCTACTCCAACGAAGACGGCTTCATCTTCGACACTTATTCATTCTCCTCCACCAGTTGAATTTTCTCGTGGTTTCTTCAATCCGAAATTGAAGCTCAAGTGATTTAAAGCGACTTTATCTAATTCAAGCAAAATGGACACTCCTGGAAATATCGTCATGTTAGTCATGACCGGCCTCAACGCTCTCTGGACTTACCATAATCGTGAAATCCTTTTGGAAATACTTCGCAAACTTAAAAAGTAACTCAAAAATAAAAAATTATTTTTTATTTTATTTTTCTTTTCAGGGTTTTAATGCACCGTTAAAGATATCTCACTCGCCTCCGGAACCACTGACCCCCCAGCGTCTGCGTCCAACTCAAAGTCAAACTCGACGTTGTCCATCGTGCAGACTTCCTCCTGGATCGCCGTCATCTCGGTCATCACCGGTGCCGGTGGTAATATCTCCAACAGCTTACCCTCGTCCATCAAAATGGTTGTGTCTCCCGTCCCACACGGCGGGATTTGTCCCAACATGATATTCGCAGAAACACCATTGATGTTATCCACCTCCGCAAACAACCCCGCCTTAATCAACATATCCGAGGTCTCCTCAAATGAACATTTAGCCAGGGGACCTATATCACTCCGGTTGATACCGTGACGGTCAATGCTGACCAGTTGTCCCTTGCAGGTCATCACGTCCGCCAGAAGTGAGATATGCCGGAAATTAACCGGAACACCATCCAAACAGTCAAAGAGCTCATTGACCAAACACTGTCTGGCCGCCTCCACTCCCAACACCGAATAAATCTCATGAACGTGGTTCGAGACCGTCCGACGAGCATCGACCTCTGGCAAACCCAAGACTTCCTTCAACTGAGTGCCGTCCGTATTCAGATACCACTCATACGTATTCTCAAAAGTCTTGACATACGGGTTGTAGGTCATAAATTCATTCTTACTCGTCATCACCTTATTGATACCCTTGACCCCCTTAATCGCCATGTTCTCAATGATGTTCTGCTCCAAAGCCTTGAGGTCGGTAATCGCGTCCTCCAGGTTCGGGTCAGCCAAACGAACCCGGAAGATTAACTTGTCCGAGTTGTCATCACTGAAAGCACACTTGACCGTCTCCTCGTAAAAGTTATAGATGGTGATATGAACGTCGTGCATGGTGATACCCAAGTCGTCCATCTTGGCCTTGTCAAACTCGAACCGCAACAGCCAAGGTGAGGGCTTGTCATTGCACTCCGGCTCGAGTTCTTCGAAGACCTTATACATCTGCATAAACGACCGGTCGTCTTCGATATCGGTCTCAAACTCCTCCGGGCTGAAGTAGATGGCACTCGACTTGAGAATGTCCCGCATATGTGTGGTCTCAATCCGGTTCAAGACTTCGCTCGCCTTGTTAAAGTCCTTGTTGATGGTCTCATCCAAGTAAATCATCATCGAAGGGGTCTTGATGTTCTTGCTGACACTCAAGAGTTCCTTCATCCGAGGGACACCGCGCACCGTCTCTGAGGCAGCGGCTTGTCCACTGGAGTGAAAGGTATCGTTGACGCACAACCCATTGAACAAGTTGAAGGTGCGGGTATGCTCGACCGTCAAGTCATACACGTAAGGATGTTCGCTCGCAACCTCCTCGATCCGAATGACACGGTCATAGCAGATAGTCTCATTCTGAATCGCCTCCAAAACCTTACGGTCTTCCTCATTCTCACACTTGGACAGATAGCTCTCGAGGTCTTCACGCTTGATACTAATTTCTCCAAATTGAGCGGTCTTGACGTTGGGAACAATGTCTGTAAGAGCATACTCTCTCTTCGGCATCTTCATGTCCAGTCGGTCTTGCTTCTCACGAAGTGTCAGTTTGAAAGTCTCTTGGAACTTCGAAACCGAGGATGCAGGGATACGTAGCTCATATGGCAATTCAGCCTTCAAACCCTTTTTCAGAGCATGTGCTTGTTGAGACGGAACGGGGCGAACCGTGCTTTGGATAGAGAAGATAGTCAGCAACTGTTGGATATCATGAAGCAATCCCATCGAAACCGAGGTCGCCTTGATTGCACACTCCTTCTTAGGAACAGTGCCGTCTCCTGAAAAGTAGCCATCTAAGACTGCCTTGAGGAATTCGTGAGGAGCCGCAAACAATTCTGGTGGGAAACGCTTGTGCAATGAGGTCTTTCCAGCTGCTTTCCCAAGAAGTGTTGCTAACAACTTGGAGTGTAGTCTGAGCGACTTTGTCCGACCACCATTGGCCAAACGGTCATCGATGTGATATTTGATGTTGAACTTCTGGCAAAACCGATCGACCTTGTCGTTGAAATCATCATCCAGATTTGCGATAATGATATGGTATTTGTTGCTCATACCCTCAGACAAGTATGCACCCAGGAAGAAGCCAAAGTCTTCATCCAAAGGGATCTTCTCCGGGATGTGTGCCGGTTGCAATGTGCTGGACATCGGATAGACACAACCATCGATAAACGTGTTCTTAGAACGCTTTGCATCGCATTTACCAGCCCCAAAAGCATCGGTCAGGCAATCAGCTCGCTTGTAGGGGACGATGAATTGAGTGTCCTTATTTTGCACAAACCATCCATTCTTTTTATCAGCAAGATACTCTTCACGAATAGCCAATGCCTTCTTCACTTCAGACATATACAGCCATTCAGTCTTCGGAATATGCGAAGAGATATCCCACGCCTTAATGGTATATCCGATAGGCAGAACCGTCGAGACAGGCAAGTAATCGCCGACTAACAGTTCTTCACCTGAGACCGGGACAATCTTGTTATCCACACGCTTGAGGAACGACTTGGCCTTGGTTGCAATCACTTCTCGACCGCTCTGCATCGTGACCTTGACCAAAGTATTGGAACCGTCCTTGTTAATCGGAGGATGACGAGTAACTGCCTCGACCAGTCTCCAATCAACACGACCGTTCTCATCACAAGACAAGACCTTGATGTTCTTTTCCTTGATCCATCCCAACTTGGTGTCATTCGGATGATCTTCGGTCTGCTTATTGGTTTCAAGATCATCGTCAATGAACTCACCAATTTTAACCCGACGCAAGGTATTGTCGTTTTCCATGATAAGTAACTCGGTCTCTTTAACCACAGAGTTGAGCGTGTTATGCACGAGAACACCACAATCCACCATAAAACTGTCGTTGCCGGGGACGGTGAAGTCATAGACAAACTCCTGGGGGTCGTCTTGGTATTCCAATTTCACGATTTCATCCCAGATAACGTCGCTGAAAGCAGCTTGTTTGAGGATTTCGATTTTCTCAGCGACATCGAGCAACTTCTTTTCCGCATTCGTTTCTTCGAAAAGCTCAATGTAGTTGAGAAGTGTTGTCCGACCGATGCTTTCTTTCTTTACCCAACGACCATAGTTCCGGCTCTGTCCCGGCAGTTCAAGACGCTTACCAATGTAGGCTATGGTGTTGCCAAGTTCAGGAATCTTGTCAATGAACTCGAGACGGGTATGCCATTGTTTAGTCTCCATATGGTTGGCGATTTTCTCAAGCGACGCAGCTTTGTGATGAACTTTCAAGCCAATGCATTGCTGGAATTGACGGGCATACTTGCGAGGGATTTGGATCGTGTGTTGCAAACCACAGTTCTCCTCTTTGCGGGTCTCAAGACACTTGCTCGCAAAGATGTCAAAATACGCCAGCAATTGAATCATCCCAGCGGTCAGTTGCTCTGAGACTGAACACGACCGAATCATCTCTTTACCCGTGGAGTCATGAACATTACCATCGCCATCGAAATACCCGCTAATCACACCTGCGATGAAAGACTTGTTCGATTCAAAGACAAAGGCAGGGATTGTCTTATTGTAAGAGCCGTTGCCGAAGAGATGGAAGAACTTCGACACCGCTTTGTGTGTAAATTTATTATCACAACCACCCCAATGATTAAATCTCTGACGGATCTCACAACCGATTGACTTGCTGAATGCAATCACTCGTTCGTAGTATTCCGGGATACTCTTGGTGATGTTGATTTCGTGGTAGTTGATTGAACCATCTGCCAAATAGGCACCGCAAATCCAACCAAAGTCGAAGTCTAATGGGAACATCTTGTCACCAATCTGGATTTCAGTCAGAGCATTCTCAACCTCGGGGATGTGCTTCGCCACTGGAATACGGTCTCCCACCTTCAGATCCGAACCCTGGATCGGGACAATGCCGTTCTCACTGCGCTTGAGGAAGGAATGACTGAGTGTCGCACAGGTCTTCTTACCGCTCTTAGTATAAACCGTAACCATACCACCATTGGCAGGATGACGACTAATTTGACTGATGCGCTTCCACGACGTCTTTTCGTCGTTAGAGACACCGATAATTTTGTAGTCTTCTGCCAGGTCGAGGACGACACTGTTATGTCCCAAATCGACGACGTTCTGTTTGTTGCTCTCAAGCAGTTTGTCGATAAAAGTCCCAACCTCACCGGAATAAGCTCCCGAGGGTGTCATGACCACGACTTTCGAAGACTTCAAGATCGACAGTTGTGTCAACGGCTCGCCAATCGACTGCGCACTGACGACACCTACCATCTCACTCGGATGAGCAATGCTCTCGTAAAACCGAACCCGAATCTTCTCGACAATATGGTCAAAGGCAATCCGGCTAAACTGATACTTGAAAACCATCAACTTGGGAGCCAAGTAAGCCCGAAGCAGAACTGCGAAGATTTTCGCACCCCCATTCTTCGGGTTCAACACCAACTCAGAAATCAAGGTCTCGATAGTCTCCAAAACATACAACGGGCTCAAGTCAGTCGGAAGACGGACTTCATTGACCCGATGCAAGGCCTCCGCATTCCGGATAATCCGTGCCAAGTTAATCGGATAATGAACGTTGGTGTCCATCTTACCCCGGAACATCTTGGTGATAACCGTGTCCCGGTCAGAGACAACTTGGTCAAAGTGCTGACGAAGCTTTTCATAGGCTCCATCCGTCTTAAGGAAGACTTCACGAGTTTCGTCATTCAGAACAGCCAGACTGTCGTGCTCGGTAATCAGGTAGTTCTTCTCCAGGTCAGGAAGGGACATCTCGATATACTGAAGCTTGTGGGTCTCAATCTTGGTCGAGTTCATTCCGTCCTCACCGTAGAGGAACTGGACGATGCTTCCCGAAGCATTCCGAACGGTCAAGTCGTAATTGACCTTACAGTCTTCCATCGCCTTGACCAACTTCCGCTGAAGGTAACCGGTATCACTGGTCTTGACGGCGGTATCAATCAGACCCTCACGACCACCCATGGCGTGGAAGAAGTATTCCTGTGGGGTCAGACCCTTGATAAAGGAGTTCTGGACAAAGCCACGAGCCTCGGGACCATCATCATATCGTGAGAAGTGCGGTAGTGTGCGGTCATCAAAGCCATAGGGAGCACGCTTCCCCTCAATCGCCTGCTGACCCAAACAAGCAATCATCTGCGAGACATTGACCGTATTACCCTTTGACCCCGAACGAACCATATTCATCATCCGGTTGTTATCATTGATATTCGAGATACCGATATTACCTGTCTTATTGACCGCCTCACTCAAGAGTCCAGTCATCAAGCCTTCGAAATACTCCTGGTTCGACTTGATACTCTTGTTCTCAAAAGTCCCAGTATGAATACTCCGAACGATATCGTAAGCTTTAGCCAACATGTCATCGATGACACTCCGGATCTCCTTGTTGGTCGAGTTATCAACCACCAAGTCCGAGATACCCACGCTGAAACCGGACTGAACCAGCCAGTTGCAGATGAGACGTTGGGTGTTGTCAAAGAGAGCCTGGGTCTCATTGATGCCGTGTTCGCCCAAGACGGCTTGAACGACACCATTCTTTTGATAGACACCCTTGTCAAAGACACCTTGTTTAATAATACCATTTTCGATAATGACCGGACTGTTTTTGTCACCACCTGCATGACGGAGATTGACGGTGTGAGGCAAGATGCTCGAGAGCACTTGACGACCACTCCATTCACCGTAATACTTGTGGTCGAAGAGAGGACGTGGAATCTCTCCATTAAATTTAGAGTTGTTGCAGAGCAGATTAAAGAGTTGCTTCTGCGAAATGCGGACATCGTCCTTGGTCAAACGGTAAAGACCGAGAGCCACGTCTTGGACGACACCGATAATAGGAGCTGCGTGCCTGGGGGAGATAATCTGAGTTGGCACAGCAGCCAGTTGGATGAGCTCGTTCTCAGTTTGGATGGACTGAGGCACGTGCATGTTCATCTCCATGAACATCCACCAAGTTTCCAGGGTGGCCGGACTGTATCTTAAGCCATCTCCGGGTGGCTAACCCTTCATTGATGACCCACACCCGTTCAGTCTCTGAGACGCTGACATGTCCTGCCATAGCGGATTTAGTCAGTCGTCTGCGGATTGCCCAATCCTCTACGTTGATTACCATTGGGGACGGCTATTAACCGTGGTCTCTCACAGCATTTTCACACTGGAGATGGTAGTAGAGGCTCTAAGGGGTTTCCCGCAACAAGGTTGTGTTGCAAACCGGTAATGACCGGCTTACTAGGCGGTAGCACTGTTTTCCCGTGTGTGACAGACACGGCAGCCGCCTGTTGGAGACAAGACGAACATATCTCCGTCGAACGAAGAACCCAAACCGGTTTCCCGGCAGGACGGACTGTATCTTAAGCTATCTCTGGGTGGCTAACCCTTCATCGATAACCCACACCCGTTCAGTCTCTGAGACGCTGACATATCCTACCCTTGACGGATTTAGTCAGTCGCCTGCGGATTGCCCAATCCTCTGCATTGATTACCATTGGGGACGGCTATTAACCGTGGTCTTCGCTTAGTTTTCACAAAGCGAATGGTAGCAGAGGCTCTAAGGGGTTTCCCGCAACAAGGTATGTTGCAAACCGGTCAAGAACAACCGGCTTACTAGGCGGTATCACTGTTTTCCTTGTGAGGTTTTAATCTCACAAGCAGCCGCCTGTTGCCAACTTCGACAGTCAATCGGCATTGTAAGACGCAGTCACCAGCACATTCAATCGGAAAGTGTCATAAGGCATGACCCGAACACGATGTGCCATCATACTCATCTTGTGAAGGGAAGGTTGACGGTTAAAGAGAACGTAATCGCCGTCCCGAAGATGACGATCGACGATATCACCATCATCCAAAACGATGTTCTCCCGATCCATATTTTTCAGTTGCTTGGTCAGATGCTTCTGATTTCCAAGTCGCCAATACTTAGCTCCCGGATAGACGTCGGGGCCGTTTCGAACACACTTGGTCAGATACTCTCGGTTCCACTGATTAACCACCTCGGGCACCGTCAAGTTCATCGCCACCTTGAACGGCACACCCAGCTCGTCAATACTGATATTGGGGTCGGGAGTAATGACGGAACGAGCCGAGAAATCAACACGTTTGCCCATCAAGTTGCCTCGGATACGACCCTCCTTCGACTTGAGACGCTCACGCAAAGACCTCAGAGGCCTTCCCGTTCTCTGTTTGGCGGGAGCGACACCGGGAATCTGATTATCGACAAAAGTGGAGATGTTCCATTGGAGAACCATTCCATAGACTTCCTTGTCGGTTTTTTGCTTCAACAGATTGTTGGCTTTGACGATATCACAGAGCTTGTGGGTTAAATCGTCCTCAGAACGCTGACCAGTGTCATTCCGAACCGAAGGACGAACCGCCGGAGGAGGAACGGGGAAGACGGTGCAGATCATCCACTCGGGACGGTTGTAGTCCTTGGTAAAGCCGAGAGCTTCCATATCGGTGTCGCTGATGCGCTTGAGGATGGGAAGAACGTCTTCAGCCAAATAGACTTGTTTATTGACGTTGTCCGGGTCATTCTCGACAGCTGTAGCTACACGCTCGCCTTCGTTGTTTTCACCTTCCTTCCACTCCATGATAATCCGACCGACATTCTCTTTGGTGATTTTGTCAGGCTGTGCAACACCACAGGCGATACAGTTCTTGATTTTGACCTTGGTGCAAGCCTTATAGACCGCTTCGAACTTCTTCTGTCGAGACATGTGTTTAGTAATGATTTTTTCAGTCGTCAAACGTTCGGTCGGTATCAACAAAGCCGAACAACGGAAACAGACACAACGAAGAACCTTCCGGACGGTATCGAAGAACTGAATGTAGAAGACGGGTTTAGCCAGTTCGATATGACCAAAGTGTCCGGGACAGAAGGTGTTCTTTTGCTCACAAGTCTTACATTTTTTGTTATGCTCAATCACACCCATCCGGGGGTCGAAGAGACCACCGATGACGGGTTCATTTTTGTCAAAGGTATCGGTGGAGACGATTTCGGCGACTGACCGACGACGGATTTCGTCGGGGCTCATCAAAGTGAATTGGATACCCTGGACAGTGGCAATGTCTTGATCTGCGGAAAGTTCCTTGTAGATCGACATTTTTAACTGTAGAGGATATTAAATTTGGATTGCAAAGCTTGGCCTTAAGTCAAGAACAAGCGGGATACTGTGCTAATCTACGTGGTCTTTTCAATTTTTCGAAGGATATTTTCGGCAGATCAATTTTATAAAAATTAAGTTTTCTTATTGACGATACAAGGTGAAACTCCTTTTGCCAAGAACAAGCAGTTATTAAGTGCTTTGATGAGAATGTAAATAAGAAGAATAATATTGTAAATACAATTACTCTCAGGAAAAATTTGAAGTATGACTTCGATTTCAGAGCTTTATCCTATCGAAATGAACCAACTCCAACAACAACGTTCCAGCTTCTGTCTCTCCGATTACGAGAAATACACTCTGGAAAACCCTCTCGGAAGAACAACTTGCACCGGACAAGTCGTGATGCCAGTTTCTCAAACTGAACGTAATCACTAAGAAGACTATAACAATAACACAGCGGAAACTATTTTTTTATGGAAAGGTAAAAAATATAAAAGTTTTCAATTGACGATAGAAAAAATTTGATAGAGAGCTTTTACATTCTCTAATCACAACAAAATGAACAGCAGCAACACATTCCTTATCGACAATCAGTCTCTTCCCGGTCGTCCGGGTTGCAAAGACGTCGTCGTCTATCGTTCCGATGATAAGACATTGTCTGTTGCCGACACGGCCTTTTGGAAGAAGAAGGGGTTCAATACCGAGTTCTTCAACTCCTTCCCTCGGAAGAGTTTCGGTTCTCGGGTCGAGAACTCCCGGGTTATGGGAGGGCTTATCAACGGAAGCCTTCGGTTTGAAGACCTGTAGAGTATCGAGGTATTCAATTCAAAAAATAAAAAATAAAAAATAAAAATTTTCTTTTTCTCATTGTTTTTATTTAAGAACAACAGGTATTATTACCGTGTAATCAGATGGAACATCAAGATTGGACACCCGTTGTTTTTCGGAAGACTAACTCTCAGACCACTCCAGCCAAGGAAGGCTACAAAGCCATGTCCAAGATGACCGCCGAGGAAGCTCTGCAGCGAAAGTTAGATCAGTCGGAGGAGAAAATCGAGCTTCCTAAGCCGACCGTTCAATTACGTCTCCAAGTTCAGAAAGCTCGTCAAGTCAAGAACTGGACACAGGAAGACCTGGCCAAAGCAGTCAATGTTCGGAAAGAAGAGATTAACAAGTTTGAGAGTGGTCAGTTGATGCTGTCGTCAGCGGTCTTAAATAAAGTTAAGCGAGTGTTATCTATTTAAAGGTCAGTTGAATAAATTCTTTTTATTTAGATGGAATCTATCTCCTCGACGAAAATTAATTGGAAAGAGAGATGTGAAGGGCTCTTACGTCAAAACAATTACCAAGGCACGGTTTTTAAAACTGTCGCCACTTGGTGTGGGCTCTTCCCACCAACCGAAGAACCAATCAAGTATCTGGAGATTGGTTCCTTCCATGGTGCCAATGCCATCTCTTTTGCTCTGGTTTATGGAAAGCATCCGAAGTCTGAAATTCATTGTATCGACCCGTTTATCGATTACACCGACTACGATGAGTATCAAGGAAAACAGGGAACAAACCTTGACACCTTCCTCAAGAATGTCTTAGCTTCTGGAAAGAGCCAACAGATTACCTTACACCGTGGATTTAGTCATACTGAAATCTCGAGATTTCCGGACGAGTACTTTGATGTCATTTACGTCGATGGTAATCATCGGGCGAACTATGTCTTAGAAGACGGAGTTTTGAGTTTCCGTAAGTTGAAGAAAGGAGGGCGAATGGTCTTTGATGATTACGATTGGGATACTGTCCGGAACGGCATTCATTGTTTCTTACAGGCGTATAAGACGGAGATTGAAGGAGAGGCAATTCTGGATACTTGTCAAGTTCATTTGGTTAAGAAGTAGTTTTCAGTCTTTCAAAATACTTGATGACACAGATTGTAATTACAAAATTAGGAAGACATCGAGCCAAGTTGAGACCAAAGCCTTTATAATAATTTCCGGTCAAAGGCAGTCCAGCAATCCGTCGAACTTTCATGTGGTCAATTGGATGTGTAATGACGGTCGTGGTGATAGTAGCTAAAGGTGCGGAAATCAGAACATTATTGAAATGTGATTGATAAAAGTCCAAGACTGGGAATAAGAGACTATAGACCAAACAGGTCTTAGCCATTGAACGAGACAACCCTCGATACAGAATACGAGGGTCTTGGATAACTGGGAGAATGGGTTCATTTCTTTGTCGGAAGTTTTTGAGGACATCGAAAGGGTGAGAGACAAAATTACCAATCACGCCTCCGAGACATCCATTGATTGCATTATTCATGAGGTCAGATTGTTGTGTTCCTCTTGTTTTTTTAATCATTTCGTAAGCACTGTATTTCGAACTGATAGCGACCATTTGAGAGACCGTTGCCCATTGACAACCATGATACAGACCTTTGAAGGAACGAGACTTGACAAAGTCTGGGATAAATTTGGAGAGAGGTTGAGGAGTGTTGGTGGTTTGATAAACAGTTTTTAGGGTGCAGATAGGGAAGGTGATGACTTCACCCAGACACGCTCCAAGCATACTCGAACCAATTTTGATAGTCAGTTCATTATCCATTTAGATTAAATTAGAAAGGATAAGGGACGGGACCATTTAGTCTTCTTACGAAATGGAAAAATTGTGCAAAATACAAATTATAACTTGGGTCAAATATCATGACATTACCGCTAACATTTGCACTGGTTGCAACGCCATTATTCATTCCTGCTGTGAAAGGATTGGTGCCTGTTCCGGCAAAAGTGGTTATAATACCGTTGGTATCTATCTTTCTTATTCTATAATTGTAATCATCAAGTATATATACATTATTGCTTGCATCGACTTTAACATCTGAAGGGTAATTGAGTTGAGCATTGACCGCAAGGATGTTGTCTCCGTTGTATCCAGGAGTGCCATTGCCAGCAATAGTTGTTATCGTTCCAGATGTTATTTTTCTTATTCTGTTATTCAATGTATCAGCAATGTAAATATTGCCAGATGAATCGGTTGCGATACCACCAACATTTCTTACTTGAGCTCCAACAGCACTACGGTTATCTCCATTATAACCACCGCCAAAAATAGATGTATCACCGGCAATGATTTGCACTGAAGCATTTGATATGTTCATTCTTCGAACGGTATGACCACCTTGACCATCATTTTGTGCAAAGTATAAAAATGTTGTATTGGGTTGAAAATGAAATGCAGTTGGCGTTCCAGTTAAGGTTGCAATAGTCGTGATAATTCCATTGGTGTCAATGCGTCTCATTCTGAAAGCGTCACCGACATACATATTATTACTGGAATCAAATGCAATACCTGCCGAGCCCCAGAAAGATGCATTGACAGCTTGACCACCATCGCCGGTTGTATTTGTTTGTCCATTTCCAGCAAAAAGTGAGACAGTGCTGTCTGCATCGTTGATTTTTAGTATTCTTGCATTCTGTGAATCACGAATATACAAGTTTCCACTGCTATCCACAGCAAGAGCATGGGCATAGAATTGCGCTCGAAGAGCAGTTTCACCGGGTCCCAATTTGTTGAGAATACCAGTTCCTGCGAAATGTGTGATGACACCACTTGTATCAACTCTTCTAATTTTGAAATCATACCCAGCAAAACTATTAAAATAGACGTTCCCATTTGAATCAACACAAAGTGAGAAAGGGTTGTTTATTAATGCACTCGTAGCTTGACCACCATCACCACTGTATCCACGTGTGCCAGCTGTTCCTGCAAATCGCGAAACAGTTCCGGTTGAAGGGGATATTTTACGAACAACAAAGTTATTTATATCAGAGACATACAAATTACCGTTGGAATCAGAATCGATACCATATAATTGCCTAAAACGTGCATTACTAAAAGAACCTTCAGTGTATCCTGTCTGAGATGCGCTACCTGCATATAAATTAGCGGAACCACCAGAAGTTGATACCCAATAAATAGCACCATTAGCCGTTGCTAAAAATATTGTCGAACCTACAATTGTCATACCATTGATATATAGCGTGTTTCCGGTGAATAATGTGGTTATAATATTAGTATCTAAATTTAAACGTCGAATGGTATAATTATTATCAACCCAATATAAATTATTAGTAGAAGCTTCAAACCGACATATCCTTGGGTTTTGAACAGTTGCACTGGTGCCGAGTCCATTATTACCTGTAATACCTGCAGTTCCATTTCCAGCAATAGTAGTTATAATTCCGTTGGTTCCAATACGTCGTATTCTCTGATTTCCTGCGTCAGCAATATAAATATTACCGCTATTATCAACACAGACACCATATGGGTTTTGAAATTTGGCATTAATTGCTAAAGATCCATCTCCGGAATAACCAGCCCCAGTGTATCCTGGAGACCCAGCCACATTCGAAATGATACCAGTGCTGAGATTTATACGGCGTATCATATTGTCAGCACATAGATAGATATATCCATCCTTGAAATGTAGGTCTCGTTGTGCCTCTCCTATTTGTGATTCCACCGCAGGTATATCAGTTCCATTATAACCCCAGGAAGACCCAGCATACAATTTTATGTCTCCTGGAAGATCTACGTAAATAGATTTACCATAGAAAGTGTTTCCAAGAGCCAGTCGCCCACTTGACGGAAGAGTTGAATTAAAACCATAATATTCACTTAAACTGATAGGAGGTTCTCCTCCAAATTCATTTTGAATGTCAGATAGAGATATTTTACCAGATGATTGCAATGGCATTTACAATAGAGAAATAAATAATTCTATGAAAACTATGATTACAACCTGTTTGAATTATTAAAGTGATATGTAATCTCGCTGACTGGCAAAAAAATGGTTTGTTAAAAACGTTAAAATTAACAATATAATTATTAATTTATTGAGTATTTTAAATTAAAAATAAAATACAATTCATTAAAAATAACTAAAAAAACTAATATTTTACCTTTAAAAAAGAACCAAGCTTTTCCATAACGTTAATAATATCTCGTGGAAAACCAAGCGCTTGGTTCTCCATAACAAAATAAAACCGTTATGGCTTATTTAGGTTCTTTTTATACGTCTTTTTTCGGGTTCTTTTACTATTATTACTCTATTATATATCATTATTTTAATTTTAATAACGTTAAAATAACGTTATTAAAAACCTTGTTTTCGGGTGCCAAACTTTATTTCACATACTTCAATTAACAATGTTAATTCTGAGTCCGCGAGACCTGGGATGTGAAGCTGAAACATCTACAGAGGGAGCCGAAGCATTCGCAGAAGGCTCCGGAGTGGTAATAGATGCATTAGGGGTCGGAGCTTGAGAGAGATTTCTCAACGTATCTTCCGGCTGAGAGGTGATTTGAACAGAGAGGATTGGCCTCAAAATTAATTGAGCATTTCTTTGAGATTTCTCAATCAGATTGGCCAAATTTCTTTGGTCAGATTCAAGATCTTCGAGAATTGAAATAATTTCATTTTGAAAATCAGGAGGAGGAACAGTTATAATCAAATCCTTGATATCATCCCATTTGCAATGGGGAATAGTAGTTCCAGTAGTCACCGACTTTGTCAAATTTTCCTCGTTCATTTTAAGGAAAAAATAAAGATATTTAAAGGAGACCCTTTCATCCTTAGGCGATAAGGTGAGACAATCACCTGCCCAGAATTTTTGGTCATGATATTTAACGAATCCGGAAGAAGAACCACTTTTACTTATGGAGATGTTAATTCCTTCCCGATTATATTGCGAAAAAGAACCAACATAATTCATTCCTCCACCCATAACAGGATATTCTCCTCCCTGGATTTTTTGTTCCTTAGAAAGAACTGTTCCATTCTTACAATTACAGATCTCAGACAATGAATGTCTTTCGAAACCATAATATTCCAAAGATTTGACGAGTGCTTCCATCTGATTCCGAATCGATTTAGTCATTTCCGAAGAACTCTTAATCAATCTCTGAATCTCGATAATCGGTTCCAAAGTCGATCCGTCAGGCTTCATCAAAACCAAATCCATGGCTCGATTGGTCAGCTTGAGGGTATCGGCAATCTCGGTTCCTGGTTGATAAAAACGGTCGAGGGTAGCGACGATTTCATCTTGGATGGGGCGAGGAGGGAGAATGATTTTTATCGTCCTGATAAAATCTTGTGAAATTTTCTTTTGATTTCCTCCAAAGAATCCTGCTTCTAATAACCCTGGTTTAAGTTCGAGATATCTATGAACGAATCTTAAAGAAATCTGGTCTTCGACGCCTTCATTAATAGTGAAATGAATATTATTAGAAGTCGTAGAGTATTCTTCACAATAGTAAGGACGACATTTCCCACTTCCGTTAATTGCGTTTATAATAATTGCCTCTTTTGTAAAATCGGCAACGTCAATCTTAGAAGTTCCTAAAATTGAGCAAGTAACAAATGTGTATTTCCCATTTTCTTTAGATTCTTCCAAAGTCCTCCTTTTTCCAGAAAGGATTTTAATATAATCCCCAAGGTTAATCGACGAATAGCCATCAGAACTAAAATTTTCTTCTTTCTGATACTTACGAACATCGAGAGAAAAATTCAGATCCAATTCCTGCCGAGGAAGAGTCAAAATCACCTTCTCAGTTAATTCATCTGAAGCATTTCTGCTAACTTCCGAGAACTCGATATTTTGAGTCGGAGTCCCGATTGCCTCAAAAAGAAGAATTGAAGGCTCAACGTCCGTATTAGTAAAGAATTTACCCTTCATCTTAATCACCCTCTTCAGGTTGAAATGTTTCAGAAGATATTCACGAGTTCCAATGTGAATCTTCTGGCTATTAACCAACATTCCATCGGGAACTACAACAGCGCATCTTCCACCATGATTGAGAGAAGTCATCATCAGTTGAAGGAAAAGAGGTTCAGAAGCATTTCCATTAATCTTCAATTTCTTGATTCTTGGACAACATTGTGCGTGCTTCAGACCCTTGAGACCAAACGGCATATTGGCCAGAATGATATCATAGCTAATCTGATCAACATCTCCATAAAGAGAGTCATGACACTTAAGGTTTGAAGCCCGATGACCATTCATCTCGATGAAGAGATTCATTTGAGCCAGAGACGAGACAAGTGGGTCAATATCATAACCATGAATTTTATCCGTATGAAAACTCCAATCAATTGGGATATCAGGATACTTCTTTTTATAGAACTTGATGTAAGAAGTCAAGAAGCCTCCCGTGCCCATGGTTGGGTCGAGAACAGTCTCTGGAACTCCCGTTTCCTTAAAACCAGGTTGGCAAAGTTGGGTCATATACTCACAAATTTGTCGTGTAGTAAAGTATTGACTTAAATCACGCCCAGTGCTTGAAGCACCAACTTTTAAATACTGCTCATAGACCCATCCAAGGATATCCATCTGGCAATCGACCTCATACATATTAATTTTGTCAAGAATTTGAAGAATTTCAGCATGGGATTGAATATCTTTCACCTCAAAAGTAAATTTTGTAGTATCAAAAATATTGACGAAGTTTTTAAATAAACAATCGTCATCAAGATGATAGAAATAATTCAAAGCAAGTTGAAGACCATCTTTTTTATTCCGAATATTGTCAATTAAACTTTCCCAACAAAACTCTTCAGCAATCCCCAGAGACCTCACCATCTCTCGTGTCATATACCGACTGACAATATAAAGACATACGTGTCGCAAAGAGTCCATGCCTGTAATAGACACTCCAGGAGAACGAAGAATATCTCGAATACGAAGGATTGCCGATTTGAAGGCTTCAATCGAAGACATTTTATACTTCTCAGATTTATATCCGAAGAAAAAACCCGCAATGACAAATCTTCATTTGAGGTAAGTAAAAAAATCCCAAATAACAACTTTTACCAGTTCAAGATAGAGACTGCTTTCTTATCAACATCTCACACAGCGCATCATATTGTAGTTTAATATTCCGTAGTTCTTCGATCTCTTTGTTTTTGGAAAGAATGGTCGCATTCAGTCTTTCATTATTAATTGTCATTTTGTCGAGTGAAGCCTGCAACCCAGTAATCCGAGACTGCATAATCTCGATACAGTCCTGCTGTCCCACACCATTCACCGGGTTAATTACATCACGAAGTTGTTTTAATATCTCAAATCCGCGACCAGATACCTCTTTATTTGAAGCATTACGCTTTAGTTGAGCGTTCTCAATCTGGGTCGGTGTAATTGACAACTTCTGACAGACTTCTTCGATTGATTTCCCTTTTTCTATCATTCGTAATGCAATTTCGATAATCCCTTGAAAAATTGATTAACTTATTTTATCCATTTCTCTCATTATAAAATGACTTTCCACGAAGAACTTTACGAAAATGGGATTGTTGTCGTATCCATTCCTCATTTCACCAGCCGACTAACCACGCTTCGCTCAGGGTTTGAAGATGCAATCGTCAATCAGTTTCCAGAGTTCATCAAACACCCTCGTTTGAATGAAATCCGGAAAGACTACGAAGAAGGTAATGTCGCTCGCTACGTTATGGGTGGAACATCTTTCGCTGGAAATCCCTCGGTCTTCCACGCTCCATTCTTCCGCCAACTACGTCTTCAAGTCTTCTCTGAATTAATTCAACTGGTCTTTCGTAATTACAAAAATGATTATCTCAATTCAAATGTGTCTCTTGAGATGATCCTCGATCGGGTTCTCATTCGTCCAGCCGGAGACCTCCCAACACGTGAATCGTGGCATCGAGATGAGTCACCTTACGCAAGTCCTGAACAAGGAGATATCGTCTTCGGTGGGTGGCTCAATCTTGACCTGGAACCACAATACTTCAGCTGTGCCATCGGTTCTCACAGAGGTATCGACCCAACCAAACGTGGCACCAAAGGCTTCAATAAATTGAGCCCAGAAGAAGTCGCAACTTTTGAGGCTAACAAAAGAATTATCGAGATACCACCGGGTGGGTTGATTGTCTTCAACGAAGACCTGGCACATGAAATCTTGATTAACCGGCAAACGAAAAAGACCTTCACCTCCATTCGTCTCTTTCACGGCTTCCGTTTCACACCCCAGTCTGGTTTGAATATACTTGGAAGAGACCTTCTTCTAAGATTACTCGAAGAACAATCCGTCATTCCTATCAAATCTGGACAAATCCCTGCCGTTTATCCGGCTTCGGCCAATATGTTCCCGTTGCAACGTCAAAACAAAGAACGGTTTATTCGGGAAATGCTAGGGGGAGAACAAGTTTTGAACCTTCGAACAAGGTCATTTAAGTCATTACGTGAAATCGGTTGTGGAATGCATCCACCTTACGAAGAGTATGAAATCAACGCTTTATTTTCAAACACGACTTTCGAATTACCAAATGCAGAGACTGGACTGCTTGAGCAAGTAAATATTTAAAAGATAAAATAAGAACATTTTGAAGAAAAAATAATATACAACACCGAATAATATATTTACAACCAGAACTCTTTTCCTTCTACATTATTAAGTTCTTTTCTCAATTCATCATTCTCTTTTCTTAACTTGGCCATTTCTTGATGAACTGGAAGTTTATTACGAACATACATATCATATAAAGCATCGTGTTGAAGCTTTATACTACGTAAGTCTTCAATCTCTCTTTTTAACTTAGCCATTTCCTGATTAACTGGACGTGACATAACAGTATACTTATCATGTAATTCAAAATACTCCTTGTTTTTTAAAGCAACTGTCGCTTTTAACTTTTCATTCATCTTCATCATTCCCTCGAGTGATGATTGCAGTCGTTCAATTCTTCTTTGCAAAATATCATCACAGTCTTGTTTCATAGGCAAACCGACACCCGGTTGTTCAATCATTTCTCTGAGTTGATTTAGTAAATCAAACCCTTTTCCTGAAACCGGTTCATCACTTTTGTTTAAAGAACTACGCTTTAGTTGAGCATTCTCAATCTGGGTCGGTGTAATTGACAACTTCTGACAGACTTCTTCGATTGATTTCCCTTCCGCTAACATCCGTAAGGCAATAACTTCAATCCGGCTTCGAATACCACCCAAAGTTCGCTTGTGTTCTTTGGCAATCAGGTGAATGTCCTTTCGGTTCATCACCGACTCGAGTAACTGTGCTTCTTCTTCCGACGACCATCGATTACCCACCGCAGAAGTGTCGGGGTGTTCCTTAAGTCTTCGAATGTGTTCTTGAATCTCCATTGTCTGAAACAAAATAACGTTGGTCGGTATCAAATTTTAATCTTTTTATCGGCAAAACTCTTTAATTAAAACCCTGCTTTCGAAAATTTATTATCCATATAAACATTAATCATTAATTATTTAGATGGACATCCAAGACGAACTACTTATTGAAACGTGCAGTGTTATTACACAGACAAAGCTAATTGTTCTTAAAGAACGATTTGGTATAAATGGTAAAATTGACATACCTATATCAGTTTCTTACAGAGAACTTATCAAAGCTCTTAATACGTTAGAAAGTAGCCTTAAAAAAACTGACAATGCAAACATATCAGCTTTCATTTTCAAAAACAAATCATTAGTAAAAAATGCTTTCGATGACCTCAAAATCATCACCAATGAACCCAATGTAATCAGTTTAAGAGACAAAATCTTCAAAAATATCCTTCAACTTCATAAACCCATGCCATCTGATATAACTCTGATTTTCACAAATCTTATAAAAGGGATCACTTACTTCAAAGAACAAAAAACGACGAAGATACCTGTTTATCATCGTTTGAATGCTTGCGGTTCTGGAGACAACGCTTTCAGAGAGGAATGGAACCGGTGTCATAATGCGAATAAAGCTGTCCATCAAGCTGTCAGAAATAAAATTGAAACTTGCTATATCGAAAGGCTAATCTATGATGAATTATACAAAAACCAGTCATTCTACTTTCCAGCAAAATTGAATAATCTACCTACACAAAATGAAGGGCATATTAAAAGACTTGCACTAACAAAAGAAGACTTTCAAACGTGCTTTCCCGAAAATGATATCATTGTTGAATTGATTTATTCAGGAAACACACGTCTTCCGACAAGAGTAATTATCAAAAGAGTAGAAAGGGAAACTCCATTTTGTATTGAGGTGTATGATAAGAGTATCAACATAGAAAATAATAAATATAATAAGGTAGTTGAGTGTTCTAAATCTTTAGCAGACGAACTCTTCTTCAAAGGTCAAACTTTTGCACAAGAGACCGCTTGGGAAAAAATTTAAACTTACGAAATAATCATTTTTACCGATACCTAACAAGTTACTTGCATCGCCGAACGCTCATAAAACCTCTGAGCTAACTTTTGGATAGTTTTATCACTCGTCAAATAACTATCAAGCCACCATCTCTGTATGGTCACCGACGACGATGACCGTCTGCGTTGGTAATACAATCGCTTTGTAATCTTTAGTTTCAAACTGTAATTGATTGGAGAACTGAGCACTAAAACAGAAGACCATTTGGTAATCAAAATAATTTTATCGAACTTTGTTCAAATTTTTAAACCCTTATTCGAAGTCAAAAAAGACATGTTTTGCTGATTAAACCGCTCCCTCCGGAATTAACATTACGAATTCATTCTTTTTCTTCATCAAAGCGTTAAGAAGTGCTTTATCACCACCTTTTTTAGGATTTGCATCTTCTTTAATTTCGATGGTGATGGGATATTCTTCGATATCTGCTTTCGAAATTACCCAAGTATAGCTTTCCACAAAGACGGGACCCCCTAACATCAAAATCCATTTATAGATTAACTTTGTATTCCGAAATAACAACCGGTCTTTCGCATACATCTCGGTAAAGAGCTCCTTCCAACTTTTACTCCTGGAATAAATCAAACCAACTTTCGCAATCTCCGTCTCATTCATCTCTCCAAGGATTAAGACTTGTTTGAATGTCGTCCATTCAATATTCACTGGTTTCTCAAGAGACTTTCTTAACTTTTTTAACTTTTTACTAACTTCATCAAAAAATAAGCTATCGATTCTTGCTCCGAAGTTCATTGAATACCACATTTCACCACAGGTTAATAAAGTTATGGGTCGTAAATCGGTTGTCGTCTTTATCCATTGATTTCTTTTCTCCGAAAAAAACAGCTCGTTCATCGTCGGAAACTTCAAAAGAATGAACTTCAATAATGCTTGAAAGATGACTGTAAGGTCAATTGATAATTGACAAAACTGAATAGACAGGTCTCTTTTACCCGGAGTAATCGTCGCAATGATACACGGTTTCTTGTCACCTAAAATAATTGTGCAGTCGTCTTTACTGGATGAGACGAGTAATCGAAATGACAAATTATTGGGTAAGACAGTTAAATTAAAATGTTGATGTATCATATTTCTATTTGAGAACTTATTTATCGTCTTGTTTTCGAGTTATCCAATCAAACAAACGAAGTCCTCCTCCGTTCATTGATACATTTTCTGTCAATCCTTTAACTGCTCGTTTAGCTTTTTTCTCTAACTTTCTATATTCTGTCTCGGTCATAGTATCAAAAAGATGATTTATCTCGGTGTGAAATGTATTTTGGTCTGAGTTTGGTAATTTTTTCCCACCCGCTTTTGATGACCATAATTTAACCCGTTGTGTATCCATCAAAAACTCATATAATGATGCATCCATATCTTTTTGTAATAGGGAAGACACATGCATTTTAATAGGTTTCACACCTTGTGATTTTGTGACAAGAGATACACCCACTTCTTCCGGATTGAATAAAACAATCTCTGAATTGAGAGTATAATTTGTTTTTTCAACGTGATAAGGAGAAAAAATCATCGGGGCAATATAACCATCAATGTTTTTAAATATGTTTTTTAAACATTCTACTGCCTCAGAATCGTTAGTAGTTTCACCGATACGAATACCTTGTTTTTCAATTGCATCGAGAGAAGAGAAACTCTTTTTAGATTTACCATATTGCACCAAGTTATCATAATGTGGAGTATCTAAATCTTTATGATAACGCATTTGAAACAGCTCCATCTGTTTTTCGAAACTACATAATCCGTATGCAAGACATAATGTCATAGTGCAATCTAATTTTGATGAATTGCTTTGATTAAGTAGCAATCGTAGTAATTGAATGATAAATCTTATATCATATAACCTGACTGGCTTTGTTATCTCAAAAACACCAACTCGACCATTTTCATATCTATCTGCATAAGACCTGGCAATTTCAATACTTGAAGTATAATATGCTGGTCGATGTTGTATTGCCGGATAAGTTGTATCATAACCACGAAGTAACAATGTTTTTGCAGGTAATTCTAATACTCCAAGTATGGGAGAGAACTCGTCAAACGTTATTAACTTATATTCTGCTTCCATATTTTAATTAATTAGATACTCTTTATTTACTTTTCCGAAGCACTCATCGGTTGCTTAACCGTTTGTGTATTACGATAAATGTATTCCACCGCCAACTTGAAGACACGGTCTTTCAGTTTCTGACGATGTTCTTCAGTCAAATGATTAAATTCGTAATCAAACTGGTCAGAAGTGAAGTCCCAATCTAACGGCTCACCAACATTTTTCATAAAACGGGTGACCAATGCCTTTTGAAGAACTTTGATATCACTAATAAACTCATCAACAAACTCGGTAAAAGCGTCTTTCATAACTGAACCGAAGACATTTTCGAGAATATCGTCTGGATATCCAAGATGCCATTCGGTTCCGTCATGATATTCCATAAAGTCGTCTTTCTTGTTTGTCTTTCGGATGTTGTGGTTTTCTGGATGGTCTTTATCAAAATGAGTTTTGACCATAAACCGACAAACACCTTCGACACCCTGACGAATACACTGTGTCATGAACTTTTTAAAGTCTGGTGACTGAGTCAGATAAGAGATGTCCTCTTTGCCGAGAGGGTTGATACGAGGAGCATTGTAGTTGTTGATGACGACACTGTTAATATGACTCATGTTGAATTGATTTCCATTAGTATTCTCATTATTATTGTTAGTTTGCTGACCAATATCAGAATTGTTTGTATTTTCAGTGGTTTGAGTTGGATTTACTTCTTGTTGTGGATGGTTCTTTTGTAAGTGCTTCCGAATACCATACTGAGACGAAGTAAATAAACCACATTCATTGCATACATAGACCTTACTTTCATCTACAAACTTCACAAGCGTATATTGCTTGTGGTCTTTTATCATCACATCACACTCCTCTGGATGAAAGAACTCACGGATACTCTCGTATAAGTTTGTATCTCCATTAATCGGAATGAACTTTGAACAAATTGTTTTTCTACGACAATGCATGTCATAACGACTTTTAAGCTTAGTATTATAACCACACGAAGTGCAAGTATAATCCATTTATTCATATTCTGATGATTTAATTTTAAGTAATGATCCGGTAAGATGTCGAGAAGTTGCGTTTTTATGTCGAGAAGTTGCGTTTTTATGTCGAGAAGTTGCGTTTTTGTGTCGAGAAGTTGCGTTTTTGTGTCGAGAAGTTGCGTTTTTATGTCGAGAAGTTGCGTTTTTGTGTCGAGAAGTTGCGTTTTTATGTCGAGAAGTTGCGTTTTTGTGTCGAGAAGTTGCGTTTTTGTGTCGAGAAGTTGCGTTTTTGAAGGACTTGGACACCTAAAATTTTAAGATTACCCTTTTAACAAACGGAAAAACAAGAAGTATCTTAAAAAATGGAACTTTTGGCCGGAGAAAAAAGAGGGGGGAATTTAAATTATTTTTCAAAGACCCCTCAAGAAAAATTTTTGGCAAAATACAAAACTCTTTTCAAAAATTAAACCACGTTTCGAACCGACTTGACCCGAACAATCTTCCAAGAATGCTCACCGTAGGGAACAAATGGCTCGTCACTGTGACTCAACAATTCATAATCAAAGTGTCTATCCAGTTCTTCACCAAAACACTTGTAGTGATTGAAGTCATCGATTAAGATAATCGTTCCTTCTTTGACACAATGACGTATCTTTTTATACCAGAGAGCTCTTTTATCTCCATTGGGACCATCTACCAAAATTAAATCAAACTTTCGATCCGGTATCACCGTCTCATTAATCTGGTTCTCATCGTAATAAACATACGTTATCCCCGGACTGTTCGTATAGAAACTCTTATCCGATTCATAAGTAATAAAGAACAAGTCTTTGACGTATTTACTGAAATGATTATACAACAAAATAGTTGATGCACCGGAACCAAACTCTAAAATCGAGTAACTGTCCGGATAAGTGATATGCTTAAACAACTCCGTCATCTCCTTCTGGGTGTAAGACCACCCCCCTGCAAACTGCGGTATCTCCATTTACCTAAAATGATATCAGTCTCTTTATATTCTTTTCATTAACGACGGCACAATGGTCGAAACCCATACTCTTTAACAAACTTGGAATAAACACGAGTAAAGTTCATATTCTGAACCGAGATTGCCACCGCCTCTGTCCCATACCTCCACGCTTTCTGTGGGTCACTCCCAAATTTCTCCAAGTCCGCACGAGGATGAGGTGGCACCAAGGTCGGAATTCCTCTTTTTTGTAAGAAACACGACAAAGCAATGTCTTCTCCACACTTAAGCATTTCATTGTAGTCCGGTGCAATCGACCACATATCACACAGCCACTCTCGCTTCAGAAACCAGCTATGTCCAACAATATCGACTTCGATGGTCTCTTCATTCGGATTGTCCCAGCCGAAACGAACATTGGAGTAATAATCAAAGTCATTTTGAAAAACTAACCCAATCGTTCCATACAGACCTTCTTTTTGAGACATACATTCCAGACAGTTCTGTAACCATTTTCTTCCTGGAATGGTGTCGTCATCAAAGAAACAGACGTATTTGGTATTGGCTAAGAGACCAAGGGCAAACCGTCCCCAGACCCCAAAGTTCTTGGAACTATTGACTAAATGAACGTTCTCGAGTAAGTGAGCTGGGATACTCGGTATCTCAACATCTGGATAATAGTTCCGCAAGACGATAATCTCCTTCGGTTTGTGAGATTGGTTTTGGATACTCTCAAGTTGTTGAACCAAAGTGTGAGGACGACGGAATAAAGTTAGAATGACGGTCACTTCAGACATCGTTTTGGTTATCTCAATCAAGAGTGTTTAAATCCCTTTTCTCAGAATATGAAGTATCTTCTGACACGCATTCCCGTCTCCATAGACGTAAGACGGTGGTAAAGGTTCGGTCGGGACGTTCTTCATCGCCTCGGTCAAAGTCTCGAAAGGGTCGGATACTAATTGTAAATACGGAAAAGGGATTTGGTCTCGTTCAGTGCATCGACGAAGAACAATGCATGGCTTCCCCAGAAAAGCACATTCTTCTTGAATTCCACCCGAGTCGGTTAATAAACAGAAGCTACTACTCAACTTTTGACAGAATGACTGGTGATCCATCGGTTCATCAAACTCAATTGGAAGTTCATGATGAGAGACTGTCTCGATAACTCTTTTTTGCAAAGCTTTATTTGGATGCAGAATCCAGATAAAACGAAAATGTGGAAACTGAGTCACAGTCTCCTTGAGTGCATTTACAAAATCATTTAAATGTTCTGAGTTCTCTCGCCGATGGAATGTGATATAGACGGTATTGCTCTGGGAAATCTGCAAGTTGTATTCTTGAACTAAGTCCAGAATGGTATTCCCAACAGTTTCGATAGACCCATTAACTCCTTCTTTTTCTAAAAGCACCTTGTTGTGCTCGTGAGGGACTAAATGAATGTCAGTGATCCGAGAGACCATCTGGCGATATCCTTCTTCGGGGAATGGGTTCTCCAGGTCATAAGTTCTCATTCCGGCTTCGAGATGAACGACTTTTAAGTTCATTTGAAAAGCACACAGCGCTGAGTAAAAGACGGTCGAGGTGTCGCCTTGAATTAAGAGATGCGTCGCCGTTTTGGGTATCAGTTCGGGTAAATGGGTCAAAATCTGAGCCCCGAGAGAATGAAGACGATTGGTTGATTCGTTAATTGGTAATAAGAGGTCATAGATCAAGTCGGTCTCGAGGATGTCTTGATGTTGGCAAACACGAATCACGGTTAAAGGAATGCCTTCTGAACGGAAAGTATTGATTAAAGAGACGAGTTTGAGGTATTCGGGACGAGTTCCATAGACGATAGACAAGTGCATACTACTTGTTTATTAAAAAGAACTGGATATTTAAATTGTATTCAAGCGCAAGTGAAATTAAGAATAATGGGTTGGTCGTCAATGGTGTGACCGTGGTCAAAGTCGCAGATTTGTCTTGTGTATTCTTGATTGGAAGAGACATACAAACGATTGGTTTGTCCTTTCATGAAGATATCGAGAGTCGAACCGACATCAAGAAAGGTGCAGTTGGGGTATTTTTCGAATAAGGAAGCAATAAATATTTTGGAGAGGGGACCCGCCGAGAATAAGAAGACTGAACCGTCGCTCTTTTCGGAGACCCATTGTGTCAAATCGTTCATTGTTTGTTCGGCAACGGTGTCCCATTTATTCAGAAGAAACTCATCAATGTGATAACGTTCAGCAACATACAACGATTGACATGGACTTTTGCCGGGACCCACGTAGTAAAATGGCAATTGTGTTTGTTTAAGGAAATCAATAAATGGTTCCCAGTTCTTATTACAAAATAGATTACCGTAAGTGTGTTTAGAGATTAGACCAGAGAATGTATTTCGATAATAATCAAATATTTCTGGACTGCAAGCTGGACATGAAGTGCCGACATATCCATTCGGAAGTTGAATGACTTTTTCAATTGCTTCTTTGAGGTCTTGAATTAGACGACCATGACCGGGGAAATGCCAATGGTCGATATTTGTGAAGTTCATACCTTTGAGAACCATATATTCTCCGTCATTGGGTCGAATGATACTGAAAGGTTCTCGATTGTATAATTTGTTTAAGAAAAAGATGAGGTGGTATTTGCTATTCCCAGAGGGAGGCATAAATATAACTTTTTATATATACTCTTTTAAATGACTTTACTGACAATAAAACGACTTAAGGTGTCTGACGATTCCATTTGAATTAAAAATAGAGTATTGACCGAAGGATGTGTATTTAAGACATTTCTATTAAAAAATAGAAATGAGTTCATTTTTAAAGTTCGTTACAAGTTCAAATCAGCGTATATTGATTAATTTGAGAAATGTGACTGCAGTCCAACAAATTGGAAAGACAGTCGAGTTTGAATTTGTCAATGAGACTGGTGGAGGGAGTATGGTCTTTTTTAACAAGAGACCGCAAAAAATAAGTGTGAGTCATAACACAGTGAAGGAAGCGGAAGAAACGTTTGATTGGGTGAATAAAGAGGTTGAGGGAAAGTGTTTAAAACCAGTGTAGTTGAATTGGTTTCCATGTTGTCTTTTCTTCTGGCTTAGTAGTCTTATCCGAAGAAGAAAGGTTATTTTTAACAGATTTATTTGTGCTTCCCTTTTTCTTTGGTTCAAAGGGCTTATCATTGGTGCTATTTTTGCGAGCATCAGGAAGGCCAGGTATAGCAGGAGCTTGAGGAGCTCTCAATACAGGTATCTTTGACTTTTTATTATATGCTGTTGATTTTTTCAAAGATGATTTAGGTGGTTTGTCTTCAGGAAAGGTGTCATCGTCTTCTTCGTCTTCATCTTCGTCACTGTATTCATCTTTGTTAGCATTCGAAAGTCCAGATAAAGAAGGAGGTTGAGGATATTTGGAACCGTCAAGGTCTTCTTTTTCTTGCTTAGATTTCTTTTCTCTTATAAAATTTTCATATTTAGCATTGTCAAATCTTCCATTAGTATAAAATAAATTATTTTTTCGGTCGATAGTATCTTCTGAAAATGAGACACTTTTCAAGTTAGTCTTGTTTTTAACTACGCATTCATTAACGACGTTCATCCCATAAGTCGTAATTGGTTCAGAGATGTCTTGTTTAGGTGAGTCATATGTAATTCCAATTTTAGCCAACAAACTTTTATAGTTATTATTGTTAGAATATACTTCAACTACTTCGGGTTTAGATTGAACTACCACACTTTCATTTTGAACAGATAATGTAGGCTCCTGATGAGAAGCATTCACTTCAGATTTAATTAACACTTGTTCATCTTCACTTTGATAACTGGTCTCATTTACAAAGTCGTCATCACTTAAAGATAGTAATGAGTTAGCTTCGATGTGATAGGTATCTGGGTCAGGTTTAGATAACTCATATTCAATTTTGGATAATTCAGAACCAGGTGCAGGTTGGGATAATTTAGTTTGAGTTACTTCATATACAGGTAGGGATAATTCAGAGTTAGTTTGGGATACTTCATATACAGGTAGGGAGAATTCAGAGTTAGTTTGGGATACTTCAGATACAGTCTCAGATTGAGAAGTTTCAGGGTCAGTTTCAGTTTGAGATGGTTCCGGGTTAGTTTCAGGTTGAGAAGTTTCAGGGTCGGTCTCAGATTGAGAAGTTTCAGGGTCGGTCTCAGAGTGAGAAGTTTCCGGGTTAGTTTCAGGTTGAGAAGTTTCAGGGTTAGTTTCAGGTTGAGAAGTTTCAGGGTCGGTCTCAGGTTGATAAGTTTCAGGGTTAGTTTCAGGTTGATAAGTTTCAGGGTCGGTCTCAGGTTGATAAGTTTCAGGGTTAGTTTCAGGTTGAGAAGTTTCAGGGTCGGTCTCAGAGTGAGAAGTTTCAGGGTCGGTCTCAGAGTGAGAAGTTTCAGGGTCGGTCTCAGAGTGAGAAGTTTCAGGGTCGGTCTCAGAGTGAGAAGTTTCAGGGTCGG